CCGCGTCTGGACACGTCGCCCTGACACCTGATACATTTCGGAGCGATGGGCCAGCGCAAACGCTCAAGCAAGTCCCGGCAGCAATCTTCATCGGAGAAACGCGACATGAGATCACGAAGAGTCATTCCAGTTCCCACCAAAAAGCTAGTCGCAGAAATCAAGAAACGATTGAAAGCAAAGGTGAAGGCGGCTTAACGTACCGCCCCTGCCGGGGACTAACCGGACGCTCCGCACGCGCGGAGTTGCACGGGCGAAGATCAAGCCCAATCGCCGCTGTTGACATAACTCTGCATCGTCCTAGGGCGCTCCCACCTGTAGAAGTGAATCCGCATATAGTGCGCCTCAACAGCCCGAAGCAAACAACCAAGATGAAACCTCCACAAGGTTGTTTGCCAGTACGGATTTCCCGCCCGATTAAAAGAGAACTCTCCGGCCTCATTGCGCGGATCAACTCCAGCGTGCGGACTGTTTGCGGGAATCGGGTCTGGGCAATAGTGGCATTTAGTCTTGCGGGTGCTCGTGAGATAGAGGACGGCGCGTTCCACGGTTCACCGCCCCTCTACCGGCAAGTAGACCTTCAATTGTTCAACGATGGCTTGCAGCGCCGTTACGTTGCCATCCGTGGCGATCTGGGCGCGTTCTTCCATCTTGCTGCGCTCCTCCGGGGATTCGTACCACTTGACGAGCAACCGGACGTTTGCAATCAAGATTTCCTGGGCCTTGTGAGTCTCACAGAAATGAATGTGTAGAGGGTAATTGCAGTATCCCCGGCCCTCGATGGTGCAGCCGCATGGATGGTTTTTAGTGACTCCGCCTTTGATCCACTCGATTCCGAGGGAACCATCGTTCAGGGCGGGATTTGTGTTGCAGTCCTTACAGGCACTTGGGTTGCAAACCGGGTTATCGCATTCGGTTCGTTTCTTCAGGTGAATACAGAACGTGCTGGTTGGCATTTTAGCCTCCTACCCGCTAGTCATGCGGGTTTGATTAACAACAGGAACAGTATTGCATGTGGAACAAAACTTGTCAAGTAAATAATCGTGCTCCAGTTTCGACCTGTCCAATAGACGCCCTTGAACCCGCTCTTGTTGTCGCTACGTCTGCCCTTGTTCATGCAGTTCTGCTGCGGAGTGGAAATCCGCAGATTGTGGCGCTGATAGTTCAAAGTGTTGCGGTCCCTATGATCCACCTGCGTTCGCTTACCTGATATGCCGAGTAGGAAGCAGTTTAGATACTGAGATGGGCTGGTTTTTGTTTTGCTTCGCCGTGCGTAAATGGTCTGAATGCTACCATCTTTATTGAGCACAATATTGGCGTGCCATTTGAACTGAGAGACCAGTTCGTAATCATCATCATCGACCAACGCGATATACCCCTTGGTCAGTTGGACAGTTTTCATGGGACTCACCCGAATCCTTTTCGACAGTTACACGCAAGAGAGAGGCGGATTCGGGTGAGGAACACTACCTCTACGCCCTGCGTGCAACCGTCCAGACCTAAAGGTAGCAGGTAATATGTCTGCGGTTCAAGCACATTATTTCGCTTGCAATTATCCCCGACATTCACTAGTATTCTATCTTCGCAAGCACGGCACGATGACAAAGCAAGTCAGTCCGCAGTGAAGAGAGCCGACGATCGGGGCGGCTCTTTGTCTTTAACAAGGAGCATTTCAGATGGCGATGAAGAAGAAAGGCAAGAAGGAACCCAAAGTTCTAAGCATCAGGGCGACGGATCAAAACCCGTTACGCTGGCCAGATGGGCAAGAGCGCACATTGATTGATCGACAAACCGCGCGCAATGCCTGGAAGAAGTCTTTCGCGGAATACCGGCAAAAGATTCTGGAACGGCTGGACATATTCGGTGTGAGCGAGGTTCTGTTCTCCTACAATCTTGCGCCGAGCGACCGCCAAGACCCAGGCGTTGCGATGTACTTCTCGAAGCCTCGCAAAGAGGATTACTCATGGCAAGCAGCGCTTGGAATTGATAAACCGATGCCAACGAAAGAAGAAATTGAAGATGCTTTCAAGGCGAAGGCGCTAAAGCATCACCCCGATGAGGTAGGGCGAGGATCGGGCGGCGACATTAAACTTTGGTACGTCCTGAAAGAGCACAAGGACCGCGCTATCGCATGGGTGACCGGAAACTACACACGCGAGGGCGAGTATGCAATCGCGGTTGATCGCTGCAAGGAACCACGCTGGAACCTCCGCGCCATCTGGGAAATCCTCAAAGCGGTCGCGGTTATGGATGAATTCGGAAATCCCGGCACGCTGGAGCGGACCTTCCGCGGATTCAAAACTGCGTTACCAGCGAAGGCCAGCACAAGCAAGGAGAGTTAAGTGGAAACCACTCCAAAGGAACTGATAGGGCGCGCGCCAGCGCCAAAGATGCCAGAGGAAAACACTGCCGCCGATGTGCGCCGCCTCCAGGGGCAACTCGATATCGCCACGGCCGATCTTGAGCGCAGCGAACAAAAGAACATGCGACTGGAGCGTCTTCTGTCAAAGGTGCGCCAGCAGCATGACCCGCTTTATACGATGCTGCGTATTCTTTACGGTGACCTAGAGGATGCCGGCATTGAATCGCAACCGATATCGGCGGGCATCCAATCTGGCGCTGGTACTGTTTCAAGCGCAGGGAGTGATCGGAGTAGCGAGTTCTGGGCGAAGTGGAAACTTAAATTCGGCGGCACGACTGCGGAGATCATTGATGTGCTCATCGGGCATCCGGGGATGACGATGGACCAGATTCGCATCGCTGCTCACTGCGGGCGCTCTACGGCAGAGCAGTGCACGTACAAATTGATGGAGTTGGGGCTGGTTGTGAAAGACGGCGGCAAGTTCGGGAAGTATCGACTCAAAGAACTGTAACGCCTCCACCGGGTGGAAGGATTCGAGATGAGCGAAAGGAGTAGCACAGTGGAATTTTTCTCGGGACAGAAACGCAAGCTAACCCTGGTCGATGCCAAGATCAAGCGCAACTCGGAAGATGAGAAGCGTATCCGGCTCGACTTTGCCATGCCCCTAACCGGGCAGTCGGAAATCGGAATGCCGCAAGAGATTGGCGCGGCGATGCGGTACGTTGGCGAACTAAAGAACGGGGCCACGGAATCAAAGATTGAAACACTGCCACTGCCGCAGACGATTCAGTTCTTTGCGACGGACAGTTCGAAGCGGGCGATGTTCGCGGCGATTGCGGCGGTTGACCTGAAGGATCTGATTGTCACGCGCCCCAAGGTTTCGGAGACCGCGGACACTTCTGCGGTCGAGCTGGCGTTCCATGCCAATTTCCCTTTCGATAAAAGCATCTGGGATTTTGTGCCAGACTATCACGGCAAAGTCTTCTGGTGCCTGTTCGAGAGAACTCAAATCACGACCGCCGACGTAGTTGCGGAGAAGGCTGGCGGGGCGGTGCAAAGCGTACTGACCATGCCGGGCGATAAAGGAAAGAAAGGGAAGAGCGGGAAGGATGCGGCTGTGGGCTCGGAGTGAGCAGCTATCGCAAGGCCGGCGCTCAGTGGACGGAGGACGGCAAGCAATGGGTGAGCACGCCGCTGAGCATGAATCGGTATTTCGTGGTGTGGTCGCTGAATGACGGAATCATTCCGCTCCCAGAAGATAGGCATCCCTCGAAGCCAGTAGCGTCGGATAAGCAAGCTAAGAAGATTGGATAGGAGTTGTAGATGGGCACGACCGGATTACCGTGTGTCAAGAACTGTGGATGCTTCACAGATCGCATGGTCGATATCGACGACAGCGGCCAGAAGGCTCCGATATGTATTTGGTGCGAGGATGGCGTGCCTTGCGAAGCGGCTGCTGAGAGGAACGCGCAGCCGGTGCGAAAGATTCCGCAATCGGTTATGATTCGAGTCAGCAAAGAGGACGCCGGTAAATATCCGCCATTGCCGACAGAGAAACCAAAGCGCAAGAAGGCTAAAGTTCTCGAACCGGCGATTGTGGCAGCGGCGCCAGGTATCGCGAAGAAATTACAGGCAACGGTGCAGGACGCGATTAACGATCTGGAATCCGAGGCAGTGAGGCCGGATGCGGATCAGTGGAAACGAGGGGCGATGACAAAGAACGTTAGCAAAGATACGCTCAAAGGGTTCATTGACATAGCGGTAGCGCTGACCATGTTTAAGCAGGGTGTAAGCGTTACGAAGATTGCGAAGGAGAAGGGCTTTCCGGTCTGGCGCTTCTACCAGTCCGCGGAGTGGGCGAAGGCGAAGGCTACGCTGGGTACACAGAAAGCGGTGCCGCGGAAGGCGACGAAATCGAGGACGGTGGCGCGGTTGCACCGAGCCGCCACGAACGGGAACGGCATTGCGCCGGTATATCTCAGCGAATCAGCGATGGATAAACTCTGGGAGGATTGTACGATTGAGGACAAGGCGGAGATGATCACCGGGTTCATGGCAAAGGTGCATCCGGCATGAGTATGGTCGCAGTTTTTGCTTGCGAGGTCTGCGGCACTGAATCTATACACGGACGATTTAAGGGCGATGAAATGTATCACGCGGCATTTCAGTGCAAGCGATGCCAAAAGCGAACGGCGCACAAGTTTACGCGGTACTCGTCGGAGGAGTTGGTTCCAGAGGGTGTACGGAAAAGTTCAGCGAGGCAGAGTTGAGAAAGGAATGGACCTATGAACGCAGTAACGTTCGACAGCGTTAAGCAGATTATCGTTGAGCAGATCGGCGTGGACGCCGAAGAGGTCACGCCACAGGCGAACTTCGTCGACGATCTGGGCGCGGATTCCCTGGACACGGTCGAACTGGTTATGGCCTTTGAGGAAGCCTTTGATCTGGAGATTCCAGACGAAGAAGTAGAGGGGATTCGGACGGTGCAGCAGGCAGTGGACTATCTTGCTGCCAAGAAAATGAAACGGCAATGAGCGATGGGTTCGATAGTCGGGTGATGGTAACATTCCACCGCGGAGTTATAGCGTCGATCTTTCGCGAGTGCGACCGATTCGACACGCACGAGACAGGCGGTGCGCTAATCGGAACCTATCGCGGAACTCCCAAGTCTGGAATCTCAATCACCGTTAAGGGCGTAATCGGAGCAGGTCCGAACGCATCGCGCACGGCTACCAGCTTCTTCAAAGACGGCGAATATCAAGAGCGCATCTTTCGAGAGATTGAGCGCAAGCATCCAGAGATCGAGCATTTGGGCAACTGGCACACGCACCACATGAACGGCTATCCGACACTGAGCGCCGGTGACCGCGCAACATATCACCGCAACGTGAACTCGAACAAGCACAACACGGATTTCTTTTATGCATTCCTGGTCACGGAAAGCGTCAAGCCTGGGTCGGTAGATCATCACTACCGAGTGAAGCATTTCATCCTCTACCGCGGCGATGAGGGCGAATACGAACTGGCTGCAAGCCAGATGACTACGATTGATGAACCGGCGCTGACATGACCGATGAGTTCGACGGACCCGAACCCGAGAAGAAGCGGAAGCACGGCAAGTATCCCTACACGACCAAAAGCATGGAATACTTGAGAGGCCTTGGGCGTGTGCCGTGGGTGGTAGAGAGACTCATTCCAACTGGCGGGCCATTCCCGAAAAAGCAGGACCTTTGGAACCTGTTCGATATCGCGTATGTGGACCCCGCGACGAATCGCGCTGGCTACGTGCAGACTACATCCTACGCGCAGCGAAGTGCGCACAAGAAAAAGATGCTGTCGGGTGAAGGCGAGACTGGCATCGTGCTACGTACTCTGCTGGCGATGGGGAATGTGGACATTGATCTCTACGGCTGGCGAAAAGACGATCACGATAAGTGGCAGGTCACTGTGGAGCGCTTGGTGCGAGCGGATGACTTACTCAGTGAGCGCATGGAGTTTGTGCTGGTGGACGCGCCGACATTCAAAGCGGTGCGAGCCCAGGCGAGGGCGAGAGAAGACGCGGCGGAAGGATTCTGAGATTTGTGTTGTGCTCCAGCTCTGTCAGTGATACAACTTTAGGCAATCCGTAAACGGTTGCGAGGAGTTGGACCCCGAGCGGGCGGCAGTTCATCCCAATGGCTGCCGCCCATCCTGAAAGAAACGCGATGCCGGAAAAGCAGGAAGCGAAATCGAAGCCTCGAACGATCCGCACGATAGCCGACCTGAAAGCTACTCCCGACAAAGAGAATCCAAGAGTGCGAACGCCGCGCAACCGGAAAGTAATCGAGCACAGTTTGCGTGCGCTCGGCGCCGGACGGTCGATTCTAGCGGACGAGAACGGGCAGATCATTGCGGGGAACGGAACGGCAGAAGCAGCAGCGAAGGTAGGCATCACGAAAGTGCGAGTGGTTCCCACGGACGGGAAAGAGTTGATTGTGGTGCAGCGGTCGAATCTGACGGAGAAACAGAAGAAAGAGATGGCGATCGCAGACAACGCTTCAGCACTCTACAGCGAGTGGAGTGAAGACATCGAGGCGATGAGCGAAGGCGTTGATCTCGAACCGTACTTCACGGCGGCAGAACTGGATAGGATTGCTGGCAAAGCTACAGATGACTTTCAAAAGAAAGAGCAAGAACTGGTCGAAGGATTCGCCATCATCATCGAGGGCATCAACGAGGAGCAACAACTGAAATTGCTCGAACGCCTAAGCGCGGAGGGACTCTCTTGCCGAGCGTTGACATTCTGAGGAGCGTACCGATTCAGAGGACCGCTCGCGTCATGCAACTCGAGGGAATGTTTGATCTTCCCATCGCAAAAGCTTCGGAGCAGAAATGGACAGTGCACCTGAATTTGCCAGAGGAGTGGAGCATCGGGCTTATCGTCGGCCCTTCCGGTTCAGGCAAGAGCACGATTGCTCGCGAACTGTTTGGGAAGCATTTCGTTAAGGGTTACAAGTGGGCGAAGGACAAAAGCATCATTGACTGTTTCCCGATTTCTGCCGGAATCAAAGACATTACGGGCTTGCTGTCCTCTGTCGGATTCAGTACGCCGCCATCCTGGCTCCGTCCTTTTCATGTGCTATCGAACGGCGAACAGTTCCGTGTCACGATAGCGAGAGCACTGGCCGAGCAGAAAGACCTGCTGGTGATCGATGAATTTACCAGCGTCGTTGATCGAACGGTGGCGAAAATCGGCTCTGCGGCTGTAGCGAAAACCGTTCGGCGTCGCGGACAGAAGATGATTGCCGTGTCATGTCACTATGACATTAAGCAATGGCTCGCTCCTGATTGGGTCTATGAACCCGCGACGGATACTCTCAGCGCCGGGAGGTCACTTCGGCGTCCGTCAATCAAACTCTCAATCTTCCGCGTTCATCATAAAGCGTGGGAACTGTTCCGGCACCATCACTATCTAGACACGGTCCTGCACAAGTCGGCCGCATGTTTCTTGGCGACATGGAACGAAGTGCCGGTCGCATTTTCTTCTTGGCTCCCACTCTTCAGTCGCATCCCAGCATATCGCGAACATCGCACAGTGTGTTTGCCGGACTTCCAGGGGGTTGGGATAGGGAATGCCGTCAGCGCCTACTGCGCCTCGATCTTTGCGGGGATGGGCAAGCGCGTATTCAGTACGACATCTCATCCGTCGATGATCACTGCCAGAGCAAAGAATAAAGCAACGTGGCGACTGTCCAGAGCGCCGAGTCTGACAGGAAAGGATGGTGGAGGGGGAACGAGTAAGCACGCGACTAGACGATTCACCGCATCATTTGAATATGTCGGGCCGAGCATGGATCGCAGGGAAGCAGCGCTATTTTAGCTGAAACCCACGTCATGCGCGGCAAGGAAGTGGCTAAACCCTTGATTCGGTGCGCGGTATAAACCTTGACAGATTTAAGATTCACTAGTATTCTCATCTCAGTCGTAACCAACGACAGGAGACACAAAATGAATCGCAACTTCCGAAGCAACTTCACTTCCAATCAACCCCTGACAATCGAACAAATCGCGCAGTACGCGCCATCCGCCCTAGCTGTGGAGCCGCACATCTCGCGCTCCTCACGCTACGCTTACATCCCAACAATTAACATTATCGAGGGGATGATCAAGTCTGGATTCCAGCCGTTCAAGGCGACACAGTCAATCTCAAGGATCGATGGCAAGCAGGCGTTTACCAAGCACATGATTCGCTTCCGTCATCAGGACTCAGGCCAGATTCTTGTTGGCGACTCAGTTCCTGAAGTCGTGCTGATCAACTCTCATGACGGAACAAGCGCTTACAAATTGATTGCTGGCATCTTCCGTTTTGTCTGCTCAAACGGCATGGTCGTAGCGGAGTCCACTACGGGCAGCGTAACGATCAAGCACCAAGGCAATGTGCTCGACAACGTTATCGAGGGCAGTTATCGGATTGTGGAAGACTCGAAAAAAGCGCTGGGTGCGATCAATCAGTGGTCGCACTTGCAACTCACATCTGGCGAACAGTCTGCACTTGCGGAAGCAGCCCACGTCATGCGCTTCGCTGATTCCGAAGGCAAAGTCACCACTCCGATTCTTCCCGCTCAGTTGCTTGCTCCTCGCCGTCATGATGACGCTGGGAACGATCTCTGGCGGACGTTTAATCGCATCCAGGAGAACGTGATCAAGGGCGATCTCCACGGGCGCACCCGTTCGAGCTATGACGAGCACGGCCGATTCGTTCCTAGCCGTCGCGTCTCGACCCGCGAAGTCAAGGGCATCGATCAAGACGTTCGTCTGAATCGCGCACTGTGGACTCTTGCAGAGAAGATGGCTGAACTGCGTGGCGTCCCCGTCGCTGCCTAATGTTAGTGTCTTGCTACTGCCCACCCGTAAAATAGTGTGGGCAGAGTGGAGGGCACTATGCAACCGTTTAGCAGAGACACGTTGGTCGATCTCGATGGTGTCGCAGTCGTGCGCAGTCCCATGATTTATTCAGACAAGCCGGAGGAGATCGTCAATTACTATCCGACCGGGTTGCGCACTCGGGATATGATCGAGAATTATGGCATTCCAGTTCCGGCAGAACTCTCCTATTCGACAATGGGACGATACGCGGTCATGACTGGAAAGCCAATATACGGGAATGCTCGTATTATTGAACTGCCGGATGGCGGGGCCACGAAGTGCATCAAGCAGGAGATCGTCCCGATTCCATGTCCGAAAGTTCGCAAGGGTATAGCGACCCGATGGGCGAACTCGCGCTGGGAAAAATATCTGCAAGCGTTCGGATGGATTGCCGCCTAAAGGTCTTTCAGAATAAAAAGTCGCTACCAGCGACAGGAGAATAAAGCAGTGAAGAAAATGCAAGCAACAATTGATCTCGGTGAGCCGCGCCAGAATGGATTCGAGTTCCCCGTAACGCTAGCTGAAAAGTACCAGCCATGGATCAAGGACTTCGTGGGGCTCACGGAACCAAAGCGCGTAATGCTAGGACTGCTCAAGAATCCAAAACCGTGTTCGTTGCTTTTTATGGGCGATCCTGGAAGCGGGAAAACTACAATGGCGATGAAGTTTGCAGAGCAACTGCCGGCCGCGCATCATCATGTACGTGCGCAGTCGGCAGACATTGGCACGCTGGACCGCATCTGGGAACTCTGTCAGTATTATCCTGCTCGCGGTCGCTTCCATGTTGTGCATATCGACGAAGTTGATGGGGCCACGGAGAAAGCGCAGTTGCAACTACTCTCGCGCATGGATGGCACATCCAGCCTGAAGCCGATGTGGGGCGGAGGATTCGAGCGCGGCGAGGTTCCGCCAATCATCTACATATTCACTTGCAACGGGCGGCGCGTTAACGGAGAGATGAAGCCGCCAAGCGAATTGCTGCCACGCTTCCTGAGTCGATGTATCGTTCTTAATTTTGAAACTGTTCCAGTCTCGCAACTCGCCATGTATCTGAGCCATGTTTGGCGCAAAGAGAACGGTCCGGAGCGCGCCTACTCACAGGAATATTTCGAGTATCTCGCGGAGGGCATGGGTGTAAGAGATGCACTAATGCGTCTCGACTCCGAACTGTTAGCGCCGCGGAGTGCTGGCGATATCACTCGCATACTGCGGGAACGCGAGACGGCTAAGCGACAGCAAGAAGAGGTCATCAAGACTTCGCCGTTCCTGATGGACGATGCTGCTGCCGTCAGACTTGGACGGCAGATTCGCGCCGCGCAGTTACAGAACGCAAGTCAGGCTTGATCTTTGCTGAGCGGACTACCCGCAGGCAGGGCGTCCTGGGTGGTACCAGGCAGGCCGGGCGTAAGACGGCCAAAGGACTTGTATGTTTTTCAAAGCTATCACGGTGCGTCAGCCTTGGGCGAACGCGATCTTTCTCGGCAAAGATGTGGAGAATCGCTCGCGCTACTTCAGTCATCGCGGACATCTACTAATCCATGCTGCGACTAGAATTGATGAGTCAGCGCTGGACGACCCGCGCATTGTCGCACTACCGTCGAACGAATTGATATTGGGACAGTTAATCGGTGTGGTGACTGTCCTTGATTGCGTGCGCGTCTCGGAGTCCAGATGGGCGGAGCCTTCATCCTGGAAACTCGTGCTTGCGAATGCGCGCTTGCTGAGACATCCCGTCCCTTGGCGCGGAAGTCTAGCGCTGTTCAATGTCAGTCAGGACGCTCTAAAGGACGTGCTTCCCAGTGGACTGGAGTCCGAAGTTGCGCCGGGGATGCTGAGTTTTACGACGGTCACGCGCGACCGGAAAGCCGACTGACGGCTCAGGCGCACGGCTGGCGCGAGTTGCGCCGTGCGCCATCTACCTAGTTGAAGGCGGGAGGACAGAGAACATGAAAGCCGAAGCGGTGCAACTGGTTTTATTGAGAGAGCGCAACAAACTGCTCGCGGAATCTGTAGATTTGCAGCGGCAGTCTATGGAGTTTGCCAAACATCAGGCCGCCGAGCAAGCGAAGCGTATTGGCGATTACGGCGATAAACTTCTCAAAGAGGGGCTGAGAGATGTTCTCTCAGAGCTTCGCGTTGCCGAGGCTCAGACACTGCCCGACGATGACAAAATCATCATGGAGCGCATTCGCGAGGCGATCAAAAAGCTTGAAATGCTAACCATGTAGGAGCCTATTTTCCGGCTACCTTACGCCTCCACCGGGTGGAGAGATTGGAGTTCTACGATGCCTTGCATGTGCGGAGACACTCACTGTTCGAGTTGCGGACCTGCTCAGGGAAATTCACGGTGTCCAATCTGCCGAGCATGGGCGGATGACGGGTGTGAACACTTTGACGAAGAGACCGGCGAACTGAAACCGGAGTTTCGGGAGGAAGCCGAAAAACTGGTAGCACTAGAGACTGCCGCGTTCAAGGAAATTATCGAAGGGGACGATTTCCCGTTTTGAATTGACACCTAGCGGATTCACTAGTATTCTTCGCTTTGGAGAAATAGCATGGAACTTTTCAACATCGACATCCCCGAAACCGAATCGGCGGCACTCCCTGGCTGCAACTACATCTACGCTCCTGCTGGACAAGCTGGCGAGTACGCACCGCTGGCAGCGAACCCGTACCGTGGATGTTCACATGCCTGCAAATATTGCTACGTTCCAGGCGTTCTGCGAATGGACCGTGCGGAGTTCGATGCAGGCGCTAATCCGCGGCCGAACTTTCTCGCCAATCTGCGGAAGGATGCAGTTAAGTATCAGAGGGCAGGCATCACCGAGCAGGTAATGTTGTCCTTCACGACCGATATTTACAACCCCTCAAACACTTCGATAACCCGCGCCTGCCTGGAAACTATTCAGGATCACGGTATGGCGATTTGTCCGCTGACCAAAGGTGGACGCCGTGCGCTGGCCGATCTGGATTTGTTCCGGCCTTCGCGCGATGCGTTCGCTTCCACATTGACAAGTCTGGACGATTCCTTTTCTCTCAAGTGGGAATCACGGGCTGCGTTACCCGGCGACCGCATCCAGACACTCAAGAGATTTCACGACGCTGGCATCTTTACCTGGGTTAGCTTGGAGCCGACGCTCGATGTTGAATCCAGTCTGGCAATCGTGAAAGCAACGCATGAATTTATTGATCTTTTCAAGATCGGGAAAGCCAATTACCTCAAGGGGATTACATCCACCACGGACTGGAGAACCTACACTCTCCGCATGATCGACCTGTGCGCGAAACTCGGAGTCGCCCATTACATCAAAAAGGATCTCCAACCATTTTTGCCAAACGGTTATAAAAATCCGCTGCGAGTCTCGCAGCATCACTGAGAAAGAGGGCGCACGTGCAAGACGCAATGGACTTCGGGCAGCCGCGACAGAACGCATTTGCATTCCCGGTTTCGCTCGCCATTAAATACCAACCGAAGATCAAAGACTTCATCGGACTCGAAGGCCCGAAGCGTACATTGCTCGGCCTCATCAAGAAGCCGAGGCCGTGCGCGATACTGGCAATCGGAGCGCCGGGTACGGGCAAGACTTCCGCTGGCATGGCGCTTGCGGAAGAGATGCCGACCAGCCTGAACCATCTTCGGTCACAGTCTTGCGATGTTGCCGCACTGGAAAGAACGTGGGAGCACTGCCAATACTATCCCGCGAAGGGCAATTTCCACCTGGCGCTCATCGACGAAATCCAGCACACAAGCGACAAGACGCAACTGCAATGGCTCTCGTATGGCGACGGGACGGCATCGTTGCGCCCGATGATGTTCGGCGGATTCGAGGCTGGGCAAGCGCCACCTGTAATTTGGTATCTGACTTGCAACGGTGTGGGACCAAAGCAAACGGACCCGCCCACGGGATTGCTGGCGGCATTGACGCAGCGGTGCATGGTGCTACGCTTTGAAGCGCCGGAACCGGCAAAGACTGCCGCATACCTGCGATGGGTTTGGGAGCGCGAAGGTGGACCTAAACGATACCCGAGCGAGTATTTTGAATCGCTGGCGAAAGGGATTGGCGTGCGGGATGCGCTCATGCGGTTGGACGTGGAGTTGCTGGCGCCGCGGAGTCCAAAGGAGATTCGTGAGCAACTGGCTGCGGATCGGGAAGTAGCGGCGAAAGCGGAAGCAGCGAGAAGCGAGATTACTTTGGTGGACCCGGAGCGGAGCGCAGCGGCACGGCGAGCATGGGTGACAATGCGAACGGACAGAGCAAACCAAGCGGCGGCAGCGCAGTGAAGCGAAAACCACAACCAAAGAATTTCCTCCGCACGGCGACGCTGGAGAGCCTTGAAGGAACGAAGCTGACTGCCATCTCCTTGTTCAGCGGATGCGGCGGAATGGATCTTGGAATAATGCAAGCTGGCTTCGAGGTCCGCGTGATGATCGACAATGATAAAGCCTGCTGCGACACTCTCGCCTGCAATTTTACGGATGCGGGTTGGCGAAAACACAGCAGAGGGAAGCGGCCAGTATACGGCAAGAACCAGAAGCGGGAGCCGGTCATCTTGCACCGCGACATCTGCAAAACGAGCACGGCGGAACTCCTCGAAGCGGCCGATCTGCAAGTCGGTGAGTGCGGCGTGGTGACAGGCGGGTTCCCATGCCAAGGATTTTCGACCAGCGGCAAGCGAGAGATCAAGGACCCGCGCAACAGTTTGTACCTGCAATGCGTGCGAGTGGTCCGCGAAGCGCTGCCGCGATTCTTTATTTTCGAGAACGTCAAAGGTCTGATCAGCATGGGCAACGGTGCGATTATCAACCGAATATGCGGAGACCTGGCGGCGGTCGGATACGAAGTGGTTTGGGAATTACTGAACGCGGCAGACTACGGAGTGCCCCAGCATCGAGAGCGCGCGTTCTTTATCGGTCGCAGACTTGACATGCTGGTGCTTCCGACAGGAGCCAAGAGGCCGCATCTCCACATGGGCGTGGCGGGCCGATACAAGCACCCGGCATTCTTCGAGAAACGTCATAAACTGGCCACAGGCTGGCGGCTCTCGGCTTCTTCCACCGGGTGGACAGATTCGACCCTAACCCACAGGCAGGGGCGTCCAAGGGGCTAAAATCGCCCCAAAAACGACCCTAAAATACCCTTACGAATTGTGTTGACATTACCAGTGAATCTGACTACCATATTCTTGTACTCAATTACTGGTCCTTCGGGACCGCCTACAAGGAGTGACCCAATGGGGCACATGAGCACGGCGACACAGGAAGCAATCACCCTCAGGCGCAAAGCAGCGGCAGCCAAGGCATGGGAAACCATGCGAGCAAAGAAGGCCACGCAACTCGAAGGCATCCGCGAAGGGATGCAGCAGACGGCGGAAAGCCTCAACGTCGATGATCTCTCAATCGTCCAACTTTATCTCCTCAGCGGCGGTGATGGGAAGCTTGACCCGGATTACCAGTTGTACCGGGCGCCAAGCACTCCGGTCACTGGGCTGAGCCATTATGTGGTGATTGGCCGAGCAGGGAAGGCAGTAACGCTCTTGCACCCTCCGACGCTCACGAAGTTCGACATTCCGGTTTTCAGTTTCCGGCCACGGCCAGCGGACCCGACCTGCTCGCGTTCGCGGATCGCAAAGCAGATCGCTTCCCGAATCACATTGCATCGTCAACTCAAGCGCGAAGTTCCGAAGTGCGCCGAGCAAGTTTGCGCAGCTTTTGCGCAGAAGGCGGTGAACTAGCCATGCCGCAAACAAATCCCCAAGTAAAACTCCGGCTAGACGGCCAGCTTTCGCACAAGGAATGTAATACGGTTCTCGCAGCGTTGCGCTTATTCCAAACATGCCTCGGCAAGACGGAGGAAGATCCAATCGAAGTGTCGATCACAGACATTCTGCTGATGGAGCACTTCGAAGACGGCGAGGAGCCATTAACCGAAACCGAGATTGACATGCTGTGCGAGCGCATCAATCTGGGTCCACTGCCCGAGCAGATCGCGACTGAAGCGCTGGCGTGCATCCCGGTGCGAGTGGGCGGCGAACTTAAATCGCATCTCGCTTTTGTTCGGTCCGGCCTTGGTATCGACAGCCACACCCTATGCCTGAAATCATGGACGCGGAAATCCGGCGAGCCATTCTCCGCGAAGTACGATTGCGCGGAATGCTGCGAGAAGCAGGAGGCGGCGTCATGACTCCTCATCTCCAAGCACCAACCGAAGTAGTGACCAAGATGGTCCAGTCCAACCGCTCTTTCATGACATGGGACGGCGAAAAGAATCGCACGCTGAAAATGTACCGACCATGCGATTGTGGGTGCGACCGGGCGAGGTTCGGATACCTCTCTGGTTCGGATGACAAAGGGAACGGGCTCACGATCTACGCGAAGTCTGAGAAGCAATATCAGGCGATGCGGAAGATATTCGGGGGTGCCGTATGAAGTGGACAGTTCATCCAGAGCAGGGCGCCGAGTTCGCAGAGTATCACGAATCCGACGCCGGAAGAGTTGAGCGCACACCGTCAGGATGGGATGCTTGGGTGTACATCCCAGAAAAGCTGCGGTTTGGCCATGCGACAAAGCACAAGGTAGGGGAGTGCTACACGACGGCGGTGTCCGCAAGGGGCGCTGTTATTCGAGCATGGAAAAAATACGCGCCCTTGAATGAAGGTGTGGCATGAAAACCATCCTGTGTCCAGAAACCCTCTCCATCTCCCACGCCTGTGCCATGCTTCGCGAGATGGAAGCGCAAGGCATCATCTCAAACCTCGGTGGCTCATGGGAACCAGGCCGCAAGTGTCCAGAGGATGGAATGCGGCTTTACAACGATGCGTGGTTCGAGTATCGCGGCCAGCTCGTGAACGCGCATCATTTCGGCATCGTGTATGCCGTGTTCGATGTGCTGAACGGCAGGCCGGCAGCGGCAGAGTATTCCGAGTGGGGACCGCCAAAGAAAGCCGAGGACCCTTGGGTTGGGCTGGACGATCTGCGGCAGAAGTTGGAGGCCGTCCATGCCTAACGGGCAGTGGGTGTTCACGCCGATTACCGAGGAGGATCGCAAGCGCGGGTTTGTAACGCTAAGGACCGGCGAACGAGTCGAATTGACCGAGACGCCGCGACTTTCGGAGATCGAGATTCGGAGGTCGCGCTGCTTGGTGGTTGTGGCTTTCTGCGTTGCGGCCATCGTCCTCATTGTTGGGATATGGCGAGTGTGCGGAGCATGATTACCAGCACAGAACAGAGGCTCATCGTCGAGGCATCTATCCGGCGAAACATGCTGGCAATTGCGGACGAGATGGACCGCATAGCGGAGTCAGGCATTGAGTTGCCGGAAGTGCCAGGAGTGGTAACGGCGTTCACGATGGGGCAGCAGGCGCGCAAGGAATGCGCCGAACGAGCAGGGCAGATTCGAGCGCTGTACGGGAACTTTACTTTTGGGCGGCAGCAGAGAGTGAACTAGATTCCTCCACCGGGTGGACGGATTGGAATTGACCATGCAGAGAAAAAGCGATGCGACGACGTTGCTCGGTGCGGCTCTGGTAGCGCTGGGTAACAGGAACTTTGAAGGCGTCGCAGATCGACTGCAACGCTCGCGGGTGATGATACGAGCATTTGCGGAGCAGAAAGGATCCCCCGTCGTCGAGGAGGTCGAGCCGCATCTTTTATTCGGCTCGACCTCTGGCATTACGAGTTTGGTGGTATCGGCAATTACGAGCATCTCGAAAAACAATCTCCAGGATGGGTACATAAAGGTGCGGGATGCTGGGCTGATGTTGAAGAAGATGGTTGAGCAGCGCGGTCGGAAGCGGGTGGGTGTATGAGCCGATGTGATGTCTGCCACGAGCCCATCGAGAAGGGCGAAGGTTTATTGCACAGCACGGAGCGGCTACTTGATTCCAGTCCAGAAGTGATGGGCTTCGCATTCTATCCGTGGGCCGACGTACCGGAGCGATTCCCCATCGGGCGAATTCACAAGCGGTGTTTGCGGACGCAACTCCACAAGTACCTTGAGAGATTTGAGATGGGGCGGTTGGCGCTACCGGCTGCGCGAATCATCATCACGAGGAAGAAGATGGCAGGGAGGGCAGCGCGATGAGGAACGCTCTGGAACTCTGGATACTGGACAAGATAGATTCAGCAATGCTCTGGCTGATCTATCTAGGGAGCGCCAAGGTTCAGGGTTCCTGAGGGTTACTAAATTAGGGGAACTATATAGTTAACTCCCTTGGAGGATTGAAAATGATCGTCTGTGCAAACTGCAATAGGGCTATGCGCCCGAAGAAAAACGGTACAGCGTTTATAGAGATGGCTCAGGCTCGCCCGTACAAACTCTGGATGGCCGACCTCTGGGAATGTCAAGACTGCGGAGCGCAAGTGCTTTACACGGCTCCGATGCAGACTCCAATCGCGGAGTCTTACCAAGAAGAGTTTCCGGCGAAGATTGCCACTTACGCGCCTCCGTATCAGGCGAAAGAATGGAGCAGGGCATGAGCGCATTGCAAGAATTGGGCTTTACGAAAGAAGAGTTAGAGCAGAAGGTTATCCAAAAGATCGCGGATGATCTTCTACTTGAATACGGCTACGAGTCGGAAACTGGCGCGGATACCGTCGATGACAGCCATCTAAAACGCAAGTTCCACGAGATCATCAAGAAGCACGTTGATCGCCAGATTAACAAGATGGCGGAGGAGTACGTTGTGCCGCATGTCCGCGAGATCATTGAATCCGTCTCACTCCAGCAGACAAATCAGTGGGGTGAGAAGAAGGGCGAAGACAAGACATTCAAGGAGTATCTGACGGAATCGGCGCAAGCGTACCTCAGTCAGCCCGTCGATTTCCAAGGCGATGCGAGTAGCAGTTACAGCCAGAAGAATCAGACTCGGCTCGTGCATCTCGTTCATCAACATCTGCACTATGCAATTGAAAGTGCGATGAAGGATGCGGTCGATCAGGTCAAGAAGCAGATCGGTCCTGCGCTTGAAGCGACCGTTAAATTGAAACTCGGAGAGATCGCCAACTCGCTCAAGGTGCAACTAGCAACGAAATAAGGACTTAGGGAGTTATGTATATAGTTCCCTAAATTAGAGGGAGGAAAATGTGACGCGGCAAGAGCATTTTAGATTGGTGCAAACAACGGGCCTTGGAATATGTCGCTCCTGGCGATATGGCGAGCGCCTTTGCTTCTATGACCTCAGACCTCGGCAAACATGAACAGACCGAGAACCACGCGGGGATTCAGCTTGGAATGATGATGCTAATGGGAGGCCGTCTGTCCACCGCGCGAGAGATGCGAGAGTTTATCGAGGGTTTCAATTAGGGCGTAGCTGATTACGTGCGCCGCACACGAAAGGGAAAATGGCACAATGAGCGAGATCGACCGGGATTTGGAGCGAATCGAGCGCAAGTTGGACCAACTCTTAGAGTGGGTGGGTTATACGGACACTTGCGTCTGCCTCACGCGATACAGTACCCGTAATGCAACGCGAACTGCTGGCCGCCTGATATGTGAAAGATGCCGCAAGCCAGTAGACGAAAAGAGGGAGGCCGCACAGTCCTCATGACTGTATTTCCTAACAATCCGATAGTAGCGGCGTCGGCGATGGCGAGCGTAATTTATCTGTCGCTGCGATTCTGGCGGTGGTTGCGTCGATGAAAGCGCCAACGAAATCATGCACGGATTGCGAGAAATCTAAAATGATCCATTGCTTTGCTCCATGCGAGTGGAGGAAGACGCTAGACTCAGATCGGCACTGCCGGGAGTGCCTTGCGGGAGGAAGAAAGAAACCGGGGCGAGTGAAACACGCGGGGCGCGAAGTGTGGCGGAGGGATATGCGAGGACTGTTTGCATGAACACCTATTTTCCATTACCGACTTCCGCGAGGTCGACTCCGACTCCGGACCTGCTAAAAGCATTCAGGGAAGCGAGTTCTATGTTCATGTCTTTGACGGCGGAACAGATTAACTCGGGGTGTTGTTTTGATTGGGCGGTTAAAGTATTTGACTTGGTCGAGGGCAGTAAGATTGCCGGCCACAATATCGAAGGACACGGCCACAGCTACATCGAAGTGGGCGGATTGTGTTTTGATGCAGAGTGTTGGGAAGGTGTAGAGGATTGGCAGCAGTTGCCGTTCTTTCGCCGAGTGCTTCAGGGGAGGCGATGGATTGAGGCGAGTCATGGCCGATGGTTATATGGAGGCGGCATTCCACCTTGCGACAGGTGAATGCAGGCAAGCCAAGGCGAAATCTGCCGCGGTGTGAGTGTGGCCACTCGGTGAACAAGCACGTAGACGGGAAAGGGACGTGCATGGTGCGCGGGTGCTTTCGGTGCTGGGAGTTTAGGAGAGCGAGATTGAAAGATGGGAATCGCTGACTTCATGGCCGATTACGAGCGAAGCACGGAACGAAATCCCTTCGCCTCTGCCGAGCGAGTGTGGCGCGCGAAAGCGGCATTCCGTCTTGCGGCATTTGATGGTCGCGTGGCTTTCAGTATTCGTTCTTTGCAGCGGGGCTGCGGGTATGGATCGGCAGCGTTGCTTTGGCTTTGCGACCTGGCGGACAAGCATGGAGCGATCTTGAGCGGGGTGATTGAACCGATGGGCAACCTACGGCCACGGTTGACGGCTGGGCAGTTGCGGGCATGGTATCGGAGAAACGGATTCGCAGTAACGCGGGATGATCGCATTTGTCGAGTGCCGATGGGGATGGCGGAATCTTTCCACCGGGTTGAGACTTTAGAGGCAAGGAGAACGAGTTGACCGAGTACGATGATTTTTTGCTGGCAAAGACGCAAGCCGGAAGTGAATCAGGATTCACCCCGGTATGGATGCCAGATTTCCTCTTCGACTTTCAGTCCTGGCTACTTGAGTGGGGAGTACGAAAAGGACGCGCGGCATATTTCGCGGACTGCGGATTAGGCAAGACGCCCCTCCAGCTCGTTTGGGGAGAGAATGTGGTGCGCAAGACGAATCGCCCGGTGCTACTGTTAACTCCTCTTGCGGTATCTGCGCAAACAATCGCCGAGGGAGAGAAGTTCGGGATTGAATGTAAGCGGCAGCGCGAGGGCGGATTCTTTACTGGCATCAACATTACAAATTACGAACGGCTCCATTATTTCAACCCGAACGACTTTGCCGCAGTGATATGCGACGAGTCGAGCATCCTAAAATCTTTTGATGGAGCGACGCGGCTTGCTATCACGGAGTTTATGCGAAAGGTCCCTTATCGCCTGCTCTGTACCGCGACGGCAGCTCCTAATGATTACATTGAACTTGGAACGTCGAGCGAAGCCCTGGGCGAACTTGGATATATCGACATGCTGCAACGATTTTTTAAGAACGACCAAAACACGGTCAAGCCGATGGTGTACCGGAACAAGGGACAAAACTTTGCTCAACTGGACGACCGAGCCAAGTGGAGATTCAAAGGGCACGCGGAGCCCGCCTTTTGGCGGTGGATGAGTTTTTGGGCGCGCGCAATTCGCAAGCCGTCTGACTACGGGTTCCCTGATGGGGCGTTCATCCTCCTGCCGTTGACTGAGGTTCAACACGTCGTAAAGACAAATACGCTTGCGCCGGGGATGCTATTCCCTATGCCAGCCGTCAGTCTGCCGGAACAACGAGAGGAGCGACGTCGGACCATCAAAGAACGCTGCGAGAAAGTAGCAGAACTGGTGGACGATGGCGAACAGGCTCTCATCTGGTGCCACTTGAACGATGAAGGAGACTTACTGGAAGAGTTGATACCTGGAGCCGTGCAAGTCAGCGGTAAAGACGCAGATGAATCGAAGGAAGAAAAGTTCCTCGACTTCGCGCGCGGCAAGATTAAGGACTTGGTTACTAAGCCGAAGATTGGGGCATGGGGACTCAATTTTCAAAACTGCGCTCACGTCACCTCATTCCCAAGTCACAGCTTCGAGCAATACTACCAAGGGATTCGGCGTTGCTGGCGATTCGGACAAAAGCGGCCGGTGCGATCTGATATGGTAACGACCGAAGGCGAGAAAGATGTGATGGAAAACTTACAGCGCAAGGCAAGGGCAGCGGACCACATGTTCACGCGACTCGTTGCGGAAATGAATCACGCCATGCACATTGAAACTGGCACAAAATACGAAACCCCAACGGAGGTTCCTGCGTGGCTGTGATCGAGCAGAAAGTTACGGATCGTTACGCAATTTACAACGGAGACTGCATCCCGATCATGGCGGCAATGCGCGAGGCTTCGGTGCATCTCTCGATATACTCTCCCCCATTCGGGGGCCTGTATCACTACAGTTCCAACGAGCGCGATCTATCGAACTGCAAGGACTACCAGCAGTTTTTCGAGCACTACGCCTTTGTGGTCCGAGAAATCGCGCGCATCACGATGCCTGGGCGCATGACGTGCGTGCATTGCATGGACGTTCCATCGGGAAACACTGGCACGGATTGGCTTACTGACTTCCCAGGTGACATCATACGGCTCCACGAAAAAGAGGGCTGGAACTATGTCGCTCGATATGCCGTATGGAAAGAGCCACTAGCGGTACGCAATCGAACAATGGCTAAGAATCTGGCGCACAAGACCATTGTGGAAGACTCCTCGCGGTGCTCCGTGGCATCTGCTGATTACCTCGTTGTCTTCCGGCGCAAGGGCAAGAACCCGATTCCGATCAAACATCCGGTAGGGCTAATGGAGTACGCAGGTGAACGCAAGATGCCTGCCGAGTTACTAAAGTACCGCGGATGGAAAGGGAATCAGATCGAAAATCGGTACTCGCATTGGATCTGGCGACAATACGCCTCAGCGTTCTGGGATGACATCCGACTAGGGCGCGTGGTTAAGTTCAAGGCATCACGCGACCAAGAGGACGAGAAGCATGTCCACCCCTTGCAGTTGGATGTGATTGCGCGATGTCTCGTGCTTTGGTCGAATCCTGGCGAAACCCTCTGGACCCCATTCATGGGAGTAGGTTCGGAAGTGTGCGAAGCGCTTCATCAGGGGCGCAAGGGAATCGGCGCGGAACTGAAACCGAGTTATTATCGGCAAGCGGTGAAGAATGTCGAGGAAGCCGCGAAGGGCGACGAATATGTTGAACAAGAATCGTTGTACGGCGCAGACGCAGAAGAAGGCGAGGAACTGCCGGCATGATCTACTGCCTGACCTGCGGCATCCCACTCGCGGGTGGCGACACAGGGAACGACGGGATCGTAGTCTTTATTCATGCGATGGCCGGGCACGAACTGGATGTGCTGGAATTGCCTTGACCGGCCAATGATTCACTAGTATTCTTACCACAAAAGAAAAGAGGCTCCAATGAACGACGAAGCGAAGCAGGCAATTAGTATCGCAACCCCAACAGCAGAGGTCGGCAGAAGCATTGTGGCCGCTGCACAAGAACAGCGACGCGCACGGTTCCAGGATAAGGTAGTCGCGATCTGCGATTCAGAACTGGAAGCGGTAGTTATCGCGGAGCGCAAGATTGAGTTCTACCAGAAGTGCTTGGAGCACTCAAAGAAGCGACTGGCGGCGATTGAAGCCGGGGAGTGGCAGATCGTAAACGGTCAATTCGCATTTAACGATTCGGAATTGACCAAGACTCCGATGGTTCCGATGAAGGATGAAGAAATCATGCTCGGTTGGTTTGGCGGGGCGGCTGGACGTGGCAAGATGGATGCGCAGAAAGTGCGCACCATCCTGAACGAAGTCGGCTAATCCGTCCACCGGGTGGACAGATGCGCCCCATACCAAAAAGTGTTCGGAGGAAAGTCATGTGGTTTGTAGCGGGATTAATTCTTGGAGCGATTGCGGGATTCTCGGCGGCGTGCCTGTTCCGGGCGCGACCTCCGAAATTGCCAGAACGAGAACCTGAAAACGTCGAGGCTTTCTATCGCCCTAGGCGTGCGGCATGAGGCTCCTGCGTTACATCCTGTCGCAGTTCGTCTGTCAGCATCGGCGACGGTCTAAGCCAATCAGACTTAGCGGCGCCGATGCTGCTACGGAATCTTGCCTGGACTGTGGGAAGTTCCGGGAGTACGACTTCGACAAGATGATGACCGGGCCGTGGCGGGCGGATGAATCGAAGAAGAAGACATGGATGGATATTAAGCCGTGGAGCAAGAGCGAGGCGAAGTGAATATCCTGAAAGTGGGACCAATCGAGAAACTGACGCGGGTCGACGCAGAGGCGCCCGAATACTCACGTCACGTCTGGTACGACGTAGAGAACGGTCGACTGGTGGCAACGAACGGGCATGCGCTGGTGATTGCGGCAGTCGAACCCGAGCCCAGAGACGTAAGCGGACTGGTTCCGCAAGCGACGTTTCGTTACGCAAGGACGCTTCTATACAAGCGCATGTACTCTACGCAATGCTTATCTGAGCAATTCATCTTTGGCGACGGAACCACGATGCCGCGGCCGCAGGGCGAATTCCCGGACTATGCCGCGATTGTACCCAAGGTTGCAGGACCGCCAACACTGACATTTAATCCAGAAGTGCTGGCGTTAATCGTCGCGGCCTTCCCGAAGCAGGAACTCGGCAAGAAGGGATCGAATCCAGGGTCAATCAGTTTGTGGGTAACGCCATCGGAAGATCCAGAGAAGCCGAACCCGATTGTAGTGAAGGCCCACTATCAGGGAGGGCTGGCGGTGTTGATGCCGGTGTCCGGAATGGACCCGTCGAAGTGGAACACAGAACTGCCAGCTGGGAAGTTGTAGGGGGCTGTAGGGCAAACAAGGTAGGACACGGAAAGGAGGTGCCAATTGACGCATTCAAAGCTTTATCTGGCAATACAACTAAGTTGTGTGGCGCTGGCGGTGATGTCGTGTCGCTCCACATCCACAAAGAAGGGACTACAGCCTATTGCCGATTCAGCCCAGATTGACCGCGCCCGTAGAGCTTTGCGAACTGTAGCGGAGGCGGAGATTCACTGGTCGCAACTTTTGACGAGCGCGGTAAGCTGAGAGACGGAGGCGAGGAATGGGCGGCACATTTTCAGATCGTTACGATGAAGAGGCTGCGGGGGATTTCTCAGACCCTAGCCTCCGCATAACGCGCATTCTCGAAGAAGCGCGTCAACGAGTAAAGCCTATCGTGGATCGAGAGCGCGAAGGCGAAGATATAGGCGACGTGCTCAATATGCGCCTAGATTGAGGAGAACGGTAATGTCATGGAGCGTAGCATCTCTCGGTAAAGCAGAGGCAGTCCGTAAGGACATCGCCAATCAATTCACTCGCGGATCGAAATGCGTCGAACCTGAAGAGGCTATCCGCCAAGCCGCGTCGCAGATTCTCGATAAAGCCCTCGCCAATCAAGCTAACGTCTACGTGGTCAAGGTGCAGGCGAGTGGCAGTCAGGGTTACGTAGACTATAGTTCGCCGGAGAAGGGCACCTATCACAGCCTGAGCATCGATGTTCAGGTGATGCACGGATTCGTTGAGTGAGTTGACTGTGACCTTCGGGCACGCCAGAGAGAGAGGGGTATGTTCAGCGTAGAAGAAAAGCGGCAGATTGCAGAAAAGGTTCAGCAGGTTTTGCGGGAGACGAATCACCCCGAGTTGCCGAGCGTAGAGATTCAGTTCAATCTCCACGTGGACGGCGCGGAGCCGTGGTCATGGGCCGACATTCGCAACAACGGTGCCGTACGACAGCCGAACGTTAATCCGTGGAACGAGAACGAGTAGCGCGGGAGTTATTTCTTAACCTTGGGGTAACTCAAGAAAGGTCACCGATGTTTCGGATTAGAACATTGTTCTGGGTGATTTGGTGGGCGCTGTGCGGCAGACTTTCGGCTAGGCGGCACGAACTGTATGTCGCAGATTTCAACTATCGCGGCTCGAAGTTCAGCATCCACCGCTTTGACATGCGGAAACATTGGCACGAAAAGTATTTGTAGTTTGGGGCAATTCAAGAGAAAAGGAGAACGGGATGCTTCGATTTATTCTCAGGCGGCAGCGTTATGACGGCGAATGCCTCAATGCGCTAAAGACGGACCATGAGACCATTGATTGTGACGTGCCCGCGCTAGAAAAGGCGCTGTGCTCGGGCGGTCAAGGCGGAGGGCCAAGTGGCGATGCTTTTGACCGACGCGAACTTATGGCAGTAGAAGTTTTGCTGAAGTAACGAGCTTGCTCCGCCGTAGTGGTGCTCTGCCCTGGAAAGGCACATTTTCTGAAGGGCATCAGGAAAGCGGAGTAGGGAGAGTGCGGCGGCTGAAACAGAGTAGCCAAGATCGTATCGGCGGGGTATCTCTGATAAATGTGCGCACGATGTACAGGATAGGCAGAACGCCAAAATTGCCGAGGTATTCCTGATAAACGTGTTGCAGGTAGGCCGCCGCACTTATCTTTAACCAGTGAGTCAGAAGGAAAGGAAATATGATTCGGTCGTATTTAATTCGACTCAGGCCAACAAAACGTCAAGCCGATGAGCTTGAGCGAATTTTAGGGGTTTGCTGCGAACTATATAATGCAGCCTTGCAGGAGCGCCGGGATGCGTGGAAGGTGGAGCGGAAGTCGATCAGCTACTACGATCAAACGAAGGAGTTGACGGAACTACGAACTCTCGATGCGGAAACTGCCTCTGTACCGTGTCATATCGCCCGCGATCCGTTGCGCCGGGTAGCTAGAGCGTTCGACGCTTTCTTTCGACGATGCAAGCAGGGCCAAACTCCAGGTTTTCCCCGTTGGCGATCCAAGAAACGATATGACAGTTTCGGCGTTGAGTGTCGAATTGACGGCGATATATTGCTCATTCCGTGCATGGGGCTGCGATTCAGGAGCCATCGAAATATCAAAGGAACTCCACGTCACTGTGTAATTATCCGTACCGGGTTGAAATGGACTGCTAGAATCGCCTGTGAGATAGGACCAGCGCCGGATAAGCGACCTATCTTTAATCCGGTCGGCATCGACCTTGGACTTGAGAACTTCCTGTACTGCTCCGATGGTACGTTCGTGGACAATCCACGGTGGACGGCGGAACATGTTCCCGCATGTACGAGTGGGCGGCAGACTGGCTCGTCGCGGAGATTCAATTCAAGCCATACGCCCCAGAAACGCGACCGGGAGGGGCCGCTAAATGACCGTATCCAACGAGCGCGAATTTACGGGCTGGCGCTTCGTAAAGCCGTCAGGGTGCGGTTCATTCCGGTCGTGGCTACTGTATAGCTGGAGATTGCGGCGGCGATGGGAAGGAGAATTCACACTGGTCTACGAGTGCGGCTTTCGGTACTTCGGAATCGAGCGCGTCTGGGAATACGTGGAACGAGGGGAAATGTAATGAGCACATCCAACGAGGAAGCACGGATCGAGTCGCTGATTGACGATATAGCCTTGGACCTGATCGGCAACCCAGAATTCTCGCGTCGTCAAATCGAGGCAGACTCAAAGAAGTACCGGGCGCTGTGTGCTTCACTAAAGACTGCCTACCAGCGCGGCCTGTCCGACGCCACAGAGAGAGCGGCGAAAATTGCGAAGGAACATTGGCGATCAGAGAACGGTTCGCTGCTCCATGCCTCGATTATCGGAGATCACATCGCGGCTTCCATCCGCAGCAAGGAAGGGGAATAGCATGGCGAACTGGGGTAAGTTGAGTTGGGTTGAGAAAGCCTGCATCGTGGCGGTCGGTGTCGCTGCAATTGTGTGGACACTTGTACTGTGGCAGATTGAGCATGGAAAGTGAGCGGGGAGGAACGAATGCTACCTAACACTGCGCCGCTAAAGTTGTCGAGAGAGGATCGTATGTTTCTGGCGGGAGTTCTCGTCTCGCTGACTGTCGTGAAAATCTTCGGCAACGATGCAGTATTTGATGAGATTGTTCGTAGTGTGGGGGATGTTCAGCTTCTCGACGAAGCTACCCGAAGCGGCAATCTTAGGCGTAGCGGGATGAGTGATTGGAAGCGGAGACAGGCGCGATGAACAAGTCCTTGCTCCCTTTGGTGCTCTTGATGGCGATGGGGGGTATATGACGGTAACTCTAGAGCGGGTGCGACCTACGGAGGACGCGATTCTAGTAATGGTGCGAGATCACTACTCCCATCGGTCGAATGTTGTAGCGCGTCCTAGAACCGCTAAGACTAGCAAGACATGGTGGTCGAATGCGAAGTTGATTGTTTTTTCTGATCCTGAGCGCACCTTCGTTTTCGCTTGGCAGTGGCCGCGAGTAGAGTACCGTGCCGACAAGCAGGACGGGTTCAATAACACAATGTTTCATCGTTCATATCGGTGTGCGGCAAAGGCCAGCGAAATCATTTTAGCGGCGGAACAAGCGGTAGTCGCGGAGTGGGGGCCGAATCGCGCATATACCTACGTTGACCCGGAAGAAGTCAGTGCAAATCCTGGCTACTGCTACAAGATAGCGGGATGGGAATTCGTAACAATATCCAAAAGCGGCAAACATTTGTTGCAGAAACAATTAGCGGCGAAGTAATTGGTGGCGTTCTCTGTACGGGAGGGATGGAATGAGCGAACCATTGGTAGTCACGTTTGGCGGAGGTCGGAACGGTACTGGTTTACTGCTGGGCATGTACGAGCGTCAGATTAAGCCCGATCTGATTATGTTCGCGGACACGGGCGGCGAGAAACCTGAGACCTATCGCCACATCCACATGTTCGACGAATGGCTTCTCGCTCACGGAATGCCGGGGATCACAACGGTCAGGAAATCATCGAAGTACAACAGTCTCTACCACGAGTGCCACGTTCGCAAAACTCTGCCCTCTCTCGCGTTTGGCTGGCGGTCATGTTCGGACAAGTGGAAGCAGGAGCCACAGCGTAAGTTCCTGCAACACTGGGAGCCTGCCGTAGCGTGCTGGGGGAACGGTGGCAAAGTGCGGCGTGTGATCGGCTTCCATGCTGGGGAGTCGCATCGCGCCGCACGATTTACCGAGGACGAGAAATACCGCAACGTCTATCCTCTGATTACATGGGGCTGGGACAACGGAGACTGCATCGCGGCGATTGAGCGGCACGGGTTGGAGATTCCGCCCAAGAGCGCGTGCTTCTTTTGCCCAGCCAGCACCAAGGCGGAAGTGTTGGCCCTACGCCGGGACGATCCGGGATCATACGAGGCCGCCGTTCTCATGGAGCGAAATGCCGCGCCAACGCTGGTAAAGATTAAAGGACTAGGCCGACATTGGAGTTGGGAGAACTTGCAAGCCGCGCCGGACGTGCATTGCGTAGAACAAAGCTGCATATGTTTTGACGAATAGGAAGTGATACCTGGGTATCCACCCTAAAGGAGAAGTCATGGCAACGTGCGGGTTCCAAATGTCGGGCGGGCTGTGCGGAGTTCCAATAGTGCCGCAGGCTGAATCGCCGACAGGGTACGCGCACGCAAGCGGTTACGGATGGCTGCATTGGGCATCGCCGACTCCGTACCGGGTGAGTGTTGAGGTATTCGTGCCATGCGCGGTATGCGGCAAGATACGAAGCGAGAATCCGGCGCACATTCAATTCGGCGGGCACAAGTTCACGGCGCGGATTGTGGAGAGAAGTTGCAGGAGCTAGGGCTACTGCGGTAATTGACAGGGAGGGGTGAATGAGGACGGACGCTTACTTGTCGGATGATCGGCTATATCGCTACTGGCTGCTGCGCGTCTGGGATGACGCGCTGCCGATTAACTGTACCTGTGGCGTCAACCCTTCGAAGGCTGACGAGAAAGAGAACGATCCTACAATTCGCAAGGACATCGGGTTCTCGGAGCGGCAGGGATTCGGCGGGCTGCTCAAGGTTAACCTGTCGGCGTTCCGCAGTACCGATCCGAAAGGCGCTAGGTATCAGCCCATTGGTGAATTTAATACCCCAGCACACATCCGACAATATTTCGATACGTTCAACGCAAAGCAGATGACATTTTGCTGGGGGAGAAATGGAACCCGCTTCTTTACTCAGGCCGCAAACCTGCGGGCGGAATTCCCAGAGGCAGTGTGTTTCGGTAGAAATCCAGATGGTACGCCGCGCCATACGCTGATGCTGCCTTACACAACAACACTGGAACTATACGAACCAATCCCGTACTAACTGGGCTGGATTTCGAGTCTGTGCGGAGAGAGGAGCGGGGATGCTTGGAACATTGATTGGAATCTTTGGCATACTAACGTCGGTATGGTTGCAGAACTGGCTGGCTGCGTCTTGGGCTTTAGCATTCACCTTTATGGCAGAGGCTTCGCGGATAAACGATAAGCGTGAGCGGTCTACTAGGAGGGGATGATGCCGACTAAGCCAATAGGCAGCGATTTCGTTGAGGAGGTCGCTGAGCACAATGTCCGCTGCTCCGAATGCCGCTTGCTGATCGTTGGCGGTCAGACCTGCCTCGTATCGCGCAAGGATGGCAAGGTTAAGAAGCGCGTATGCGGCGAGAATTGCAGGCTGGAGTTCGATGCGCGATTTTGGCAAAATGCGGCACGACGAAATCAACGAAGGAGGGACCGTGGCTGACTCATTGAGACAAGAGCGCGCGCGGCAGGCACGAGCAAAGCGCGGCTATACCGAATGGACTGATGGATTGGTGGCTAACTTCGCCGAGCAGGAGGAGCGGCTACTCGTTCGGGAGATCGTCGCTAAACTACGTGAGACTCGTGACCGCCGCAAGCAATTTGGCGATGCTGTCAGCCAAGCGGCAGCGGCAGAATTGGATTATCAGGCGTCCGAGCTTGAGCGCATCCACGGCCTAGAGCCGGAGAAGGAGAGGAATAATCAATGAACCGAGAACTAGATGGCGAGATTGCGGAAATCGTCTATGGCTGGAAATTGACGCACGTCGGCCCGGATGCTCAAGGACAGAACGAGTGCGACATTCTCTCGCCTAACGGTAAATTGCCGCAAGGATTCGAACTGCCACGGGTCGGCAAGATTCACCGCGCATATCTTTGTCCGTCATAAAAAGCCCGTCGTATTCTGGTTTGAAACTTACGTGGAAGCGGCGGCAGAAAAGAAAGAATAGACCTTACAGTCTTGAGAGGAGATGGTGAGAGATGGAAAAGACAACGTTTTGGGCCGATACGCATGGGAACCGAAGCACAGTTAGGTGCGGCAATGAAGAAGTACTGACCGACTGCCGTTCCTCGGAGGCGCGCGCCATCGCACGCCAATTGAACGATGTCTTAGCGAGAGCTATGCAAGAGCAGCGTCCAGCGGAAGTGCTAAAGAAATCTATCGGTAAGATGAGTGCTGCGGAGAAGCGCGCCGCCCTGATAACTGAATATGCCGTGATGCGCGTCTTGGATCATGAAAACTAGCCACGGGACGTGAATCGTAGAATATGCGTTGTCAAATCTGAATCGGAGGACAAACCCTGGAATGAAGTTTCTAATCGCTGCACTCTTGATGGCATCGTGCCGTCCACCGGGTGGACAGATTCGGCCCCTCTTTATTTTAACCTTGACATTCCACAGCCGCATGTAAGAGACTCCATTCAGAGTAGTTCTCGCTTTCTTTTGTTAGTCCGCGTGGTTTAGCGGCGCGCCCCTCGAGAAGGCCTACCCTGGCGAACTGTGGGTGCTTCACAAGTAGACACTCCTGCTGTCCCAAACGACATTGCTGTTATTCCCCGCCAAGGTTGGCGGGTTTTGTTTTGAGAGGACTGAAAGCGCATCCACCTGATATGAAAAGAACAGAGACGGCGGTCCGCCTCGTAGACGAGCATATGCAGTTCCTGAAGTTTACGAGTGAGGAAGACGGCATTTCTAAGCGACGCTCTGGCTTCTGGCAAGAGGTCTACCACCCCACCACGGGCAACTTCTACGCCCTGCAGAAAATAAAATTCCTTCCGAAATCTAGTGACCATTCCAGCCCATGCGGGATTACCGCGTCCGAATCCTTAGGAAATGTCGGGATTTGGGATGGGCTTTTGCCGGAGGAAGGCGGGACTGTTCCGGTCGGAAAACTTCGTGCGGACAAACTGAAATTAAAGATGTGGCCCTTTGAGGGCGACAACAAAGCGGTGCGCGTCTCGTGCTTGGCACGAGCGTAAAAAGAAAGGAAACCATGCAAGCCAATCGCAGGGATTTTGTAAAGTACGCAATGACCACTCTCGGCGCCCTCGCAGTCTCGGGCGGTACGATGTTACTAACCGCGTGCGGCAATGTGGCCGAAGACATCATCACTGCATTTCAGTCTGTGCTTACAATCCTGCAAGGCGCAGGAGTAGTTCCTGGCGGAGCGCTGGTCGCGGATGTTTCTGCAGCGCTCTCAGCGGTGCTTTCGGAAGTGACTGCATATGCGAACGCGCCGGCGACCGACAAGACTTCCACTGGGTTAAAGTTGGCAACGCTGATTCAAGAAGCCCAAGCACAACTCCAAACATTTTGGAACGATCTAAAACTTACCGGCGTGCTGGCGACCGTGGTGGAGGGTGTGGTCACGGTGATACTGAGCACGCTGGCTGGATTCCTGCCAACGTTGCCGACGCCGATCGCGCAGAGCGATGTGGTCATGAAGGCGGCACGTCTACCGCGCCACCTTAACTACGTCCCGCAAAAGCTTAGCGCAAAGCAATTCCGGGCGACGGTAAACAAGTTGATGGCGGAGAACAAGTACCCGAAGGTTTTCTGAAATGAGGAAACGAGCGGCCATCCTGGTAGTTGGGGTCCTGTGTGCGATGCCCGTGCTTGGGCAGACGCATGCGCCGAAAGCATCACGCAAGATGGCGCGAGTAAAGACTTCGGCGATTGGTCCAACGGTGAGCCTGTGGTGGAATGCGGAGGCCGCCTCCGGATTCAACGTCTACCGCGGAACCACTGCGGCATCATCGTGTGCGACTCCGCCAGCGTTCGTGCTTATCGGTAGCACCGCTTCGGCGCCTACTTCGTCCTCGCCATATGTCGATGCGGGCGTAACTTTTGGCACGAACTACTGCTACACGATCACGGCGTTCAATACCGCTCCGCCGTGCTCGGTGACCGCGCCATGCGAGAGCGCACAAGAGACGCCAGCGGTTTTCGCGCAGACTCCAGTGAACCCGACGCCCCCACCCCCAACCGGTTTAACGGTTGGAACGATCACGGCGAAATCCGTCCCGCTGCAATGGAAGGCACCGAGCGCACAGCCGGGGATTGCCGTCCAGTCCTACAACGTGCTGCGGTGTCATCAAGCAACATGTCCCAACCCACCGCTAGCCGCATCGGTTACGGGCACGAAATACACGGACGAGTGTGACTATCAAGGCGGCAAGTGCTGGTACGAGATCACGGCCAACGATTTGATTGCTGGCAAGAAAGTAGTGACCGGGGCGAGCAACATCGTGCTGGCGAAAGTTCAGTAAGAGGAAAGAAAATGCAGCGAGGAATTGTGAAGTGGTTCAACGACGCCAAGGGTTACGGGTTCCTTGGCCGCGAAGATGGGGGCAAAGATGTATTCGTCCATTTCACAGCTATTCAGATGGAAGGATACAAGAAGCTTGAGGGCGACGAGCAGGTTGAGTTCGAGATCGTAGAAGGGCCGAAGGGCAAACCCCAGGCAGCGAATGTGCGGCGGCTCGAAGCATAAGAAAGGCACGGCATGTCAAAGTTCGCGCTCGTCGTAGTAATCGCCTGCGGCTACGTTCTCGGGCAGATCGCGTGGGAACTGGTAGGCTTGCTGGTCGAGTGGGCTGGCAAGGGAGTAGGATTGATTATAGCGGCCGCAGCGAAGCAGATGATCGCAGCGCGGCAGCGGCAAGTAGAAGCGCAAACGTTACCATCCGCGCGAGTTCGTTCACCAATCGTAAGAGAAACGGGAGGACAAGTCGATGAAAGTCACGAGCGCGAATCTTGAAGCAGTGCAAGGTCTTTTGTCGAAGGCGAGCGAGCAACTCACAGCCCAGACGAAAGCGGCGAAGTCCGCGGAAGATCAGCGGCAGGCACTTGACGGCAAAGTGCGCGGATTGCAAGGGGCGTTCGACATCTGCGCGGGATCGTTTGCGCAGGGGGTGGAGTTGAGCAGTAATCAGTTGAACGATCTGCCAGCAGAGGCGCAGCAAGCGCTGGGCTACAAGAAACTCACGCCCGGACCTGAACCACCGGCACCGTTGTCTGGGACGGTGGGAGCGCAGGCGAAGGCATCGGTCTAACGCAAGATCCAGCGGATAGCAGTACCGCTAGAAATTTCCTCCGGAGAAAGCAGTCCCGGCGAGAGCACGAAAATGGTAAGAGCGAAGTTTAAGATCACGGGCATCGAATTGTTCGAAAGCCCAGTTGGTTCCGGACGCGTGAAGATGAGTCCGGTCTACAAATATGAGGCGGGCAAAAGCGGCAACGCTTGTGAAGAGAACCGCTTATTCTGGGAAGCGACGCCAAGCGGCGAGATTTCCCTTTCGATCACAAACCCGGAAGGGTTCAAGCCATTCATCGACGCCTTCCATGCGAAGAAGCCGATGTATGTAGACTTTACTCAGGCACCTGAGTAAGCGACGGCGACCAGACCCCTAACCGCCTTGGTGGGCCGACCTACCTACGGGCGGGGTGGCTGGGAAGGTCAAACCGACAGGGCGGGTGTCGGCCCGCCCAACGTCGTGATCTCTCCACCGGGTGGAGACTTTCGGGAAGTTATGACAAGCGAAGAGTACGTTAAGGTTGAGCATCCGCAAGCGAGTTGTTTCTTCACGACGACTTATTGGCCCGGTTGCGGCACGCATAAAAGATGGCTCGTCACGCTGACGCCGGTTCACAGTGTGAGCAGGGGCGATGGAGAGACGCCAGAGGAAGCATGGGAGACTGCTGCTCAGTGGGTGCGCTGGCGTAAAGAACTAAAAGAAGTCAAGGAATCCTTCTCGAAACTTTCGGGAGTTTTCGCTACAGCGGAACCGTAGCGAAAGAGGGACTGGTAGGACACCGGCTGTAAAGATTACATGTTCGGACACCTTAGTCCCTCATAAGTTCAGCGGGAACAAAATTGTTCCGGTGGGAACATTGGAGGCAGGCATGAGCGAATCGAACACACCGAACGGCGCTTGCGGGATGCCTCAGAAGCAGCCGCAGCAGGCAGGGCCGAACGTGCTGCCTCTGGGGCGAACGACGGGCGCGGTGACACCGAGTGCGCCAGCGATTAGTCCAGCGCAGCCTGTGGGGCCACAGAAGGCGGATTATCAGTAATGGAACCGGTAAGTCCAGTGCTGCCATCGTCCGGCGACCTAGAGGAGATTTTCGCGGCATCGGACGGCTCGGACAAATACGAGCGTCTACCAACCTTTCGGACGGACAAGGCAGTTATTAGCCGATGGAGATTGACAGACGAAGAGCGGCAGCACATCGCGGACGGCGGCGATCTGTTTGTGTGCATTCTGAACTTCGGGCAACCAATATGGCCAATCATGCCGATTGCTGCATCGCCCGAACTGGCGCTTGAGACGCTGCTGCGAGTTGAGGAGCATGTATGAGAAAGCCAGTCTTCAAGCCGATATTCATTTCACGGTTAGCGATTCCGATGTCACCGAAAACGCGGTCGCAAAGGTTCCGCGCATGGCTGGAGAAGTGGCTGCCTGTACGATTCGGTCCGCGCACGTCCGCGTATCCCTTGGGCGATGTGACATGCGAGTACACCCCGAAGCCAAGAGAAGCGCTACTAGGCGACGATAAGACCATTGAGACATGCCGAGATCGCTTCAATAACATCAGGTTTGACGGAACCGAGCCGTACATCCCCCCACCTGAGAGCATCGCATGAATCGGCGCGCATTTTTGACGGCGCTATGTGCGCTCGCCATACCGTTCAAAGCAGCCAAAGCTTTCGCGAGCGGTGGCATTGTGCCAGGAGACAGTAGTTACCTTGTCGGCTCGGTGCCCACGGATTTCGTGCTGCCCCGTGCAATCGCAGACGCGATACTCGCGAAGACACGTGCAGAGTGGGAACAGGGTCCGGATTCAGTCTATAAATACATCGGCGCACACGAGTCAGGCGCTACTATTGTAACGGGTGGATGCGGACCAGCAGTCCCGGTCCTACTTGGTAGACAGAGAATGTCGGCGCGATGGTGCTGGACGGCCCCCTTCAAAGGCGAAAGAACGGCGTAAGTCCATGAGCGGAACGGAGATAACGGCTGGCGCAGCAAGCACCGCGATTAGCAGCGCGAAAAGAAAGAAGGGTGGGCCAGGCAATCCTTCGAAGATCATTGCGCATCGGTTCAAGAAGAACGACCCGGAAACGGGCTTTCGGGATGAGCGAATTAATCGCACCGCGCTGCAAATGCAGAAGCGCACACTTTTGGATGATATCCAAGATGACCTAGCGGAAATAGTCCTGTGTACGGATGGACTAAAACGAACGAACAGCAGGCGGGTAGCTGAGGCGATTCGCACAGCGGCAGTGAGAGGCAAGATGGAAGCAGCTCATATTCTGCTGGATCGCACGCTCGGCAAAGTGCCAGCGGTTGGAACTGGGGGAGGCCCGGAGCGAATTCCGGGGACGCCTGGGACTGAAGTGAACGTGACAGTGAATGCCCAAGCAATTGCGAACGCGCAAGTTGAAAGCAGAAACACCAAAGATCCATCAGAACTTGTCCGACTCCTCGACGAGTACTATGGACTCGCCCGCAGGGACGATGTCAGGCTCAGCGGTTGAGGTACTGCCGCCAGAAGTTCCCAAGAATCCGTTGCGGCTGTATAAGTATCAAGCGGACTGGATTAACGATGAGTCGCAGTTAACGATCGCCACAAAGGCTCGGCGGATCGGCTTCTCGTTTGCGGCTGGGTTTAAGGGTATACGTAAATGCCTACTGAAGAAGCAAGACTTCATTGTTCTCAGCGCTGGCGAGCGGCAATCAATTGAATTTATCGGTAAGTGCGTCGCCCCACATTTGCGAGCGATCGGGGCGATTGCGGAATATCATGACGCATTCTTTCCGGGCTCCTCGATTTTAGAGAAGCGCGTCATTCTTGGAAACGGTTCCCGCGTTATAGCACTGCCGGCGAATCCTGAGACAGCGCGAAGTTACGGCGGGGATGTTCTGCTCGACGAGTTCGCGTTCCATCTTGACGCGCGTAAAATCTACGAAGCTATCGCGCCATCAATAACCCTTGGCTACGAGTTGGCGATTATCTCGACGCCAAATGGTCAACAGGGGCCGTATTACGAGTTAGCCAAAGAAGCTGGATTGACGGGAGAGGAACCCAAGAGCAAGCGATTCTCCCCGCACAGTTGCAACATCTTCCAGGCGATTGAACAAGGATTTTCGGATCGCTTCGGTAGGCCATTGGTCGCAGAAGAAGTTCGGCAGACATGTCTTGACGAGGAGATGTGGCTCCAGGAATTTTGTTGCCAGTTCCTTTCGATTCTTTCGCAGTGGATACCATACGAACTATACAAGGCGAATGAATCGAGTTCGGCATCAAGCGGGGAGCCAGACCCGGAATACTCAAACATGTACGCGGGTTGGGACATCGCCCGTAACAAGGATCTGTCTGTTGTCTGGTTCATGAACCAGGTAGGGGATGTGAGCGTAACCCGCGGACTCTGGGAGATGAGGAACATCCCAACGCCGGAGCAGGTACGGCGCATCTGTGCGATCATGCCGCGGATTCGGCGGCTCTGTATCGACAAGTCGGGCATGGGCCTTCCTATCTTCGAGCAATTGGAAGAGAAGTTTGGTGCGAGCCGGGTAGAGGGAGTGCAGTTCACGCTTCCTGCAAAAGAGGCGCTAGCAACGCATGGCAAGCGCCGGATGGAAGAAGCGAAAGTCCGTATTCCAGAAGGGCAAGACACGATCCGGTATTCCTTCGCTTCGATTAAGAAGACTACGACAGCGACAGGCCAAGCGCGCTTCGATGCCGAGCATGACGAGAAGTACGGACACGGCGATCACTTTTGGAGTTTCTGTCTTGCGGAATCAGCGGGACATAATCCAGGTGATGGGTTCATGCGCTGGTTGCAAATCAAGTCAGACGAGAAGAAGCAAAATGCTCCGGTGCCAGGCCCGCAGGATATTGGCGGAGGGCTGGTGTTGGGCGCGGCTCCAGTTGCTGGCACGGTAACAGTGAACGCGCCAGAGACGGCGGGACCGGAGAAACCTAGAGAGCAAGTGAAACCATTCACCGATCCGTACGGATTGCTGCAAAGAGCAGCGAGGAAATAAATGACGTTCCGCTCACGAACCGATTTGAACGTACAGCAACTTCCGAGCACCATCCCGGTGATGGGGCCAGCGGGTTCTATTGTTACCGACCCTGCTTTCGGATGTCAGATCATTCGCGCTACGGATGAGAACTCAATTCTGTTATCGGGGAAGCCGAGTGCGTTCTGTACTGCGGGAGACGGCGGGTCCGCTGATGTCAACGTGTGGAACATGGATTCGACGATGTTGTACGTGCAGGATGCAGGCGGAGGCGGATTCATTCTCAGTTTTAATCCGCTAACCTTGGCAGTGAAGCGCATCTTTACATCGTTCCGTCCGATTGGGGGTTGCGTATTCAGTCGAGTAAGCCCAACGGTCCTATTCAATTTGAACGGCACGCAATTTCTGCAATACGATCTCTCGAATCAGTCTTTATCTACTCCTCCGGCGCCGGTTCTCGTCTGTGACTTTGCCGAGCAGTTGCCCGCGACGGCAACATGGAAGAGCATAGGAGGAGTGGAAAACGGCGATACCGTATTCACGGCTGCATTCTCCACTGCTGGCGACCAGGGAACAGGAATTTATGCTTGCTGTTATATCGTCGGCTGCGGGTATCGCACTTGGAATACGGAAACCGGTGTAGTAAGTGGCACGTTTGGGACACAGGGAACGGTCAGTTTTCCCGATCGATTTACGATCCACAATGTGAAAGGGAATAAGACCGGCCAGTGGCTAGTGGTAGCAGCAACCACGAAGTTCGCCGGGGCGATTGGAGAGGGACCGTATCTCTGGAACATCAACACGTTGCAGGTTGGCAATATCGGTGTAGTGTGGGGCGGGCACTGGACTGCCGGTTACTGCGAATTCTACAATTGGGACAGTTCTGACAAATTCGGTATCCCATACGGGGCGCACGTTCGGCGCTCGCTTTACAATTTGGGGCAGCCAAACAGGATAGCAAACCCGAGCCCGACGCCAACGTTGATGACCGCGTTGGATGATCACGTAAGCATGAATGGGCAGGATAGCTCACTGTTGATTTCTGGGACGGCGTGGGTTGTTCCTGTGGGGTCACCACTCGCACCATTTCCGGCAGCCTGGTACAACGAAATCATCGGGTTTGATCTGACGGGCACGGGCATTGTCTGGCGCTTTTGTCATACGTTCACGAGAGGCAGTTCGGGAAACTTTTATGCCGACAACGCCATTGCGTGCGGCGATCAGTTGAATACTTTCGTGGCGTTCACGTCGGACTGGATGGGAACGCTGTCTGGGGAGCGAGCGGACGTGTTTATCGTTGCACTGAAATAGGGGGCGATTGCTATGCCATCGGGCGGAGTGCTTGTATTATGCGCAGCCCTTGCTACTGTGATGTACGTTGGCGACAAGGTTGTGCACCTTAAGCCGATCCAGAAAGCAAATCACGAGATCTGCCGCGTCGCGACAGGATTTCAGAAGTGCAAGACCGCAAAGAGATTGGAGACCAAGTGACATCGAAGGAATTGGTACAGAAAACTGTGCTGGGCTGGAGTGGCAGACTGGCCGCACACGAAATTTCTTACAATGGCGACGGCCATGTGCATCGTGCGATTCCTTACAACCCCACGACCCCAGCGGTTGCGCTACAGAAGGCGCAACTGATGCAGTCGGACGGAGTGGATATTTGCATCTGCACATGGCAGGGGCCGTGGGCAGAATCCTGCAATGCGGCAGCGATAGCGATGCTGGCCGCGTGTGAGCAGGTAGGGTTGCAGTTTGCGCTACTGCTTGATCCTGGCGGAATGCAGAAGTGGCTAGCAAATCAATCGCAAGCAACAATTACGGACAATGTGATAGCGGCTCTGCAAGCGGTCTCCACGGTGCAAATGATCGACTCCCCGGCGTACGTGCCAGAACGATGGGTATTGGATTTCAACACAGGCGCGAACCTGTCTACGCTGAAGACGGCGTTGCCATCGCTTACGTTCCTAGAACAGGGGGCGGGTTTCAGTTGGATTAGCATTCCAGCAATCACAGATTCGACGGCTCGCAACACTGCCGCAGTGGCGAATCTGAAAACGCAGCACGCAAACCCAGCAATGAAGATTGCCAGTTTCTGCAAGTCGTTCGATGACAGCGGCCAGCCTTTACCGACAGGAGTGCAATCGCAATCGGCGTTTGATGCTGCAGGCGGAGTCCGAAACCTCACCAACTCCGTGTGGAGCGGCCCAGCCCGCATTCTGGAATCGTTTGCGGGCCAGTTCTCGCTGCAACAGTTGGCGACGATCAACCCGGCGACGCCGGTGATCGCCATCTTAACTTGGTCGGATTACGACGAACAGAGTTCCGGTCCTCGCGAAAAAGTAGTCGCCGAGGAGCAGGGAATCGTCTGGTTATAGGGCTATAGCCGTGAAAGTGATCAGAGGGAACTGAAATGGCGCGCGGACTTGTCCAATCCGGGTTCGGTAAGGCAACGCCGATCAGCCGTGGCTTGTTCGAGCGATTCACGGATGGCGTGAACACACAGATTTCGTCCATCAACCCGATGGGATGGATGGGGCCGTCGCAGCCGATGGCCAGAGTGGCGCCACGCGGGACGCAGACGCGCATCTGGGATTACCGCTTTGGGCAGAACATCGATTACACGCCGAAAGCGTTCGAGGGTTACTGCTACGAGGTGCTACGAGACCTAGCGGACGGTTTCGATCTTCTACGGATGGTGATCGAGACGCGAAAGGATCAAGTGAGTCGCGTTCCGCATTCGTTCACAATGCGAGCGCAGCCAGGCGAGCCGCCGAGCAAAACGAAAGAGCGACAGTTGGAAGATAAGCGCATTGGTAAACTGGAGGAGTTTTTCTCGAAGCCAGATGGCGTGCACAGTTTCTCCGACTGGCAGCGCATGATTCTCGAAGACATGTTCGTGATCGATGCGCCTTGTGTCTGCCCGCGCTGGCGGAGAGATGGCGGAGTGTACGGGTTCGATGCGATCGACGGCGCAACAATCAACATCCTAGTGGATGAGAACGGGAGACTTCCGGAGCCGCCAGACCCAGCGTATCGGCAGATTATCAAAGGGATGCCGGCAGTGGATATGATGATTCCGACGCCGGCAATTCGGAAGTCGGATCAGTTATTTTATTTCCCACGCAACGTGCGGACGCGCTGGCTTTATGGATATAGTCCAGTAGAACAAGTTGTGCTGACCGTCAATATTGGACTGCGGCGCCAAATCCATCAACTTCAATGGTACACGGATGGGACGATCCCAGATGTGTTTCTCGAAGCACCAGAGGGTTTGAGCGAGGACCGCTTCACGCAATTCGAGGCGATGTGGAACGAGAAGTTTGCGACCACTCAGGCCCGCCGCAAAGCTAATTTCATTCCGCACGGGACTGCGGTCACCTTCGCGAAAGACCCGAAACTGAAAGACGAGATGGATGAATATCTCGCACGCAAGATCGCTTACGCATTCAGCGTGTCGCCGACAGCTCTGGTCAAGATGGTGAATCGAGCGGCCGGCCAGCAGATGAGCGAGGACGCGAAAGCGGAAGGGCTCGAACCCATCTTGGCATGGTGGAAAGAGTTCATGGACGATCTACTTGGATTCATGGGCTGCTCGGATATCGAGTATGCGAACGGACAGAGTTCACGCGAGAATCCTCTGCTGCAAGCGCAGGTCAATCAAATTTATCTGAGCACGGTCGACGACCAGGGCCACAGCGTTCTGCGGGCAAATGAAGTTAGAGAGGATCTCGGTCGCGACCAAATTGACTACGCCGCCGAGGACGACGAAGAATTCCAGAAAGGACTCGATCAGCAGAGTCAGCGCAACGATCTTCAGGCAGACAGCCAGGAGGATATGATGCGCCGGCAGCAGCAAGTACAGCACGCCGACGAGCCGCGGCCCAAGGCGGCAAAGGCGCTTGCGGAGTGTCCGCTGTGCCGCACGGGAATGAAGGTAGTGATGCGCGACGGCGATACAGTGACCGGGCCGCATCACGTGGACAGCGACGGCACAGAACTGTTGTGTTATGCGGCGCAAAAGGTTTTGGGTACGGCGCAAAAAAAAAAGGCTCGAAGCCTACGCGCTACCGGGTCGACTCGGGTTCTCGGAGCGAGCGTCACACGCAAGCTTTTGTCCGAACATCGAACTTACTGAGGCGATTCTTTAAGCGGTGTCAGGCGAAGTTGGTTGCAATCGCCAAGGAAGTCCCGTCGCTGGGAAAGATTCCAGAGGGCTGGCACTTCTACGATCCTGAGAGTGGAGCCGAGCTGCCGAAGGCTGCGGCCGTCGATATGATGCGCGACGTGATGAAGGTCGCGACCGCAATGATCGTGCTGCCGGACTCTCTGGCGGCGGAAGTAATTGAGAAGGGCACGGCGCTGATTGCGGACGAAGACTTGGCTGGCAAAGGCCGAGAGGATGAGCCGCACATCACGGTCAAGTTTGGGGTGAGGGAAAATCTGGACGAGACCGCGGAAGTGCTGGTGGAGTTCTATCCGTTCGATGTGACGCTGGGCAAGACGCGAATCTTTTCTCCAAGCCAGAACAGCGGAGGCGGATCGGTTGTGTACGTGGAAGTGATTGCGCCGATCCTACAAGACCTGCACGACCAAGTGAGCGATGGCATCGGCTTGCGGCACGATGGCGCGGATTATGTTCCGCATGTCACGCTGGCCTACGTGAAGACGGAAGAGGCTGCGAAGTACGACGGACTCGATACGTTCGAGGGGTTGAAGTTCACGGCGAATGTAGTGACGATCAAGCGGAAAGAGGGCGGCGTTTGGAACTTGGACCTCGGCGCTGCACGGCTCACGGCAAAGGCCGGAGACGATGAAGAGGATGAGGAAATCGAGGAAATCATTCTCGATATTCTCAAAGGGTTCCAGGAGATCGTACCTGCGGTGCAGCACGAACTGGAAGGCACGTATCTGGACCAGGCGCAGACGATGGCGACTGCGATGGAGAGCACGGTCCAGTTGTCGGTACTGAATCAGCGAGCTCTGGACTACGCAAGAGCGCGAGCCGCTGAGATGGTTGGCATGAAGTGGGTGGACGGCGAGTTAGTCACGAACCCGAACGCAGTCTGGGCAATTACGGACACGACGCGGGATGTGCTGAAGGATCTGATCACAAACGCATTCACGCAAGGGCAGACGCCGGCAGAGTTGACGAAGTCAATTGAGCAGACGGGAGTCTTCAGCGCATATCGAGCTGACATGATCGCTTCGACTGAGATGTCGAAGGCTACGATCCAAGGCTCCCTTGGAACGGCGAAGGATGTGGGTGCGATTGGTAAGCAGTGGGAAACCAGCGGCGACCACGACATTGACGACGAATGCAACGACAACGAGGACGATGGCACGGTTGCAATTGGGGACAGTTTTAGTAGCGGGGATGATGGTCCCCCTTCCCATCCAAACTGCAATTGTGCCCTTGTGTATATCACGGCGGACGATCCAGAAGCAGCGGACCTGCTGGAACCTGAAACTGTAGGGGCGGAGGATTGAGATGGCGCAATATCAGCCCGACCCAGCACCGATCACGCAGCACGGAATGGGTCCGTGGACGAAGCCAGTATCACCACAGCCTCCAGTGACACCGGGAACGGTGAAAGCGCAACCGCCTGAGAAGCATCAAGGGAGCGCAGATCATCCACAAGGCAGACCGCCGAAATGAGTGAGCAGGGAGACTTCGCGAAGCAGGTTGCCGACGAAGCCGCGTTGCTGATTGAGATGAAGCGGTTGGACCGCAAGAAGCACACGGCATATCTGTGCGGCCAGCGTGCAACCTCGATGGGCATGATGCGAGTGTCGCCGTACTACGAGGATGGGGCAGCGAACGCGGCGTTCTTTGCGGGGTTCGATGGCAGGGATGAGCCGACGCTGGATGAACTACTCGCTCCGGTGCTTGAGACGACAAATAATGGCGTATCCGCTTAATGTCGAACTGAATGGGCCGCCGCAACCAATCGCTGGCATCCAGTCCTGGAAATGCGGCATGTGTCCGTTTGAGTTCGTTCATATCGAACCAGAAGAGACAATTCTCGCGGCGTTAAAAATGAGCGAGCATCTATTTCTGATGCACGGCAAGTCAATGAGCGAAGTTCCTGTGCACTGCCAGCAGCACTAATTCAGGAGGAAGTCATGAGTAGGGCACGGCAAGCGAAGCAAGTAAAGAACACGGTCGTAACGGCGAAGTGCAAACTGAGCCGCGAAGAGTGCAAGGACGCAAACTGCCCGGTGCACGGCGAGCCGAACGACGAAGCGCCAGGTCCGGCGCCAGCAACGAAGGGCGCGGAGAAACTGGAAGCGGCGGAGGAAGAGGGCCGCAGGATCGCGGCGACTGGCCACGCGATTCCGATTACCGCAGTTGAGGCGGACGAATCCCTCCACCCGGTGGACTTGCCGGGTCATGTGCTCACGATGTTGCGCGAGGCGCACGACACGATCAAACACATTCAACATCAGAACGATTTCACGCGTGACCTTTTGAGGCGGATGGAAAATGTACTGGAGCCGCCTCCGGAGTTGATGACGATCGAAGAGGCACGGCGGCGTTTGGGCGTAGGTGATGTGATTCGATGCAGCGTAAAGCCGGACCAGTTAGCAGGATAAGCAAGGCACGCGCACGAAAATTCAAGTGGCGCGATGCGCCAGACAGAGGAATTGTATGGGAGCACCCAAAGTTCTAGCGGCGGTTGGGAGCACGCCGGTAGCAGTGACGGCAGGCGCAAGCGGATGGCAGGTTAGCATCGCGCCAGCACCAGGGCAGAGCGGAGCGTATCAGGTTTACGATCAAAACCAGAATCTACTGGCAACGATCCAGGGGAACGCGAGCCCATACCAGTGGACGCTTTCCCAGACCGGAGACCCATATTTCTCTGGGCAGATCGTCGGCTACGTGTCGGTGCCATCGGGCACGATGAACATGCTAGTGACGGACACTGGAACGCAAGCGACCGCCGTACCGCAGAGCGGCGGAGCATTTGGAGCCGCAGGAGCGATCACGCAAAAGAGTGGGCGCGCATTCCTAACCGGTGCAACGGCCACGGCTTACACTTTGGCTGCGCCGACGCCTGGAGCAGATGACTTCAAGTTGCTTGAGATTACTGACGCGGTGGGTGCCGCTCACACAATCACAACACCAGTGAACGCTCTGAATGGCACGCAAAGTATCGCGACGTTTGGCGGCACGCGAGGAACTGTGTTGGCATTGCGAGCCTACCAAGGCGTGTGGTACGCAAGCCCGAGTACCCCGGTTACGCTTAGCGGAACATAACAAGAAAGGCACGGCATGGCAACGGATCAATTATCCTCCGCGAATGTTTTGCGGGCACAGCTCGATGCTGCGAACGAATTGCTCCGAAGGTTGACGGCAGTCCTAGCCGCGGTGCTGGTGGATCATCATCGCGGCAGACTGCTGATAACGAGCGAGACGGTAGATGCGATGTACGGCGACCCGGCGCAAGAGAACGGGTTTATGGTGGATGTGCAAACCGTGCAGCCACTTGGCAAGCACAGGTTGCAGGTAATGCAACCGAATGGCTCAACGTATGTACCAGCACCAGTAGTGATTGAAGGCGAGACACTGGAAGCCTCGGTCTGCGAGGATCCAAATCATAAGCGCGGCAACGGCTTGCGTTGCGAGGAGTGTGGGAAACTTCTGGAGAAAAAGGCGTAATGACTCAGGACGAGGTTGACGACTTCGTGATCCCGTCAATATCGTTTACGTCGCGCCCTTCTCATCTCGGGAACGATGGTAGCTGGGACCCTGCCATGTCGTTACGCAAACCAAGGGAGGCCACGCGGGAGCAGGTTGACAAGGCGGTAAGTCACTTTATAGACCTGTTGCACGCTGGCATCGTGCCTATGCCCTACAAGCCATAGGTGTATGGGGTGCCAATGGCACGCTGTTGCCAGGAGAGGATTTCTGACATGGACGCAGATAAGGCAGTCCAGTTTCTCGTGAAAGATGACAAGGGTAAGGGACATCTGCCCTACACGAAAGCGGACGGCAAGCCTGACCGCGGTCTCATGGGGGCGGCGCACGCAGCTCTGACAAGTCCCAAAGGATTTCGTGGCAAAAGGTACGAAGGGCCAGACAAAGCAAAGGCGCTCGCAAAACTGAAGAAGATTTATAAGGAGGAGAAGATGGAACTTCCCAGCGATAAGGCCGCCGCTGCCCTAATTCATTTAATGGCCCTAAAAGGGCGAATTACAAAGAACGGAGAGCCAGAAAAGCGTGCAACCTTCGCAATCAAGGGCTGTTACGAAGCACCCCCTGATGATCCTGAACCTGGTCTGTTCGTGGAAGGCATTCTAGCTGCTGAGGAGGTTGATTTCGAGGGGGAAGTGATGGACTACAAATCCTCGAAGCCGAACTTTCAGCGCTGGAATAAAAGCTTCTCCGACATGACTGGCGGAAAGAGCGTCGGGAACGTGCGTGGTCAACACAACCCGAAAATTGCGGCCGGTAAATTTGTCGAGATGTCATACGACGACGACAAACTATCTATTCCCGTACTGGCGAAAGTCGTCGATCCTGTGGAAGCAGATAAAGTACGGCAAGGCGTGTATACCTCATTTTCCATCGGCGCACATTACGCGCGGAAATGGAGAGATGGGAAATATACCCGCTGGACCGCCGACCCGTTCGAGGGTTCGCTGGTGGATTTTGGCTCGATTCCGATGACTCGCGGATTCACCTACCGCGCAGCCGATGGCAAGGAAGAGCAGCGAGAATTCGACGGCGGGCGCCGCGAGTTACGAAAATCGTTCGAAGCGCTCGGCAAACCGCTGGTGGTTGAGGAAGAGGATCGCGTTGTGAAGGCCATCACTGGGATGGCGGCGGCGAGGAAGGGCCTGTACACAATTTCTGGATTCGCGCAGTTGGTGCAAGAGTTGATCTATATGCGCGACTCCATCACCTTCGAGCGAGAGATGGAAGGTGATGCCTCTCCGGTCACGGATCGCGTGGCCGAAGCAACGCAAGAACTTTTGGAATGCCTTGCAGCCTATACGCAAGAACAGGTCAGCGAGGAAATCGGCAAGACTAAGGAGAACACCGTGGAACTGAAGGACCTTGTAAAAGATATCGACACGAAGCACGCATCCGCAGCAGCCGATCCCGCTGACAGCAAGCCAACCCCCGACGCCATCAAGACGGCACTGGATAGCGTCAACGAAGGCCTGAAGGTTTTGAAGGCCGCAGGCTATTCTCTGCAACCTGGCTCCGCACCAGCCGGGCATGACAGTCCGGTGCGCGCATCGGACACAGACAGTAAGGCTGTGGCGACCGACCCGAAGGCGAAGGGTCACGCGGAACTGAGCAAAGAAGATTGCAAGGCGGAGGAGTGCGACGTGCACAAGAAGGCGAAGGCTGCGGCCGATCCTGACGGCGAGAAGTGCAACAAGACCGCCGAGGAATGCAACGACGAGAAGTGCATGACGCACAAGGGCAAGAAGTCGGCAGCGGCGGGAGCCAACGGGGATGTCGCCCTGAAGCGCGCGGACGTTGTGAGCATCGTGAATGATACGATGGGCACGAAGTTGACGGAGTTCAAGACCGACTTCCAGCGAGAGGTAGTTGAGCCGCTCTCCACTCAACTGAAAGCGATTGGTGACACAATGGTCGCTCTCGGCGAAGTAAAGTTGCCGACACGCATCGTAGCGCGTCCCGGCACCAAGGCTGTGAGCAAGGACGATGAAGCAATCAAGGAAGCAGAGGACGCGCAGAAGGCAATCGAGAAAGAAAAGAAAGACGGCACCACTACCAGCACCATTCTGCGAATTCGGGAGAACGGCCAGCGCGTTAGCTGGTAGAAGAGTTTCCGCAAGTCAGAAAGGTTCCCAGACCTTTCTCATGTACGGCACGTAGCCCTAGACGATCTGGCCCGGATCGTTGACCGGCACATCTTGCATCAGGAGAAAAACAAATGTTGCCTCTCGGCATGACCGCGGAAACACTTGAGGCCCTGAAAGCCATTCGCGCACGCGGCGGTGTGGCATACAAGGACATCAATACGGGCCTCGGCTATCAGTGGTACGATCTGCAACCGCTGGTAGACCGCACCTTCCCACAAATCACCCCTCTAATCTCTGAGGTTCCACGGCTGGCCGGAGACGGCGGCAGTTCGACGAACTGGAAAGAGATCTATGCCATCAATGCTGGCAACCTGTCGCCTGGCGTTTCGGAACGCAATCGCAACGCGACAGTGTCGACGTTGCTGCGCAACCACTTCGCGCCGTATGCCGAACTTGGCTACGAAGACTTCGTAACCTGGAAGTCGGAACTCGAAGCCGGTAAGTTGACGCCGGAAGTGAAAGCGGTTGCGGTTGAAGACCTGTTCTACGCTTCGCGGCAGGCAGAAGAGAAAGTGCTGCTGTGGGGCAACACCGGCTTGGTAAGCGGCGGCAACGGCGTAACTTTCGGAGTCGCACCGACTCCGGTCGCGGCCTTGGTTGCTGGCGGCGCTTTGACGGCGCAATCCACTTCGCTGTGGGTTGCAGCGCTGACACCAGAAGGCTTCTTCAACTCGACTGTAGCGGGTGGCGTACCTACTTCGATCACGCGAAACAATGTTGGCGGGTCGACGGACACTTACGGCGGTGGCAGTTCGCAAATCTCCGCCGCATCAAACGCCGTGACCACGGCTGGCGGCAACTTGTCAGTGAGTGGCACGGTTGCATGGGTGCCGGGAGCCGTGGCGTATGCATGGTTCATCGGTTTGACTTCTGGCGGTGCTGCTACGGCGCGGCTGGCTGCAATTACCACGATTAACTCCGTGGTGATTACGGCGAATCCGGCTGTGACCACGCCGATTTCAGGCTCGACCGTTCTTGCTTCCGGTTGCAGTCAGGACAATACGGGCAACCAGCTTGAGTTTGACGGGATGATGACGCAAACTGTCGCAGGCTATCTCGCGGGTTCAAGCGCGGTAGTAAACGCGCAGGCCACGGGCGTGCCTGGTACCGGCACCGGCCTGACCTACGACGGCGCGGGCGGCATCGTGGAGATCGAAGCGGACTTCCTGCAATTCTGGAATGCTTCGCGGCTAATCCCCGATGAGATCGTCGTTTCAGGGCAGGAGTTGAAGAACATCCTGCAACTGATCATCAACGGCGGCGGCGCTTCGCTCTATCGTTTGAACTTGGACGGCAACGCGATGCGCGGAGGCATCACGGCAGGAAACCTAATCCGCAGTTACCTTGGAAAGTTCGCAATGGGCGGCGGTCACGAAGTCTCGATCAGCCTCCATCCGAACATGCCAGCCGGGACGATTCTGTACCGGACTAAGCAACTGCCGTACCGTATCCAGAACATGCGGAACACGTTTAACATCCGCACGTTGCAGGAGTGGCGGCAGATTGATTGGCCAATCGTGCAGCGGTCGTGGGACTACGGCGTCTACGTAACTGAGACGGCAGAAATGCACGCATCTTTCAGTTTTGGCATAAGATCTAACATCGCCAATATTGGCTAGCGCTTACACGGTATAGGTTGCAGATTCGCGGCAAGACAAGCAGCATAACTTTCCCTGGCAGGGCACTTCTGGGATGTATGTCGGGGGAGCCGGAACGGGCGGCGGTTGGGAGACCGTCGCCCTGAAGGTTTTATAATTCAGACATGAACGATCAAGGCTGCTACCATATTTGCTGGCCTCCGCCGATGTACAATCCATCGTGGCTCGGCAGGTTGCTCGGTTTCAGTATCGCCCAAGCCATTGGTCTCACCAAGATTATGAGGCTGGTAGTCAATAAGCCGAGCAAGGGCGAATACGCATTCGACTCGGCCACTGGCGTTTTCACATTCGCGGTCGAAGACGCTGACAGGGAGATTCTGATTGGATCTGCGATACGTACTATATAAGTCGTGCAGGTTCAAATCCTGCCTATGCTGCTCACATAGATAGCTCGCGCGGTAGCGGGAAACTGGAGGCAAACCAGTAGAGCGAAGGCCGTCCCAAAAAGGACGGCTTTTCTATTTCTCCACCGGGTGGAGGGACTGGGAAATAAATGCTGACCGACATCGCCACGGTAATGCGCGCGCTGCATCTCGTGACGACCAACAGCGTGCCGGTACTGTCGCCGCTAATTCCTGATCAGAGCCAAGCGTTTCTGGATGAGACCGGGCGCACGACCTTTGATCTTGCAAGCTATGTCGAGACGCGGGACGGACTCGGCAACGATACGATGCAGTTGCAGTATTTCCCGGTGCAGTCGGTCGCATCGTTGGTCAAGAATGGCGTGACGATTCCGCTGTCAACCGCATGGAACATGTGGGGCTACCAGTGGGACGCGCTCGGCAAGATCACGCTGATCTGCGATTCGTTTAACTGCGGGAATATCACGTTCAACCGCAAGAACGTTGTTATTACCTACACCGCTGGCTATCCCACGATCACGGTATCGAACGAACTACAAACCATCGTAGCAACGAATCCGCAAGGGCCAGGGGGGACGGTAGCGACATGGCCTCCGCCGTACACGATTTACGTTCTGCAACCGAACTGGCTGGCGGATGGCGGCGTAAGTTATTTCGGGGGCGCGGCGTTGACGCCAGTGACAGGACCGCCGAGCGTGGGACAGTATTACGTTTTGGGAAGTGGCGGTTACCTGTTTGCTGCGGCTGATGTGGGCAAGCAGGTGACGTTGAACTATACCGCATCTGGCTATCCATCAGACTTGGTTGGTGCCGTGACGCGGATGATCGCTCTGCGCTACTATCAGCAGGGGCACGAGGACAAGAAGCAAGACAAGCTCGGCGAGGGAACAACGACATATTCTAAAGAAGCGTACCCAACAGATGTTGTTAGGATCATCAAGAAATTTAAGAAGCATTTCTTCCTTCCCGGATTCTAAATGCCCAAAGCCTTCGACTTTTCCGTCAGCGGCGACATGGCAGCGCGTGCGCGAATGGAAGGTATGCCAGACCGCCTCGTGCCGCTGCTAGTGCGAAATTTGAACACGGTCCACACGCAACTCCAGCGGTTTATTGTGAGCGACAAGTTGAGCGGCCAGGTGCTCAAGTCGCACTCTGGAAACCTGAAGCGAAACATCCTTCAGATCCCTGCAACGGTCGAAGGCTATCAAGTTACGGCCGGTGTAGGGCTCGGCAAGAATGCCAAGTACGGATTGGCGCATGAGTTCGGCGCCGATATCCCGGAACGAACGCCAGTGAATGCTAAGGCGCTTTCGTGGATCGGCGCGGATGGGGTCCGCGTGTTCTTCATGCGAGCACGGGCGTTTCATCTGCCAGAGAGAAGTTTCCTGCGATCCTCATTTACTGAGTTCCAGCCAAAGATTCAGGATGCCGCGGCATCCGCAGTGCAAGAAGCCCTATGAGTGGTCCTTCAGTCTTTATTCCTCCATCGCGAGAATCGGTCTACGCCGCGCTGTTCGCGTTACTTCAGTCGGCGACTCTTGGCGGGAATCCGGCCTTCGTAACCACGGGGCGCGCCTTGCGGTCACAGGAACAAATCAACGGCATTGAGCAGCCGGCGATGTTCATGTTGCAGACGGATGAAGAGTGGAAGCAGAATGCCAGCGGCCTGCCCTACGTGTCCGATGCGATGGTCGAGGTGTACATCTTCGCGCAGCAGCCGGACGATCTGGTAGCGCCGTCTCCGCAACTGAATAACTTGGTCGACGCAGCACTTGCGACCTTGAAACCTCCATACCCAGGACAGAAGCAGACCCTTGGCGGTCTTGTGGAAGCGGTTGTACTCCGCGGCAAAGCAGAATACCGTCTTGGTCTTCAGGGAGTGATCAATGCTTTCGCAGTCTTTCCGGTTGTACTCATCATGCCGAAGTGGCAGCAGGGTCTCGGCTGAGTCATGGTTTGGAATCCGGTGCGCATGGCAAACGGGACATGGCTCTGGTGGGCCACACTGCCAAGCGAGTGGACTGCATGGGTAATTGACGATTCCTGGCGTCGAGGGATTGGGACAGAGTACAGGATTGCAGTCTCGGTCAAGACGGTGACATTCTTTTCGCCGGGCCGATTCATAGACTTCCGCGAGGCGAAGGTTGCGGCGGTTACTCGAGCGCTGCATCTCCAGTGGCAACCGCTGGCGAATAACGGGCACTTTTCCAAAGAACGAAAATCCACGTAGAAAGGAATAAATCTATGAAGATCATGGGAGGGCGCATCGTCGCACTGGTGGGCATTCTCTCGCTCATGCTCTGTAGTCTTGTACTTGCGCAGGATATTCAACCAACCACGCAAGGGCCAAACAAAGAGACGGCAGCCTCGGCGGTAATTTCAATTTCGGGAACGCCGGTCTTCTTCGCGGATAGGGGCGGCACGGTTTCTCAGGATTTTGAAATTGTCGTGAACGGATCTCCGTCCGCGCTGACAGTCAACGTTTACGGGTGCGGACTCTTTGTTTGTACTGCGCTTCCGCTCGGGACTTCGACAGGAACGGGAAGCCAGCACATCCCGGTGAGCGGCCCCTACGCCCGGTACGAGGTTGTGCCGACTTTTAGCGGCGGAACTTCGCCGACCGTACAGATTAATCGCTACGCAACGACGGCACGAAGCGGCGGCACGACGCTCACGGGTACGGCGCCAATCGTAGTCGCGGGAGGGGCAGTGTCATGCCCCACCTGCGGCACTGGTACGGGTAACGTAATCGGCGCCACTACGCCAACAGCGGGCGATGCGGCGTCATTTGCCGATACCACTGGCAAGTTGCTAGCAGATGCCGGTGGCCCAGTCCCAACGACCATCGCTCCGGTAGCGACTCAGTTCTTAAGCGGGTATACCAAGAGCACTGGGGCATTTACGCAACGGGCTCTTGTGAGCGGCGATGTTCCAAACAATGGCGCGAACACAACCGGCAGTGCTGGAAGTTTTACAGGTAACTTGGTCGGCGACGTGACGGGAGCGCAGGGCGCGACGGTTGTTGGGAAAATCAACGGTGTGCCTTTATGTTCTGGCGTCGTTCCATCTACGACGCAAGTATTAACCTACACAACAGCGAGCAGCCCGAATCCATGTCTTACGTATGGATCTGTTAGCCCGCTTACGACAACTGGCGACATATATATCTACAATAGCGGTAATGCTCGGCTACCATTTGGGGCAAATGGCCAATTCATGTTTGGTGCGAGCGGACTGCCGGCATGGGATGTGAATCTAACTGACGTTTCTAACCTACTTTCATATACCGGGGCGAGCGGAATCTCCACCAGTGGGCCGATCGCTGGCGGAACTGGAATAAGTAGCAGTGGATCGGGGGCTGGACGATTCAGTGCGGGTGCTGGTGCTACGCCGTTTCCAATTAGCGGCAATGCTTATGAATTAATCGGCCCCGCGCAAACGGGGACGGAGTATCAAGAGATGGTACCGAATGCTGCAGCGACTGGGTTTCTCTACGATACCTCAATCACTCCAGCGACGGCCGGTACGATCACTTTTAGCGGGACTGGGATTGCTACGATTCCACTCTCGACGGGCGGCACATATCCAGCAGGGATGTATGCTGGGAGCGGCACCGGGCCTCCTTGTCAAATCTCAGGTAATGGCACGAATGCCACCTGCACTACGACGATGAATAGCGGCGGGACGGCTGTCGCAAGCTTTAACGTCGGACTCCCTGGCAGTGGCTACACTTTAGCTACCGCATCCGTGCCCAACCAAAACTTTCGCTCTTATCTTGCGACAGCAGGTATTCCTCAAGGCGGTACGGGCCAAGCAACGGCCAATGCGGCATTTAACGCCCTGTCCCCAATGACAACGTTGGGTGACATTGAGTATGAAAACTCTACTCCAGCAGCCGCTAGATTAGCGGGGAACACGAGTGCGACCAAGAACTTCTTAACACAGACGGGCAATGGAACGACATCATCAGCTCCATTATGGGGGCCACTTGCATCTGGCGACATTCCGAATAATGCGGCGAACACTACAGGCACAGCTAGCAATGCAATCGCTGTCAATACGAACGCGTTTCCCGCTGCCGGTACCTTCGTTTCGGGTGGTATGCCCTGCTACACGAGCACGACCGTAGAGGCTTCTTCCCTATTGTTTAATACGGCGCAGCCTATCATCGGGAGCGGCGCTGGCACATGCCCAGTAAGCGCTTCAGGAATTAAGTTTGGAAACAATTTAATTCAAAGCACGGCCAACGCCAGCAATATGACCTACTCTTCTGGCAACGGAAACGTCAATGCTAACGTTGCCTTGGGTACGACTACCCTCCAAGGGCCAGATATCAATGGGACTGGCGGAGCAGCGTCTGTCGGTGGGCAAGCTTTAGTCCGCGGCGGAAACAACGCGGCCACCAACGCATCAAGCACGGCTGGAAACGTCGAAGTAGTGGCCGGGACTAGCGTGAGTGCTACGATCGGCCATCAGGGTCTTCATCAATTTGGGGGTGCCTATACAAAAGGCACGACCTATACTCAATGGAATCTTCAGTGCTCACAATCTACGGCGGAACAAACACAGGACTGCACGGCGAGCCCGACCAATGTGATTGGAGTTGGTGAGAGCGTGAGTGCGACTGGCGTTACGGTGTTGGATGATGGAGATATCCCGATCAATGCCAGCGCAGCGGTGACGGCCGGGCATTCGGTATGCGCAGGCACGACGGCTGGACAGGTTACGGATAGCGGCGGCACAGGCCCATGCACATTTGGATCAACGATTGGGCACGTAACGCATACCAGTGGGACTTACACACTGCCGGATGGCGTGAGCGTTACAGCGAGCACTTCGCTTCCGATTGTCCATTGGGAATATCGTGCGCCGACCTTCCCGCAAATGGTGGGTTCGGTTAGTTGCACACAAGCCAACTGCGCATCCTCCGCGACCACGCTATTCACTACAGGTGGAAGCACGGCACTATATAACATTTTCGCGGCAATTGACTGCACCGGTACGACCTCGACAGCTACGGCACAAATCAGCGTCAAATATACTGATCCCAGCGGGACGGTACAAACTCTCGCACCCACGGCTGCGGCCTGCACCGCTTTAGGAAGTTCCTCGGTAGCTATGATAAACCAGAGTGTAGAAGCGCAAAATGCGACAGCGATTCAATATCTAACGACGGGAGTAAATTCACCGAACTATCAAGCCCGCGTCTCCATTATCCAGTTAACCACGAACTAATGCGGAGAATGAATGGCTATCTTAAAGAGAGTCTTAGTCCTATTTTTATTAGTCGCATCCATTGACGCACAACAGCAACTCAATCTGGTTATGGTCGCGCAAGCGCCGCTCGCCTCGGGGGGATCGACGGCAGCCCTATATACCGGACTCGTCAATAATGTGTTCCAGCAAGGCGCATCGGGGAGTCTCGCGCGCTATGTAAGTGGCGTGACGCCTATTGTCGCTTGGAATGTGGTGGACACTGGTACGACTGCTCCATCAATCAATTGGACGACGCTCGATGCCGATCTTAATGCTTGGCTATCAAACGGCGCGCCCTATCTTGGAATCATCTTCGCGCCAGCGATCGAAGGCGGCAATAACAACGGAACGCCAGCTTATGTCTTTACGACAACATACCAGGCGGCCATTGGAGCCGCACAGCCGCAAGATATCGTAGTGACGGGTTCCTATAGGGGTGGCAGCGGCAGTCCTTACGGCAATGCGAATGGCGCAACAGGATGCACGACAGGCTGTGATTACAATATCAATACTTGTGTTACCGCTGGCTGCACGTGGACGAATAGCGGCAATGACACGAGCGGACTCCCGGTGAGTATGATCGGGGAACCCATTGTCACCGCATGGGAATCTTTTGTGCAACAGGTTTACATCCACTTCTCTTCGGCCTGTGCGACGGGCGCGGGAGTGACGGACTGCACAAATGCGGCGACGGTGACCGCTAAATTAAAGTACATAAAGTTCGGTCCAACACAAGGCGGCGAAGCGAGTGTAGTTGGATTGGCCCTTTGGCCGATTCCCTCGGCGTACTCGACCTTCTCGCAGGCTTTTGTGGGAACTAACTCAGTGGCTCCAACTACGCCAACATGCCATCTCACTGGTACGGGTGGCGTGCTCAGTTATCTGGAACAGTTTTACGCTTTGCTGGGAACCTATATCACAACCTACAATCCCTCGTGGATAGTGGTCGAATCGCTTCACTCGAATGGCAATCCTCCCAACGCTTCTTATGCGGACTGTCAGGCGATCTACGCAAAGGGAGACGGGTTGGGATTCGGCACCAACGGGTTAGAGATCAGCGACCAAGCCAATTATGCTGCTAGCAACGCGCCGCTTACGCCAGACCTTACGAATTGCACGAGCGATTGGTGCTACAACGTAAACGCCTATTGGCTGAATGTGCCGGCGAACTATCTTCAGACGTTGACGATTACCGATCCATCAAATGGATATCCACCTGGCGAAGTTACTTCTGGCCAAGCCGGCTCGCTTGTAACCCTACTCACTTTTGCTTCGCAACGCCACGTGAGTATTGCGGAAATCTATCCGTGCGATGCCATGTTCGCCTTTGCAACCGCATGGAGTGGCCTTCCATCTACAGGTAATGGGGCAAGTTTGACCAACTGCCAGAGTTGGTACAACCAATCCTCGGGTGGGATTATCGGCTCGTCTGTCGGGGCGATTGGCGCGGGTTACGCGGTCAACGACACAGGCACGGTGACAACGGGCGGGGGTAATGCAACTTACATTGTTACGGCTGTCGTCGGGGGCGGAGTCTCATCTTTCAATATTGTGCTCACTGGGACTGGATACTCGGTTTCAAATGGCCAAGCGACGGCGAAAACTTCGGGGTCCGGGAATGGAGCATTCACGGTAAATGTAACGGCTATCTCACCGCTTGCGGGGAGTTACAATGCCACTGGCGGCGGAGCAGGGGTGAATAATCAGTATGCGGAGGCGATTCAAAGTTTCACGTCGGCCAGCCCTGCGGGGACCGCGACTCTCACTGGTAATGCATCTGTAACAGGAAAGGCCTCGATTCAATGAAGGTTCCCTTTATCACAGTAGTCTTCATCGCACTGACAGCAGTGGTCGCTGCGCAAAAGGTTGTACTGCCGATGCAAGTCGAGAGAATTCCCTGCCAGGCTAACTCAAACTACATCGGCGATTTCGGACCAATGGAGGGCGGCACAAATCCGGCGTTGCGCGCCGAAATTGCAAAGCCGAACGCTGGAGCACCTAACGGCAGCGTGAGCCTGACATGCACCGCAGGAACAAGCGGAGCCGGACAGGGCGCGGCGATGAGTTTCAATTTTTACCGGGCTACCGCGACGACGGCATCCTGCCCGGCGAGTGGTTATGTAATCCTTGGCACAAGCCCGATGTTATCCAGTTGTGCATATGCAGATACTACCGTCTCGCCGAACACCACCTACTGCTATACGGCAACGGATCTAGATATTACGGTTGGTGCGACGTGCCCTGCGGGAGTGGTCTGCGAGAGCGGCCAATCATCGCCGCTTTTAGTCACAGTGCCAGCGCTGCTTCCGCCAAATCCGCCAACGGGATTGACGGCTGGCCAGATCGTTGCAAAGTCAGTGCCCTTGCAATGGAAGGCTCCAGCGGCCCAGGCTGGCGTGATCGTGGAATCCTACAATGTGCTGCGGTGCCATGAAGCGAGGTGTCCTGACCCTCCGCTGGCTGCTACGGTGACAGCAACGAAGTACACCGACACCTGCGATTACACAAACCTCCTGTGCTACTACGAGATCACGGCCAATGACTTGGTGGGCGGGGTAAAGGAAACGACCGGGCCGAGCAATATCGTGGAAGCCAAGGTTAATTGATGCGTCGGCCCCTGAAAACGGCAACAAGCTCTCAATTGCCGGGACGATGCTGTAGCGCAGCGCTCACCGCAAACCAGACGCCAACACTGACTGAGCGGGAAATTTTAGCATTAAAGTTAGCTGCGGAAGGATTGAGAAACAAAGAAGCTGCCGTGGTTCTTGACTGCTGCAGGACAAACGTGCGGAAACTGTGGCATTCAGCCTGCGTAAAACTTGGCGCAAACAATAAGTGCCACGCTATTGCACTTGCGATCCGAAGGAAGATCATTTGAACGGAACGGAACGCAAAAATCTTCTAGCGCTCACCGCCTCAGGGAACATGCTTCCAGATGTCGCGGCGCACGATTAGCCCGATCAGAGATGGCGAAACGTCATATTTGTCAGCAAGCCGACGATACTCCGTACCAATACGGGCCTTGCAATCAGTGCGTATCTCTCTCACCTGATCCTCGGTGAGTTTGGACTGAGGAAGGTCCTCTCCCCGCTTGGTGCGGTTGCGCTTGTTTCTGTCGGCGGCGTTCTGGGCGTCAGTCCCTTCGATAACGTGGCGGGGGTTAAAGCAAGCCGGGGTATCGCAGGTATGGCGAGCCAAAGGATCAGGCCAGCGCCCGTGAGTCAGGTAGAAAGCAAGCCTATGTGCCCGTACTCTCTGCCCTGCTCCAAAATAGCAACGCCCATAGCCACCACTCATTTTGCCAAATGGCCAGATTAGGCACGCATCTGAATTGTGGGCTGCGATAGCCGTTTTCAGATAAAGCAACCGTGCGTCAGCATTTGCGAGATGCCGCGTCCGCATCTCCTGAAGAACGTCTAATTGTGCAGTAGAAGGTTTGCTAGAATTACGAGGAAGCATCGTTGCCCTCCGATGGCAATGGTGGTTTATGGCGAGCACGCTTTCGCGAGCGTCTCGCCTTTCCTTATTCTAGCAGAGCGCGAGATCGCAAGTCCAAACGCCCTAGGCGTAGAAAAAGGAGAAAGCATATGGTAATCGAATTCGGAAGTGGGGTACTATTTGGTAAGCCCATCGCGGGCAACCTGCCCACAAACCCGACGCCGGTGCGTCTCGGCGTCTTACAAGAATGCGCGATCAGTTTCAAGGGAGACTTGAAAAAGCTTTACGGTCAGTATCAGTTTCCGGTAGCGACGGCGCGCGGCAAAGTGGATATCGACATCAAAGGCAAGTTTGCGGCCTTCGATCCGATCGCAATGAACCAGTTGATGTTCGCGCAGCCGCAAACGGCGGGCATTACGCTGATTGCGGATAGCGAGAGCCATCCAATTGCAGCGACCGTTACCACTACGAACGCCTCAACCTATGTGGCCTCGGGCGGAGACTTCGGCGTGCAGAACGGTACGACGGGCGCGACGATGATCAACGTGCCATCCTCTCCGGCTGTTGGCCAGTACAGCGTGAACACCGCGACGGGCGTCTACTCGTTCAACGCGACAGATGTCACGAGCGGGTTCCCGGTTCTGATCAGTTATTTGTATCTGGCCTCGACGCGCGGCTGGACTACGGCCCTCACGCAACAGCTCATGGGCTACGCTCCGGTAGTCGAGATGTTTTTCTATGGCGACTTCCGCGGCAAGTACCTGGCGTGCCAGTTGAACAACGTAACCATCGGAGATATCTCGCTACCCTCGAAGCTTGAGGACTTCTGGATGTCCGATCTCACTGGGTCCGCTAATGCGGACGCGAGCAATAACGTCGGCTATCTGTACTCGGATGCCGCATAATTCCCCCCCCCCCCCCCTCCACTTGTCGGGCGGAGCGTTCTGCTTCGCCCGACCTCTAACCTCATTCCCCGAAAGGAACGAAAGCCATGCGCACGAAAGAAGTAACAGTCAATGAAGTCGCCTACCCCCTAACTTCCCTCAGTTGCGTCCAAGTCGATGAGATCATCTTCGCCAACGTAGATCTAAAGCAAGACGGCGCGACTGTCACTGCGGTTGTGCAGGGAACCAAGCGAACGATCCGCGACCGCGTGTGTCCGGCAATCGCAGCCTCCCTCAATAATGCAGTCGCCATCAATCACAGGACTGGGTTGCCGGGCGATGCCCAATGGTTCCTGCGAGCAAACCGCTGGGATGCTCCCGATGGTATTGCAGAAGAAAAGTGGGCGACGCCAGAGTCGGTCAGCGAACTGCTTTACGACGAATCAATGCGGCTCTACGGCGAGATCATGATTCTCACCGGACTGCGTGCCACCGCCGAAGTGACCAAGCGAGCGGAAGTAAAGGTGCAGCCAGAGGGGGAAGAAACAGCCACCAGCGTCGTGCACTAGAGGACATGGTTGGCTGCTTATCGGTGGAACTGCACAAGTTTCCCGAAGAAGTCTGGTGCATGTCGTACTGCGATGCGATGTTGCAGTGGCGGGAGTTTGAAAAGGCTCCGCCCGTGCGTTATCAGGTCGCGCAATATCTCGGCTACAAAAACCCTCACCGCAAGTGGACCGGCAAGGTTGCTCCTGGCGACTTTATTGAAATGCAGAAGGTCATGGGACCGGCTGCGCCTATGCCAGCACACTTGAAAGAGGCTATCAAGTGGGCAGAGGGCATGAAGAATAAGCATCCTGGGCTAAAAACCGTGCAGTAAGTTTTCATTGGCTACAGACTCGACTCCCTGCTGATTCAACCATAACCCCGATTCCGAGCTAAGGCCGAAACTCAAATGGAGGGAAAACATGGAAAAGATCACAGCGGAAATAAGAGTAACAGGACTCAAGGTTCAACCGTTCGCTTACAAAGGCAGCACTGGCGATGAGGTTGGAGGCGAATCATTAGAAATGCGGGCTGCTGGTTTCTGGGTCGATGAAAAGACCAAGGACCACTATCCCGTATCGCTTCACATGACCGTCTATCCGGGGCACGGCGTCGTTCCCGCGATAGGCGATTGCGTGAACATCTCTGTAGAACGCAGCAGTTAGGCGGTCCGCAGGGGGGTCGAGTCTGTAGCCAGCGACAAATCCCTCCACCCGGTGGAAGGATTCGAGGACAATCCCATCGACGACGTTGTTTTCAAACTGACAACCGTATACGACGGCGCACAACTAGCCGAAGGTATGTCTGGGTCTACGGCTGTGATCGAGGGCGATGTCGCCGCATGGAAAGAAGCATTTGCTTCCGCATTTACCCAGATAGAATCCAGCAACGCCGCTGTCGTTGAGTCCATTCGCACTCTCACTGCCGCGATTGACACCATCCCAGTTGCATCTACTAAGGCCGCTGCCGAATCAGGGAGCGCCTTCTCCGCCCTTACTGAGCACATCGTTAGTTCTGCTGAGGTAGCAAAGCTAGAAGCGGCCGGCATCGGCGGAGCTTTCTCTGGACTCGGCGCAATCCTCGGCGGGGGACTTGCCGTAGGGTTCCTCGCACATCTTCTCGATGAAACCAACAAAGAGGTAATCGCGCTGGGGAACCTTTCCGTGCAGAGTGGAGTGTCAATCAGTTCACTCGCAGGACTACAACTGACGGCGAGAGAACTCGGCATTGATTTCCAGGTTGTCCAGCAATCCATGACCAGGTTGGAGGCGGCGCAGGCTCGCGCCGTTGAAGGCAGCCGGGCGCAAGTGGAGGCCTTCGCGCGTATTGGGTTGACGGTCAATGAGATCAAGAATCTTTCACCGGAAGAACTGTTCAATACCGTATCCGGAGCCATACAGCACACGGGCAGTTCCGCGGATATAGCAGCATCCGCGATTACGCTTCTCGGTCGCGGTGGACGCGCCTTAATTCCAGTATTCAAGGAATATGGCGGGACGCTCGACGAGGTAATGAAGAAACTCGGGGAGGAGAGCGGCGTCACTGAGCAAGCTTATCAAGAAGCGCTGAAATACCAGAAGGTCATGGCGGACCTTGGCGACGAGATTCGTAAACTGGCCATCGAGTCCATACCCTACCTAACGTTCGGGATACAGCACCTGTCGGCGTTCTTGGATGAAGCGAGAGCGGCAGTCGGCGAACTTGTGATCAGATCCGTCGAGTGGGTAGCGGTTAATCGTGACGTTGCGGATGCGCTGACTGGAACTAAAAGTTTTAGCGAAGCCTATGCGGACATCAAGGTTCAGGCGGCTTTAGCAACTCAGTCCATCGCGCAACTGAACACCGAGACGGCAAAGTTGGTGAATCAGGACCTCGGCAAAACTCAAGAGAAACCAGGCGACCTAATGAACTGGGTCAACAGCCTCGACAGTGGCAAGAATGTACCATCGGGCGCAGGAGCACCGGCAGCGAAAGATAACCGCCTCGAAGACTGGAAACTACAACTTCAGCAGATGCAGGATGCGAGCAACCAGTCGCATCTGGAAATGCTGGCGCAGGAAGTGGCGTTCTGGGATAACATCCTGCAAACCGTTAAGTTGAAGACTGCGGAAGAAGTCGAGATCCGGCACACGATTGCGACGGCAAATAAAGAGTACACGAAACAGATCGAAGGCGATGTCATTCGGAGTTATCAGGAAGCGGCGCAGGCGGCGGGCGAGGGCACGGAAAAGCAAATCGCCATTCTGCAAACTCTCGAAGCCTATGTAGAGAAGACCTCGGGCAGCCAGTTCTCAGCAGAAGCCATCCACGCGCAAGAGGAGATCACGAAGGCCAAGAATGCGGCGGCGGAAAACGAGATCAAAAACCTCTCGAAGATCGCGTCGATGAATGAGGAGATCGCCGCACAGGAAGCGAAGCGCGCGACTCTCCAAGTCCAAGAGGCGGTGAAGGACCAGCAAGCGCAGATCATCGAGCAGAAGGACCAGCAAATCAAGCCCACTGGAACCATCGGGGCCGTTGTCGACGCAAGCCAACTCCAGGCGCGGTCCTCTCAACAGATTGCCATCGCACAGAGTGCCGCGTCTCAGGAAGAAGCAATCAGTGAACAACTCAGAGACAAACAAATCGCAGACGCGGAAGTTGTGGAGAACGCGAACACCCAAGCCTTCGCGGCTGGTACCATCAGCCTCCAGCAATATCAGGAGGAGCACGACCGCATCGAAGGCGAGATTACAAAGTTCATCCAGCAGCAGGCAACAGAGCGCGAGGAGATCAACAAGAAACTGAACGATCAGATGGACAAGGCGGACGAGCAGGAAGCGAAGAAGATGATGCAGATTCAGGAGCAACTAACCAACTCCTTCGCGGCTGCCTTCGACAAGATGATTTTTCAGTCCAAGAATGCGGGTCAGGCCCTCCGCGATTTGTGGCAGGGGATTGTGAAAGCCATCATCGAGCAATTTGTGAAGATGGCAACGCAATTCATCATCCAGCAGACAGTGATGAACGCAATCGCTAAGGCTTTGGCTGCACAGAAGTTGGCAACGGCAATGGCTGCGGATGAAGCGGAGCACGTCACGACGGTAGCGGCGAACGAACTCCAAGTACAGAGTTATGCGGGAGTGGCGGCTGCGGCTGCGTTTGCTGCGAATGCCGAAGACCCTGTCGCGGCTGCTGTGGCAGCTACGGCGGCGTTCGCTGCTACAGAAGCTTTCGGATCGGCTGCCGCAGCGGAGCGCGGGTACGATGTGCCGGGAAAGAGCGGCGTGTATCCAACGTTCCTCCATCCGCGCGAAATGGTTTTGCCGTCCGACATCGCCGGCGGAGTGCGGAGCATGGTAAACAACTCGACTTCGAACACAAGTGCGGCAGGCCAGACATTCAACGTGCGCCAGGTGTTTGCGCCGACGATCAATACGCCATTCAATCCGGAGGAGCACGCGGATAAATTGTTCTCGATGTTCCGCGGCAAGTTGCGGAAGTTGGGGGTGAGCGCATAATGTCCTCGCCGCTGCTCACGTTCCCGCTGTCAATTCCTGCAACGTTCGGCTGGCCTCTGAAACAAACTGCATATGGCACGACAATAACCCAGCATCCGGCAAGCGGGCGCGGCGATATCCGCATTCCGACAATGCTTTACCCGCGCTGGAAATTCTCATTGGACCTCTCATTTTTGAAAGGCGACGCTACGGGCGTCAATACGAACTGGCAGTTGTGGACAAACTTTTTTATTGGCGTCCAGTTTGGAGCTGCGGACTGGCTCTTACTTCACCCATACGACAACATAATTGGCAGTTACAAAGTCACGGGGGCGGTAACGAGCGGGGTCTTCTTCCCGGACGAACAGGTAGTGCAGGCGACTAGCGGGGCAGCGGCGCAGATGATTGGATCGACCTTTGGAATCGGCCCATTGCTCATGGGACCAATTACAGGCACTCCAGATGGAACGCATGGATGGGTCGGTCAACAGAGCGGAGCGGTGTTTACGCCGAGCGCGACTCCGGTTGTAAATACCTCGCAGGCAATCGCGACAGGTGACGGCACGACTACCGAATTTTCCATTATCAGAACGTTCGTGGTCGGCGGCGCCCAGGAACTTATTCAGAATTTCTCGGTCGGATCGCCACAGGTATTCTTGAATGGTGCTTTGCAGTCATCCTCGCTGTACAGTATTGACGAGTACGGAACCATCACGTTTACAACCGCACCAGGCGCAGGCGTAGTGATTTCGTGGATTGGGCAATTCTATTACCGGTGCCACCTCCTGAAAGACGAGTTTGACGATTTGAGCGAGGACTATTACCAGTTATGGTCCTGCAGTTCCGTGGAGTTTGAAAGCAGCCTTCTCTGAAATGAAGAAAATATCTCCCGCCCTCCAAGCCTTCTTGCTCACAGCGAACGGCATCATGTCGCGCGCCGATCTTGTGAGCATCACGCTTCCGAACGGGATGACGCTCAATGTTGTCTCCGGCACGAACACCGATATCGTTTTCCCTGCGAACGGAATCCGGTTCTATTGCTCAAAATACGGCGTTTGGGAGCGCGGCGCGTTCACGAACAAGGCAGACTTTAAGCCAAGCAGCGAGTCGATGGAACTAAAAGGACTGATTAAGGAAACGGTCTTCTACCCTGGAACCACTACCCCATTGATGCAGGTGATCAATCTCGGAATGTTGAGCGGAGCGACAGTCAGCATCCAGAGCATCTTCTGGTCCGCGGGTGCCCCGACTGCATCCTTCTATCTTCCTGCCAACCTGAATGTAGGATGGACAGGCGGAAACGTTACCGGCATCAGCATGGGTTCGATGCAATTGACGGTTGGGCAGATCGGAAATATCAAGAACGCGGGCCGGTCGAATATTATCTGTGAAGTCTTTGATCTGCTTTACATCCTGAACCGCCAGGTACCTCCGTTCAGCATCCAGTCCGCGTGTCGTCATTCCGTCTTCGATCCAAGTTGCACGCTAAATGTGGCGAACTTTCAAAGCACGAATGTTCCACTGGATGCGACCAGCACAAGCCTTTACTTGAATCTCGATCTGCCAGCGCGCGCAAGCGGCACAGCGTATGCGTTCGGCAACTTGATCAATGTCGGCAACGTGATCTACATGTGCACAACGGCAGGAACGTCGGCTGGCAGCGCTCCAACGTTCAACTCCGCACGCGGCGCGATTACATCGGACGGCTCTACGCTCAGATGGACCTCGCAAAACGGCGCCTATCCGTTGGGTTACGTGTTCTTCACGGGCGGCCAAAACACAGGACTCAAGTGGTCGGTGAAGGCGCAGGCGATCACGGTAGTGGGCAGTCTCCAGCAGTTGCAACTCATCAAGCCCCTTCCGTTCCCGGTGGCACCGGGAGATACGATTCAACTGATTCCAGGGTGCGATAAGACAACTGCGACGTGCTTGGGCGCATTCAATAACTTGATTCACTATGGCGGCCAAAATCTGGTTCCCAATCCCGAAGTGGCGGTATGAACCATCAATCAAATTCTGATTCGAGAAATGCGGCGTGAGCACTCTCCGCGAGCAGATACTAGCCTCAGCGCTCTCGTGGAAAAACACCCCCTATCATGACAGGGCCGGTATACGTGGAGTCGGGGTTGACTGCGCCCTACTGCCCCTTCGCGTTTGTCAGGAGGTTGGTCTTGCGCCGCAAGATTTCGTAGTGCCAGTGTATAGCCCACAGCAATGGCTTAATTCTAAAAGCCAGACTGACAAGTATCATCTGAAGTTTGAGGACCGAACGATGCTAGACATCGTTTTGAAACTTACGAACCGCGAGATCACAGAAGCGGAAGTGCTGCCAGCCGATCTTGTTCTCTACAAAGTCGCGGCGTCATGGACTCACCTTGCATTTGTGATTCACTGGCCAGATTATCTTCTGCATCCCATCAAGGGACTCGGCGTCATCGGTTCTGCATCGAATGAAGGCTTTCTGAATAACCGCCCGCGCAGATTCTTTACCCTCGTGCCTCCAGGTCAGTAACTTTCCATATGAGTCTTTTTCAGAACAACGACAATCGTCCCCAGACTCGCTACAACGAACTCCGTACCTCTGAGGCGGTCTTAGGCACACCCCTGCCCATTCTGATCGGGCAGCAGCGTATAAGCTGGAAGTTGCTCTGGTATGGCGCGTTTACTTCTGCACAAGCGAAGCAGCAAGGCGGGAGTGGCGGCGGAAAGGGCGTGACAAGCTACGTCTACTCCGCTAGCGTAGCAGGCGCACTCTGCATGGGGCCGTGCGTAAACTTCCTTGGCGTGTGGGATGGCGTCGGGAAGTTTGGCATCGAAAGCCAGTCTCTTGCGGCCACTCTCCCGAGCAGCGGTTCGATCATCTTCACACCTCCGAACGGGACGCAGTATAAGCAAGACCTTGGTGTCGCCCTGCTCGTGCCCTACAGTCATACCGCAAACGACTACGGCTCGCCGGGCGCAATTGCCCTCACTGGAACTCAACAGGGTCCACTCGTCTACACTCCAAGCCCAACTCCAGGACCCGGCGAGTACACCGTTGTCGGTACGCCAAGCATTGGCCCATTTCAAATCACATCGATCGATGCGGCGGTGGGCGGAAACACCACTTACAACGGTGTGGTAACGGGCGGAGCCGCGAACGCATTTGCAGGGTATGTGTTCGTGATGGAAACTGCGAGCACCCTCTACCCGCAGAATGTTGGGCAGTTCACTTGCGTAGCCTCCACCGCTACAAGCGTCACGCTGAACAATCCAAACGGAGTGGCGGCGGCCTCGGTGGTTTTCCAGGCTGCGGTTCTTGCCGGCGCGCCAGTCTACGTTTTCAATGCGGCGCAAGCCGGAGCGCAGATTGTCGTCAACATCGCATATCTGCGATATCTCATCCAAGCGAACGAAAACGATATCGCGGCGGGTACTGTCATCGTTGAGTACCAAGCGCAATATAACTTCGATTCGGGGGTGACTTACTACCCATCAGGAGTCGCTCTGACTCCGGTGGCAGGCACTCCAACGGTGACCGGGACCTACAATCCAAACGGCGGTGGGCCACTTGGAACCTCCAATAGTCCATCGGGTGGCGTCTATCTGTTTGCGCCGGGCGATTGGGGGCAAGCTGTCACGATTGACTACGCTTATAACGATCCGAACATCGATGACAACACGACGAACTATCAGAACCTAACTTTCTTCGGCGGGTCGCTTGGGCAAGCGCCGTGGTCCTATCTCACGAGCAGTTTCCCGAGCGATGCTCTCGGCTACAGCGAAGTCTGCTATATGGCGAGCATCGCGCTCTATTTGGGATTCTCGAATCTCCTGCCGCAACTCAACTTCGAAATCCTTGGCCCGTACAGTTTCGGCGGCGGTGTCCCTGACGCGAATCCGGCCGATGCAATCTTTGGACTGCTGACCAACCCTTCCTATAAGTACAATTTCCCGGCCGCAAATATCGATACATCGCTCTTGGGAATCTACGCCGTCACGGGAGCCGTGAGCAGTGGCACATTCACCTCCGGCGAAGTAGTGAAGCAGACTACCACCGGCGCAACGGCGAATCTCATCGGCACAGTGACGGGTTCGAACCCGATGCAAACGACGCTGATTGTCGGTACGGCAAATGGGACCAGCACATGGGTTGGGCAGACCAGTGGCGCGATCTACACTCCAACGGATTCCCCGACATCCTCTTCGGCCAGAGCGCAGTGGTCTACAAACGATTTCTTTATTTCTGACATCCTCGATTCCCAGACCTCGCTCATGGATACGATCTCGCGATGGTGCGAGGCCGGTCAGGTCTATATCTCGTGGGACGAAGGGCTGCTGAAATTCATTCCGCTATGCGACACCACGACCGTGGGGAACGGGATCATCTACTCACCGCCGACGCAGCCAGTGATCGATCTGGACGATAGCGACTTTGTTCCCGAAGAGAAAGATAAAGATCCAATCACGATCGCGCAGACGCCGTGGCAGAACCGCTGGAACCGTGTCAACGTGCGGTGGAGCGTCCGGACCAACGACTACAACGAAGATATTCTTCAGGTCCAAGATGAGGCTTCAGTCCAGCAGTACGGATTGATGAGCGAGAGCGCGCAGGATTATCAGTTCATCTGCACGGAAGACGCAGCTCAGTACGCGGCGGCGATGCGTTTGCAGCGGCTGTCAGCGATCTACACGACCTACAATTTCACACTAAAATCCAACTTTGCTTTTGTCAGTCCAGGCGACGTTGTAACTGTCACAGACGGACTATTGGGGACTTCGGGAACGATGTTCGGACGCACGCCGGTGCGTCTCACGAAAGTTACCGACGATCCAACAAAAGGGATTGTCTGCGAGGCGGAAAACTTCCCTTGGTCGGTGGGCGCGGCGGTTCTCAATAACGTTCAGGCGCAGAACCCAAGCAACACGAACGATGGGCCGCAAGAGTATCCGGGCAACACGATCCCAGCAATCTTCGAAGTCCCGAATCAGGCTGCGCAGTGGAACGGTGGGACCATCTATATTTTTGCGAACGGCTCCAACGTAAACTGGGGAGGCTTTGAGCTCTACGTTTCGTTCAACGGGGTCGATTACACCTATTACGGCAAATACAGCACGCCGGGCCGAATCGGCGTTACGGCAAATGATTTTCCGGGAGGCAGCGGCAGCGCTCCGGAGAATACGGCAAAGCTTTATGTATTCCAGCCTCCAGCCGGAGGCAGTTCGAGCCTTGCGACGATCTACGCGAACGCGGATGGCGCGGTCGTGGCTATCCCGTGGTCAGCCGATAATGTTTCGCCGACGCTTGGCGGGTGGGAGACATCCAGCGGATCGGCGAGTGCAGGCTACAACTTCACGGACTTTGATGCTGTGATCAACACGCAGATCGGTTACGGCGCAACTTCAGTTGTCGTTCTCCTCGAGCCGGTTTCCTTTGAGCCAGCGAACGGATACACGCCGAACTATGTGTTCACGACCGGATATGCAACGAGCATCAGTTCACCAACCGGCCAACTCTATACCGCCGCCAGTACCTTCTATCCAGGCAGCGGCGCAATTCCGGTCAACACTTGCGCTCAGGGGGTGGACAACACCGCATTCCCAGCAGCTTTCCAAGCGCCATTCGTCACCGCATGGAAGGCCGCAGTCGTCGCAGCCCTGAACCACATGAAGGCCGCAAGTTACGCTTCAAAGATCGCATATGTTCGAGTCGGGTGCAGCACGGGAGGGCAGTCGAATCCGGTGTCAGTGGCGGCTCTTGAAACGATCTGTTCGCCGGCAACGTTCGCCGGATTGCAGACTGCATGGCTTGCTTATGTGAATGCGGTCGAGGTGGCCATCGTAGGAACCGCGAGCGGGTTTTTGTTTGACCAGGCAATATCGGGTGGCATGTTCTCTGGAGTCAACGCAATTCCTTATTCGTTCGCGGATGCGATGGCGGCTCAGGCCGTGGCAAATGGGTTTGGGGTCGGCGGCCAAGGTTTACAAAATTACGACATTACAGCCTTCGGAACCTACGGAACCATATCTGGAGGGTCGGCCACAAGTGGCTATCCATCGGCCGATTTCTGTTATGTGTGGGCCACGTATCCCGGCAGTTTGCATGAGTCTCAAACAGTCGCTGCAAGCAATCCAGCTTTTGTGGGAACACCATCGCAGGGGGTTATGGGGTCGTTGGTTCCACTGGTTCCCTTTGCGGTCGCGCGCGGGACGAATCGCATGGAACTGTACTATGCGGACTGGCAGGTAGCGTTCGACTCATCCAGTCCCTACTATTCAAGTTACAGTGCGGCCTATCAGGCTACTTTCGCAGCAGCGCGAGCAGGGAGCACCGGCAGCGGCACGCCTTACCCGCAAAACTATCTGGACAACACGAATACGCTGATCGTGAACATGCAACAGTCTGGAGCTACGTTGCAAAGCGTAACGGCTGCGGATCGCGATGCGCTGGTAACGCTGTCCGCGATTGTTTCGCCAGGTCAAGCCTTTACTCAACAAAACACGGCGACTGTGGGGCAGAGCGTAGGTACGTCGGCGTCCGGGGCCAGCGTCGGTTCGGCTGGGCCTAACGTAGCTCTCACTGCCCAAGATGTCGATTACTCCAGTCCTCGGGCTATCTGGAGCAACGTTAATGGAGTCCTCGGCAGTTCCAGTTACGCGAGCGTCGTGCTCAATTGTCCGGGGCCGTATGCCGTAAACTCAGACCTATTGGTGGCATTAACGAACTTCGATGTGCCTTCGCCCGGCATCGGCCCCATTGTTGGGGTCGCTGTGTCCTTTAAGGCGTACTACACGCAGAGCAGTGGCCCAACCTCCACTCCGGGACTCGCTGTGGCAATCGCCGAGGGGGAGAATTATTTCCTCGCAGGAACACAGGTCCAATCACTTACGACAACTCCAACGACATACACGCTTGGAGGGGCTTCAGATTTGTGGGACTTTCCTGCTGGCAATCTGTACGCTATCGACGGAATCCTTAACGGACTGGGCTTCACGTTGGAAGGAATCAATAACGTCGTCGGCTCCGATGTGACTGTTTACGTCCAGGACGTTCTAGTCACGATTTATTGGAATGCAGCTGGCGCGGCAATTCAATGGAGCAGTCCATCCTGTATCACCGGGACCAGTTGCGATGCTTCGGTGAGTTTCACATCCTCGGACGTATCGCAATGGCTCGCTGCAACAAATTTCGGATTCAGTCTTCCCTTCGGATTTGTCCTCGACGGAATCGTGGTTACAGTGACCGGCAAAATGAACTCAGCGCCTGGGACTATAACCGCTCAACTCATGTATCAGGGCTTGCGTATCGGCAGCGCAAAAAGCTTGGTGCTTGGAACGGGCGGGGGCTTTGGGTTGGCATATACATTCGGCACGGCTACCGACATATGGTCGGCGGAGCAAACTCTTGATCTCGACGCGCTTAATGACCCGAGTTTCGGCGTCGCATTTCAGTGCTCCGGGGATTTTGGCGACGATGCTTTCTTGCAGAACGCTCAGATCACCCTGAACGGAACCAGCACAACGAACCTAGAACTGATTTCCTACGAGACAGCCACTCTGATTGGATTGAACACCTATGCACTGACCAGCATGAGGCGCGGAGTGGACGGCTCCTATCCATGCGACCATCCGCCAGGTTCGGTCTTTGTCCGGCTTGACCAAGCGACATTGACCTATACCATCCCTTCGAACTTTATCGGCGAGTCGCTGTTTTTCAAATTCCTCAGCTTCAATGCATACGGAAATCAACTTCAATCGCTTGCAAATGTGCAGGCCTACGAGGTGGAGATTGGAAGTTTGTCTCCGGGGGCAATTGACGCAGCGACCGGCGCTCTGTTGACAGGCACGCCGAACTGGGACGTGTCGCTGATTGAGTCGGCGATTTCCGCGCTGTACGGCTCGTACGGTATCGACAACATTCCGCCAGGGTATGCACTCATGGGCAATCCACTACTAGGAGTGAGCGGCATACCTCAATGGGTTCCACTCGCTGGCGGCCCGAATCAGGGTGCTGCTCCTGGCGTCAATGATATGTACATCTACATCCCGCCGATCGCGGGAACCTATGGACCGGCTCAAGAACTTTACTTCTCTCAGCCAGTCCGTAATGTCATCTTCCCAAGTGGAATGACCAGTTCCAATTCTGGGTGCCGCGTTGCGCCCACTGGAAACATAGTAGTCTCGCTCAATAAGAACGGGATTCAGTTTGGAACAGTCAACATCGCCGCCGGCGCGACAACCGCAACGTTCACCGTATCCTCAAGCGTCATGTTCAATGGCCTCACGGACACATTCAGCATCACCGCGCCTGTGACTGTGGACAAAACATTCGCTGGTTTCTGGCTAGATATCTACGCCACGCGCAATAATTAGTCGCTAAAACGCGAAAGGAAATTATGGCACTCCAGTTCCTGATGTCGGGTGGAAACTTTATCGCAACCGTTGGCGTGAACGGAGCGGCGGGAGTTTGGGCCTCCGGTTCTGGTGGGTGGGTGATCGTCCAAGCTACGCCGGGAGGAAGTATTGTCGGTGACAGCTATTGGCACCAATCGGCGTCGCCTAGCAGTCCAGTTTTAATTACTCCTGCTCTCGGCGCCGGTGGCTGGTCGGGACTCATCGCGGGGTGCAGGATGAACGTAGCAGCCTTGTCGAACAACCAGGCTTTGATTCGATTCCTCGATGCTGCAAATAACGCGCAATGCGATGTTCGGATGAATGCCGCTGGACAATTATTTTTCACCAGAAATGGAATCGTCATCAGTTCAAACAGTTCATTTGCACTGACAGCAGTCAGTGATTTTTATATAGAGTTCAAGGCGATTTTCTCTACTACGTCTGGAGGAACTTGCGAAGTTCGGATCAATGGCATAGCAGTCCTAACCGTCACCGGAGTAACTAATGCGGTGAACGTAAACGGCGGAACGGTTGCTGTGTTCTGTTCGGTTAATCCCAGTGGCTGCTACCTTCGTGATTTCTATGTACTCGATACAACTTCTGGATCGAACGTAGGCTATCTCGGCGATCTTGCCGTCGTGGAGTTATTCGGCGATGGTCCGGGAGTCAATAGTGCTTGGACTCCGAACGTCGGACCATTCTCGATTACCTCAGTCGCGAATGCTTCTGGAGGAAACACTGTCTACACTGGCGCGATCACGGGCGGAGCCAGCAATACGTATCTCGGATATAACTTTCTTCCAAGCGGCTTCGCGCACTCCCAAAACAATACTGGAGGATCGAATCCAGCCTTCTTCGAGTGTGTCGCTTCGACGGCGACGACGATCACACTTAACAATCCTTCAGGTGTGAGCGATACGACAGGAAGCATTGCCTTTCAGTGTATCGTACAAGCTGGCATCAATCAGACAGGCACAAGACCGAACGCCGACGTGACATACATCTCAGATGCCACCACCGGCGACATCTCCGACTTTGTACACACGCCGCTCGTGTTAACTGGAATCGTTTTTGGAGTAGTTCATCAGTCCTACTTACGCAAAGACGATCTCGGCACGCGGCAAGTTGCGCAAGTCTGTCTATCGGGAGGCTCCACTGAGCAGGGCGCAACTATATCGGTCGGTAATTCTTATCAGTATTATCAAGATGTTTTAGAGGTTGATCCCAATACTTCAACTCAATTCAGCATTTCCGGCTTAAACGCGGCTTCGTTCGGCATAAAGGAGATCACGTAGCATGGCAGCACGTAACGACCAAGACCTACCGATTGCAGCAACCCTGCCATCCTCATCGAAGGCGCGCGATGCGCAGGACATGGCCCTGGCTGGAACCCTGCCATCGTCGTCAAAGGCGCGCGATGCGCAGGAAGGTATTATTGTTGCCGCATTGCCATCCATTGCGCGCTCACGGAACGGCCAGCAAGTGATCTTGGTTGCGCTCGGCAAGTCTCGCTTCCCTGTAACTTTTGTGGTTACATAAACCGTCCACCCGGCGGACAGATTTCGCCCCGAAAACAGGTGTCCTTAAGCTTATTGGCCTATGCTGCTGCCTACCTGGCTGAATACGTTGTTGGCGTTGTTTCCTATGAGCCGGATTGTGCCTATCACGATCACGAGAATCACGGCCAGCATTACGGCATACTCCGCGATATCTTGAGCTGCCTCATCCTTCCAAAACATTCTGAACACGATAGAACCTCCTGTAGGCCAATTTTAGTTTTCGAACGCTGAACATGATGATGCCGATAAAAAGAAGAATGTCCCCGACGCTGTAGAACCATAACCTCGCATTGTCGGCCAGTATGAGCCAATGACTCCCGGCACCGGATGCGCTCCAAATGCCAGCGGCTGGGACTATCGAGGACGGCATTCCGATGACTGGCATGATTCCGCCATTGCCCACCGTCACGACCGCGTTACTTAGAACGCCAGAGAAAAGAAAGATGGCTTCCGGCTCCGACATCTTCCGGCTACGCAATGCGATTTCCAAGACTGAGAAGATTGAAAGCCAGTAGCCAGCACAGGTAAAGACGCCGGGGGCTGACCGCCACACAAACCAGAAAATGGCTACGACAATAAATCTCAACTTCACGGCTCATACATTACTAGTGAATCCGGCAGTCTGTCAAGCCCCGAATTCCTCCACCGGGTGGAAGGATTCGGACGGGCAAGAAAAAGCATTGCATCCAAAGGGCGATGGGATAGAATGGGGATGCCTCCCCAGTCCTGCCGCACGGCACGGTTCGGCACGGTTCCGTCTTTCGTAAATTTTACTGTTGCTGTGTTGAAAATCTCAAGTTATAGTAAAAACTTGGAGAACCGTGATTGAACAACCTCTGGCACTGGCGGTTGATATCGGCGGCGATCTACTTTCCCAGGTTCGGGGAGCAGCCATTCAACTTATCGTACTGGCTGTGGTGGGGATATTTAGCACTGTTAGTGCCGTCTTTTGCTGGCTTGTGCGGCGTGATCTCAGTCGTGCGGCTCAGGAAGAAGCAAAGCGCGGCCTTGCACACGCGGCACTCGCAGAGCGATTCGAGGATCATGTCAGGCGATCTGGAAATGAAACAAAAGATATTGAGTACCGTTTGGGCATTCTGGCAACGCAGTGTCAGCGCGTTATTCCAGAGGTCACCATCCCAGAGTGGCCAAGCCGTTAAGCCGTGGAGTTGGTGGAGGGAGCGGCGGAATATGCGGGAGCAATTAAAACTCCACAAACAATTCCTTCGAGACAAGGAGGAATTGGAGCGCCATATCAACAAGAAAGGCATAGCCCTGATCCGGTCTTTATTCCTTGCCCTGGCTTGCACGATGGCAGTGTTTGCGTTCTCCTACCAGCCGAAATATGAAGTCGTGACCGAGCACAACGTCGCAATCCTAGAACAGTTGAACGATGGAGATTTCGCTTACAAAAGCGACGAAAAGCCGGAGGGTGACATCTACCGACCGTGCGAGATTGATAGGAAGCACGGTATTGACGTAACAGGAATGCTGCGGCAGGCAATCGGATACGTGGCCGACAAAGCTACTTGGCAGGAGCGCGGGACATGCAAGAGTATTCTCAGGCCGGAGTGGCAATTCTGGTTCCGGGATGCGAATAACAGTTTCACTTATGTGAGGGTAAAATAATGGCTGGACCACCGAACAAATGGGTTAAGCAGCAAATTTCAGCAATATCCGATCCCAGCGCACCGACCAGCGATTGGGTACTCACTCAGTTGACCGGCAACCTACCTATCAACGCTGCCCTTTCTTCGGTGTGCAGCGACGGCACATTCGCTTTCGTCGGGGTCTATAGCACCTAAAGTCAGCGCACGGCAAGGCACGGCATGATCAGCCCTCGGAGGGTAGGCTATGTCGCCCCTTGAGCTTCAGATTGTCACCATTGTATTTGGAGCCATGCTGACTGCGATCCTTGCGATCTGCGGCTATGTGCTCGTGACCATTACCAAGCATGGCGAACGCATAGGTATAGTGGAAACTCAGGTCAGTCCGCTGTGGGCGCGCGTGCAGGCGCAAATCTCTGCCGATCTCCATCATCCGGACGACAGGCACTCCGAAATGGATCGGCTTTTGGAAAAACTGGACCACCTGCAAATTACGCTTGCAGAGCGCGCAGTCTTGAGGAATCTGCTCAGGGAACGAATGCATGATCCAAGCGTTAGTCTCACGGAGCAGAAATCGGCAGCAATGATGATTACCGTAATGGAACGAGTATTGATCGAAGCACACGACGCGGAAGTTGGAGCTAGCGCCGATGATGCGCCCGATACCGAACAAGGCTGAAATCGAATCCAAAATTGAGCAGTTAGAGCAACTACTGGAGTTTAATCCCACAGGGCTGCCGGCCGCGGCGATTGCGACCGAACTCATGCGACTGGAGAAACAGTTGAAAGAACTGGAGAAAGAGGAAAGTGAATGAACTACGACGGCGACGACTTGGAATCGATGCGGCTGTGTATCTGGCGCGAGGCCAGGGGTGAGAAGGAAGAGGGTATGCAGGCGGTCGCCAGTGTCATTGTAAACCGCGCCAGCCAATGGTTTCCAACGGACCAGGCCCCGCTGCATCGCGTCATCTTCCAAAAGAACCAATTTTCGTCGATGAGCATTCCTTCCGATCCAGAGTTCCATTTGCAGCCAGCGCCGGACGATCCGCAGTACGCGTTCGCTCTTTCGATCTGTGAACCCACGATTAACGGAACGAACCCCGACCCGACCCACGGAGCCCTCTATTACGCCTATCTGAGCGAGGTCACGTCTGGATGGTTCTCTCGCAACATCTCAGGGCCGGATGGCAAGGGAACGCCAGCGCATCCACTGTTGGCAGTAATCGGCAAACAAAACTTCTACCGATAGGGGGACCGATGCAATTTGAAAGGCTCGACCTGTACGTCGGCGCGGCAGTGCTGATTGCTGTGCTTCTGATCGCGCTGGCATGGAAGATCGTTAACCAATCCGCATGGAGCCTGCCAAGCGTCCAGGACATTCAAGAACTTGCCACGATGTGCAACACGAAGGGCGGCATCGTTTTGCTTCTGGTTACAATGTGGGCGTTCACTTTAACGATCATCTTAATATTCAGCATCTGGGTGATCATCAAAGGGATTGATCCGCAGAACGCAATCGTGGTTCTCGTGTTGGGGATGATGACCAGCGGCGCATTCGGAACGATCAACGGCGCCCTTTTCCGCACAATGACAGGGGAAGATCCGAAGGCACCGGCTGGCGTCTCCACGGAAACGACTTCGACAAAGAGCACGGCGACCACGGAGGTAGCGGCACCCACGGTCCAGCCAGCGGCTCCTGCCGCTTCGCAGACTGGCACAGCCAAGTCTTTCCTCTGAGCACAATTGAGCATCTAAGATGTGTTCGGTCAGACACAATGAATCTAGGAGGCTTATATGCCAATGCTCTATCTGCTCGGTATTCTGGTTTGTGCGATTGCGGTTGGATGCTTTGCGGTGTGGGCTATCCGCAAGTTTGTTCCCGCTGAAATGCAGAAGTGGGTATTCCTTCTGGTGGGACTGGTCGCGCTTGTTTTCTTCTGCTACTTCGTGATGACCCTGGTGGGTAGCGGGGGTTCGTTCGCGCCTCTTAGGATTCGCTAATCAGGTTTTCTCTCTCCATCCGGCCTGCCCTTCGCGGCGGGCCGCTTTTTCTCTTGCGCCAAAGTTCCTTTGCGCGTATCTTTTCCCGCATGGCATTCGGAACGAAACAGGTCGCTGGCAACTTCGAGGTCGTAGACTATGAGGATGATTGTGTGACGGTGCGCCATCTCGCCACGGAGGTAGAATACACGTTCACGATTGCGGACGGAGCCGCGGACAAGTTTCTCGAAGTGCTACCGCTCGGGACTTTCTTCGCGGGAGCGCTGGAGATTGAGGATGACGTTCATTATTGCTGATAGGCAGGAGCGGCGCGTGTTGCCGAACGGCGTTCTGTTGATCACGGACTTTGAGCGTGGCATTGCGCTGATCTGCGATCCTGAGGCTGGCAGGATTTGCCGGTGTTGCGGGAAGGTAAGTTCGTTCTGGGATGTGACCATAGGGTATGAGGTGGTGGGGACGGAGCAGATGCAGCAACCGCCGTTCAAGATGAGGCTGGGGTTTAACTAAGATGAACACGACTGCGGAAGTAATCGAGATCGTCGGATTGGATCGCAGCGCGAAATTACCAGTGCGCATTGAGCAGTTCAGCAACTTCCGCATGGAAGTCTGGGAAAAGTTGCAAACCAAAGCGCCTTGCCCAGACAAAGCGCGGGCATACTGCTGTTACATGAACACGGTAATTTTCTATGTTGGCCCAAGATATATCGTTCGACCCTGGCACCATCTCTGGCGGTGCAACGGCAGACTGCTGGCAGAGAAACCCGGCAGTAGTTTCGAAGAGTGGGGGCGTACGGAGTACGAACTATATTGGGACCGCGTGTTTCGCTGGCGTGGCAATGAATGGGAAGTCGGGGGCGGCTCGGTTCTTTGGCTCGGCAAAGGGCTTGGTTGGTGGATGAAGCACGGAGCGAGAAAGAGAGTTAGCGATGAAGGACAAAACCGTAACAGTCACTTGCAAAGAGGCGCGGGAGATGCTGGCGAAGTACGAGCAAATCATCATCCACTGGCGTCCTGATGGCCTTATCAATCACCGTGAAGCAGACTACGACCCGGCAGTGGTGACGGTATTCGGCTGAAAGCTTCCACCGGGTGGAAGGATTTGCCGCCTACAGCAAAACCCGCCTTGACACGGATTCACTAGTACAGTTAAATTCAGAATCATGCCCGTACTGGAAATGCTCGAAGAGATTGACGGAGTCGGTGTCGCAGACATCGGTTGGTGCCCTGCTTCGGAAGAAGGAGAGCACGAGCGGCTTGTGCGTGATGCGCGGGCAGAGCGGGAGCGGATGGGATTCGACGTTGCGGAGTCTTCGGTGGTTTGCGGCCGGTGCCACATGCTGATTCCGCTGGAGTGCCGGGTCGGATAGAGGTCGAAATGCACGGTCAAGAAACCGTTTCAAAAGCAAGCCAGATGGCTCTCTGGTGAAGATGGTTGTAACGAACAGCCCACTCTCGCGCAACGCGGAACGCAGTCGTCTTGCTGGAAGCCTACCCATTGACTTCCGGTGTCCTGAGTGCAGCGCCGATCTAGGCACCCTCTGCTATCATGCGGATCGGCAGCATCGCGTCAAAGCTTTCCATGCTCGGCGGAAACTCATGGCTAACGCTGCAGCGCGGGCGATGGGGCTTGTCTATCCTCGGCGATTGAGGACCAAGCCGAGTCTTGGTACTGGTCAATTGCAGATGGGGAAAATGCTAGTTACCGACTTCGCGCAGCGAGCAATAGAAGAGCATGATCCACAAAAGGCGGTTCGCATTGTGAAACTGTGGAGGGGAGACAGGAAAGTTGATAAACGATGACCTCGACTATGTGTACCTGGCACCAGCGGCACACTGGCGGGGTGGAAGACTTTTTATCGAAGCCCAGCCATCGGCTGTCGCAGGTCCACAGCTTGCCGCGTTGAGTTCGCGCCAGCACCACCTACCGTGCGTGTTCCTTCTGCTCCGTTAAAGCATCGGCGACCTCGCGCAGCGCGGATAGTAAAGATGGGTTGAGCACTTTTGCACAGACTTCAACCGCCAGTCGGAGCATCATAGAAGGGCTAACATTCTCGGAGGCTGACATGGCAACCAAGAAAGCCAAGAGAAAGGCACGGCCCAAAGCAGCGCTTCCCACTCCTGAACCCTTTCCGCTCCCAGAGCCGGACTGCGGCCAGCACGAAGCCAAGTACGAACAACCCGAGGAACTCGGCCAGCAGCCAACCGAAGTTCCAAAGCCGGAAATTGCCGTTGTAAAGATCGAAGCGCCGGAACCAGATGAGCGGCTCATCGTGCTTCAGGTGAAAGGACAGCCCGAACATCTACCTGAGCCAATGCTGCCAGAAGTGCCCGTGGAAATTGAGCAGACCCCACTGAAGAAATCTTTCTGGCAATGGCTTGGGCTTTGAGGTAATCTGTACGGGACCGTCCGATTCTGATCGCGGAGAAAACTATCATGCCCGAACCAAAGAAAATCAAGGAAGCCCCTCTGCCAGTCAAGTTCAACGTGTCAACCCATATCATCGGGCATGGCGAGAAAGCGAAATTCATCTTTCACCCGGTCGGCGCGGATGGTGTAGGCATCGCGCTTCCGAAAGGTACGGACAAATTGGCGTTCGAAGCGAGCGACCCAGCCGCACTGCATTTGCAGCCTGACACAACCGACATCGGCGGGTTGACAGTGATTGGGAAGCCAGTGGCCCCAGGCCTTGAACTGGACGGGCTCACGGTGCACGGCCAAGTTGTTCTGCCCGGCGCCGATGCTCCGATCGAGGGTACGTCCGAGCCGATCAACTGCGTCTATGGTCCCATCGGAGCCCACGGGCACAAACTGGAATTGCCAGAGACGGACGAACAGAAGGCCGCGAAGGCGAAGGCCAAGAGCGATGCGAAGGAGCGGTCAGAGAAGGCGCGGGCCGAGCGAAAGAAAGCTGCGGAGCCAACTCCGGTGCACGCGAAACCAGCACAGCCGGGGAAGGCAGTAGCGCGGCTACACGAAGAGTAAAGCGAATGCCGAATCTTTCCACCGGGTGGAGAGATTCGGTGTTATATTCATCCGGCCAGCGGTGTGGCAACGCGAGACTCCAGCCGCCGACTTTTTCTCCGTCATGCACGGTCTGACCAAACTCGAATACGCCGCGATTCTGCTCACGGCAGTATGGGTCGGCTATCGCGCCTATCCTGGCTACGCGCTGGCCGACATGGTTGGCAGTTTGTTCGTTATGTTGTTTGCCTACCTTGCGATGACGGTAATCGTGATCTGGATCAAGAGCGGCGGCGACACGCATTTATGACGCCCGCCGAGATCGTCGCTACGCTCCAGCGCTACCGCTTCAGTTGTGCCACGGAAGATGAGTTGCAACGCGGCATAGCGCTGGCGTTGGTCGCACCACTCGGCGGCGAGACATGGAAGCGCGAAGTCAGACTCACCCCTCAGGACCGCCCCGATTTTTTTCTCGAATCATACGGCATCGTGATCGAAGTCAAAATCAAAGGCTCATTCGGAAACACATTGCGACAGCTTGACCGCTACGCATCGCTCCCCGCCGTGAAGGGAATCGTCTTGGTAACGACCAGGTCGGTGCAGGCGTTGCGTATGCCATACATGCTGCAAGGAAAGCCGCTCGCGGTCTGTTGTCTCCATGCTTTATGCTGAAAGCGAAAGTGCAAGACCCACACGGCGTAGTGTCGTTCTGGGAAGATGGAAACTGTTGGCTGATTAAAACGAAACCACACATCGCGCTCCGGATGAAGCGCATCTTCCCAAAGATCAATCCCGGAGAGCAGGGAATCCTGCGCCTTGCGGACACACCGGAAAATTGCCGCGACCTCGAATGGTTTCTCGAACGCTATCCGCATGACTGCCCTTACTTCCGAATGCTGCGAGAAAGGGCGAAGTCGCACCGAGAAGCAGAGGCAGTCATTACTAGCCTGATGAAAACCGTTCCAACGAACGGGCGCGTAAAAGAATTCAAGATGGCGAAGCCGCCGCGCGACTATCAAGTGCAAGTGGCGGATTTACTCAAGGCATCTGGCGGCCTACTCTGCGCGGACGACGTCGGCCTGGGGAAGACCGTGAGTTGCATCACAGCCATCGTCGATCCGAAACTCCAACCCGCGCTCGTGGTTTGCTTGGCGCATCTCCCGTTGCAGTGGCGAAACTTCATCCGCGAGTTCGCGCCGCATCTCCGCGTGCACATTCTTAGCAAAGGCACGCCATACAATTTCAAAGACAAGTGGGGTGATCTGCCGGACGTGATCATTAGCAGTTATGGGAAGATGCGAGATTGGGCAGAGACGCTGGCCGCCATAGTAAAGAGCGTTACCTGGGACGAGGGGCAAGAATTGCGGCATGAAGGGACGCAACGCTATGCGGCGGCGCGCGTCATCGCCAACGCGGTTCCCTACCGATTGTGTTTAACAGCTACACCCATTTACAACTTCGGAATCGAGATGTACAACGTGATGCGGTGCGTGAAACCGGAAGCTCTCGGAAGCCGCGATGAGTTTGTGACGGAGTGGTGCGCTGGCGAAGCGATTCGCGACCCACGCGCGTTCGGAGAGTACATGCGAGCTTCCGGCCTCATGCTTCGCCGCACGAGGGTCGATGTCAAACGAGAACTCCCGCCGTGCCAGTCCATTGTGCATTCCATTGAATGCGATGAAAAGGCGCTAGAGGCGGGCATCTCGGGCTGTGATGAACTTGCAAACATCATCGTAAGTCGAAGCGAGACTTTCCGCGGGCAGAAGATGCAAGCGGCGGCCGAGTTCGATATGCGAATGCGGCAGGCCACGGGGATTGCGAAGGCCGGTTACGTTGCAGAGTTTGTGAGGATGCTGGTCGAGGGTGGGCAGAAAGTTGCGCTGTATGGTTGGCACAGGGCCGTATATTCGATATGGCTGAAGCGGCTCGAAGATTTGGGCGCAACGATGTACACGGGCAGCGAGAGTCCAGCGCAAAAGAACTTTGCGAAGGAACGGTTCGTGAGCGGCGATTCGAAAGTGATCATGATCAGCCTGCGCAGCGGCGCCGGCCTTGATGGATTGCAGAAAGTGTGTAGCACTGTCGTGTACGGAGAGTTGGATTGGAGCCCCGGATGTATGCAGCAGTGTACCGGGCGAGTCTTTCGCGACGGACAGGAGAATCCCGTCATGGCCTACTATCTGGTTTGCGATTACGGCTCGGACCCAATCATGTCGGACACTCTGGGAATCAAGCGGCAGCAGAGCGAAGGGATTCTGAATCCGGCAGCGGACATCATCGAAGGACTTCAAATAGATCCTGAGCATGTGCGGAAACTAGCGGAGGCGTATCTTCGGCGAAAACATGCTTGACGATTTCACTAGCAATCTTCTAAACTTGCACTCATGAGAACGCCACTACCGAGCGGCCCGAATCGCTTCACGGCGAAGCGCGGCGGGAAGCAGGCCACAAACGGCAAGTCGATTCCTGTTACGTGCTATCCACGCAAGCGAACAAAAGCGCTGCTGGTGGAGATTGCGCAGCAAGTTGAGCAGGGTGTGAGTGCATTCCTGATTATCTCTGGACTGGAGAAGGTTGCACGCATTAAGGCGCAGGGCAACAAAGTTGAGGTATTGACGGAGAGCGAGTTAGAGTCCGCGGTGAGATCGTTGATTCCGGAAGAAGAGTACGCCGAGCTTTTGCGGAAGCGCGGCGGCAAGGGAAAGAAATGAAACTGGCTCGAATGCTCATACGTGACAGGCATCTTCGTTGCCGTAGAGGCTCAGACAGTTTTGCGAAATGGAATTGGATGACCGCCGAACAGAAACGCGAAGCCCGATATCGCAAACTGTGCTCCCGTTGCAAGTCCGTTCCCGCAGTCCGTCGCAATGTCATGGGCTCGCCGATGTGGTTGCACGATTCGACAGTCGAATGCAAAGCGGCAGCGGAACGCGAAAAGGATTTTCAGTCCGACAAGAAAGAGGCAAGCGATGGACAGTCAGATGATCAAGCGCAGGTGCGACAACCCAACCTGTGACACGGTTCTTGTTATCGATCCGCAAAACCCGCCACTTACGGAACTGACGCACTGGATCGCGCTTATATTCACGAGCATCGTTGACGGGAAGCCAGCGCCGCGCATGAAACAGGCGTGCCGGAAAACATGCGCGGTGAATATCGTCAACCTGGAAGAAGATGCGCCGGCGACAACCGAGCTGGAACCCCGGAAGGCGGAGGACAAGCCGAACCTCGCCAAACTGAAAGCGGCTGCGGTTGCGACGGCTGTACCCATGCCTCATCTAATTCCCCCTTCGTAAAAGTGTCCACCGGGTGGACTGATCAGCAACACTAAAAGGAACCATCATGGAAATCCCCGGCATCATGTGGGAATGGGATCACGCTCGATTCCTCGGCCACGAGGAATACGAATACTGGATGATGAACCCGCTGCCCTTTGGATGGTCGATTGTTTCCGCGCCAGTTTCCGCTTGACTGATTCACTGGTATTCTGTATTCTGCCTTCATGTCGCACGGTCCCATCCTGCTTGATGTCGATTCCCATCAATACACGAGAGACGGCATCCCCTACCGCAGCGTGACCCAAGTGATCGCAGACGCGGGGTGGTGCGACTTCTCGTTTGTGGAAGAGGAGTTGCGCGTGCACAGTATGAAGCGCGGAAAGAGCGTGCACTGGATGACGTGCCTTGAGGACCAGGGAGGTTTGGATTATCGGCGGGTGCCAGCGGCCTTGCGAGGATACAGACGGGCATGGAACGCATGGAAACGGGCAAGCGGATTCATGGCCGAATTGATCGAGTGGCGATTTATTTCGGCATACGGCTATGGCGGAACGCTTGACAGGTACGGGATGCTGCCAGCGACGGAGATGTGTCCGGTCGCGACTCATGCCGTCATCGATCTGAAGACCGGCGTTGTCCCTGACTGGGCCAGATTCCAACTCGCTGCCTATGCCGTAGGATGGCAACCAAAACTTGCCCTGGCGCGCCGCATCCGCAGGATCGGAGTATCGGTCCTCGCCAACGGAAAATATTCGACACGAGAGTTTCCGATCGCCTCGTTTGATTCCGATTTCTCGCTGTTTGCGGAAGCGGCGCGACAGGGCAACGAGTAGGGGAAGTTTGGCAAGTGCAGGTGTGGTTAACGCAGCAGGCGGAAGGCACAGTCTTGACAAGTTCTGGCAAGATGATGCAGTATACTGGCATGGAACGGTCAGAGATTTCGCGGCACGAAGTCCAGATTTACCAAGTTCTTAAGAACAATCCTACCCAATGGTTCACCAACAAGACTCTGTCCGATGCTAGCAAGGTCACAGGGCGTACCGTTAGGCTGCATACCAACCGCTTTGTTAAGCTCGGCATAGTTGATTTAGCCGAAGTCTTCCCGGCCCATCGCTATAGATTCGCAGAGAAAGCATCACGAAGAAATGCTGCCTACGTGCAACGATTGGAAAACGCGGTCGAAGTATTCACGGAGGCAGTTCGATGTTGATCGGCTATTTTGACGGTTGTTGGGTTTGTATTACACTAGCGCCATGAAACTCCATTGTACTGAGCTCGCTTGGCAGGCAGGAATCATGGACGGTGAGGGATGTATAACTCTCGCCAAGCAACTTCGCAAAGGTAGGCCGTCGCCAGCCTTTCGCCCGACTGTCACCGTGACCAATACCGACCCGGCGATATGCCAGCCATTCGTAGCAGCCTGGGGCGGGAAGTTGTACGAGCGCCCCGACAAAAGAGTAGTTAAAAAGTGGGCACTATCCTTCACTTGGTATTGCCCTCGCTCATCGGTGTGGTCGTTTTTAAGCTACATACGACCGTACCTAGTTTCAAAGCGGAAACAGGCTGATCTTCTCATTGATTTTGTGGCCAGATGCCGAGAATTCCCTCGCTATAAGGGGAGCACTTCAGGTAGCGCGAGGGGGGGCTCAAAACCATTAGGAAGCGCTGAGATTAAATATCGGGAAAGGATATGGAATGAAATCAGAAAACTCAACACTAAGGGACAATTCTCGCGGAAAGGGGGAATCCCAACGGCATCTATCGAATAGCGTCTTAACGGCCTATTTCGATGGGTGCTGCTAGCGAACCGGTCAATCCGGGCGGTCATGCAGCTTGGGGCGCATGTCTCTGGCGTGGTGACGTAGAAGTCTGGCGCGACAAGGGCTACTGCGGAAGTGGGCCGAAGGCGTCAAACAACGTGGCGGAATACTCTGGAGTCTGCGCCGTGCTGGAACGGCTTAGACATGAGACCGAGCCCTGTTTGATTCGCGGCGACTCGAAGTTGGTCATCTACCATTTGGTGCCAGACCCAAGCATCGGGCGAAAGTGGAAGGTCAACGGCGGACTCTATATGCCGTTCCATGTGAAGGCCAAGGCGCTGTACGAGCAGATGAAGGACCGCGTGAGTTTCGAGTGGATATCGCGGGATCAGAATGCGATCTGCGACGTTCTCTCGAAAGCGGTGTTGCATGAGCGAGGGGTTGTGTTCAAGATTCAGCCGGAAAGGCCGGAAAGAAAGCGAGCGTAAGGCTATGCCCGAAGTAATCGCAGAGCAGGAGCAGGAACTAACCCAGCAGGCGCTCACGATTGTGGAGCGCGCAACCGCAGTAGTCATTAAAGATCAAGCCAGTTACGATTCAGCGTGTGCGCTGCTGCTGAACGACATCAAACCGTTTCGCGCCAAGTGGGACGCATACTGGAAAGGTTCTGACTCAGCGCCAGGGCCAATAAAACTGGCGTATCGCGCCTACAAATCGCTACTCGACAAGTTCAACGAGATCGACAACCCGGCGGAACTCGCGGAGAAAACCGTCAAGGCGGCAACGATAAAATGGGAGCAGGACCAGGAACGCATTCGCCAAGAACTACAACGCAAGGCGCAAGAGGACGCGGAGCGCGAGGCCGAAGAGGAGCGCGACCGTGCGGCGATTGTCGCGGAGAATGCCGGAGCCACGGAAGAGGAAGTGCAGGCAATCGCGGCAACTCCTGTGATGGCGGTCGCTGCGCCGGTTGCGCAAACGTTCCAACGAGCGGCGGGGATGAGCAAACCGCGTGACAACTGGAAATGTATCTGCAAGGACATTAAGAGACTGTGCGCGGCAGTGGCGAAAGGAATTGTGCCGCCAACCTATGTGGAACCGAACCAGGTTGCGCTGGACGCGCGCGCACGCGCAGATCGCCAAACCTTGAATATCCCAGGCTGTGTCCCTTTTAACGATCCTGTGGCATCGGCGAGGCGACGGTGACCTACCATCCCCTTGCAAACGAAACCGGCGGCGATGACTTTGCGCGGAACCGCGAAGCGCACTCGATCATCTTCGACATGCAGTTGTACGCGAAGGTGGGAGAGATGACGGAGCGGGAGCGAGACTTCGTGACGCAGTCGAAGGACCGACTGGAGCGGTACGGGGTGAAGGCGATGTTCAGCGCGAAACAGTGTTTCTGGCTCAGGGATCTGAAAGACGTTTATCTTTAGAATTGACACCCGCGCGATTCACTAGTATTCTATCGGCTAGGAGAACGACATCATGATTCGAGGTATTACGCATACCGAAGACGGTCAGCAGATTCAGCGGTTGGCCGTTTCAACGAAGGTCGCCATAGGATTGCCGCCTAACCCGGCAGAAGGCAAGAAGGCGCATCCATCCAAGCTCGACCATTTCATATTTTTACGAAAGTCTCCCGCCCAGCAAAACGCTTGGGAACTCGACGATAAATTGATGAAGGCCTACGGGACGAAGTGCAAAGAGTTCGAGATCGTTCTTTTGGATGACGAGATTGAGAACGTGTTCCCGACTAAACTTGCGTGGTTCACTCAATCTGAGTGTAAATGCTTCGGGGATGGAGAATCGGCCACGCGACGCACGGCAGAACATCCAGAGGGCCAGCCGTGGTCTCCATGCGGGAAAGCATGTCCAGACCTTGAAAACGGTTCCTGTAAACCGGCCGCAGACTTGCGTTTCATGCTAGCAGCCTTCCCGCAACTCGGCGCGGTCGCGCGGATTCACACATCGAGTTATCGCAGCATCATGCAAATTTCTTCTAGCCTGCAGCAAATCCAAACTATCACCGGGGGGCGGCTGGCCGGCATCCGAGCGAAGTTGGTTGTCAGGCCGGAAAAAACGTCGTACATGGGCGCGGACCAGAAACGTCATTCGACCACCGTGTTCGCGCTGAATCTGGAAATCCAGGCGGCAGGAATCAAGGAACTGGTCACGCACATGACAGACCATGCGCGGCTGTTCGAGCACACTCGAAAACTGTTGGGCACCGGGCGGATCGAAGTGATCGAAGATGATTCGGCACGCGCTGGAGAAATCACGCCAGAGTTTTACCCAGAAGTTTCGCCGCCGAAGTTCCCGACCGCGGAAGAGGCAGGGCAAGCCGATCCTGAAATCATCCCACCGATAAAGCAGGCGAACATGGACGTGATGTGCCAGGAGTGCCGACAGGTGAACGGGCACAAGCCGGATTGCTTCCACGCAACGCAGTCGGTAACTGGCAAAAGCGATCAATGCCAAGACTGCAAAGCGTTCGGGGGACACTTGCCATCCTGCAAACACCACGCGGCATGGAAAGCCTCTCTCGGCCAACCGGCAACGGCTAAGCCCTCAGGACAGACTGCCATCGCGCCAGCGGAAGCCGCACAGCCACAAACGACGGCAGCGGCCACTGAGACTGCCAAGCCAGCGGACCAGGCTCCTGCGGGGCTGGAAACGATGACGCTGGTGGTCATGGGAGTCGCCCCCAAAGAGAAAGCGGCCATGAAAGGAAGGAATCCAACCGGCGAGAAACAGCAATACCGAATCCTGACCGTGGTCAGCAAGGGCGATCTCCAGTGGGCGCTTTACGCTTGGGACCCAAAACACTTCGAGTTCTTGGATCCGATCCCTTCTGGAACTAAGTGCGAATTCCAGACGAAGAAAACGAAGTCAGGGTACTACCAGTTGGAGCACATATTGGACACGGGCGGATTGAAATTCAAGGACGACAAGCCGATGGTTGCGGTTGAGGGCGAGGTCCTGGTGGATGAGGGCGAAGACTGGTCGCTGCTGGACGAACAGCCGAAGTAGGGGTGAATGCGTCCACCGGGTGGAAGGATTCGATGCCAACGCATGAGTGCTCGATTGACGAACGCGACCAGGACCCAGACGCGCCAGTTACGATGAAGGCGGCAGAAGCCTATGCTGACGCCGTGGAGTCGCTAGCGCGTGCACTGATCGATGCTCGCGAAAACATCCCGCTCGGATTCACGGAGATTGCCACGAAGCACGAGTGGATGCACAGACTGTCATTCCTGGCATTTGCGTGCGAGCATCCCAGTCGGAGAAAGAGGACACCAATGGACGTGGAGGACATGATTGGAAAATGGTTACCGCTGATTCGGCAACTGGCAATGGCGCATGACATTGACGAGCGAGATGCGGCGAGTTCGCAACTCGATGAATTCTTGACGCCGATCATCGCTGCGCCAGTCGCGCAGATTCGGGAGTTCTACCGCGAGCTCGTGAAGCGGATGAAGGCCGATCCCACAGTCCCTTGGTGCGTCTGGAAGATGTTTGAATTCTGGGGGACGAATGTCTTGGACAAGATCGAGAAAGAGGAAGTGATCGGACTCAAGACGGAGATAGCAAAACGCATCGCAGAAAACTCGTTTGCTCAGATACCGCGGTCTGACTGGATCGATTCGATGGTGGGCGCTTTGCAGTGGCGTGAACCGGAGAAACTGGAGAAGATCGAGAAGGCAATCGAGGCCGGCGAAAAGCCGCGCGTGCGAGGGAAACAGAGTTGCTTGTTTATGCAGGTCGCTGGGTTGGAGGTCATGTTGTGAGCGACACATTCTACACGTACACACTTGAATGCACGTTTGAGTGCGGAGCCAAGATCGAGGTTACAGACAAGCATCCTGGCGACAAATGCGATGCTGCGGCTGAGGCATTGGGGTGGGCTACATTCGACGTGCCGAATCCCAAGAAGCAGCGGAAGGGACAGAAGAGCGATACCCAAGACGTGGTGTGTCCGGACTGCATCGAGAAGGTGCGGGCGATCTACCACCAGGTTGCGGGACCGGAACTGGAACCATGAACGGAGGCAGTAATGCCAATTGAGACGTTGACGCAGTTGCAGTACAGCGAAGATCGGCAGGGCCCGTGGCAGCTTTACGTCTACGATCCGAACAGTCAATACCATCGCGGCGGTCAGTGGTTTAGAAACAAACCGCAGTATCCAGACGAGGAAATCACGACGGAGCGGGCGTGCAGCATCGCCAAAGAAGCCTTCATTGCTGGTCGCGAGGTTCGCGTTTGCGACGGTGGAGACATGCTCGTGTTCCACTCTAAGGGCAAGTCTATTCTGTACGGCGACAACTTCTGGGAAGATATAACCCGGAGCAAATGATGCCGCGTTGCGACGATGACTCCATGCACAAGCACCACTGCGACTGCGGACTTGTGTGGGAACATCCTGACACCTGTTTCGGCGAGGATCGATTACACAAGTGTCCGGGCTGTGGAGCGGAAGAGTATTTCAAAGCAGACATTACATTGACGGTTACGGTCTGCCACTGGCCGCCGAGTCCTTAACAGTCATCAACAGATTACCGGCGTTGTCCACAGGAAACGCACAGCGGAACTAAAATCGGCAATAGACAAGATTTGGAATTGCGCGTAGAGTTTGGGCTTGCAAGCACCAGAGGTTGTGCGGTAGAGTGAACATGGATTCCGGGGTTGGCGCGCTGGAAAATCTTAGCCGGTTCGCCGGCCCCAGCCCCGAGCAATCCAAGAAGGAACCGGCTAACTTGAAACCCAAAAAGCTTCGTCGCGTTCGGCGTCATTGGCTCTTTGAGATGGAGGAGGATTGGAATTTATGGTCCTTCCTGGGGTTGCCATGACCGACAAACCGACTCCAACGCCCTTTGAACATTCCGTCATCACTGAATGTTTTGCCATCCAAGACCTCGAAGAGGAGCTGCGCTCTCGGAAAGCAGAACTGCTAGAATATCTCGGCGAAGAGGCGGATGCACTGAGGGCAAGCCGGGTCCTAGCCATTCTGTACTGGAGACACAGCAACATCACGAATTCCGTGGACCTCGCCGAAATATTGAACTGTACTAACCTATCCCTCCGCAAGATGTGCGGTCGCATAAAGGTCTGTCTGGAATGCCTGGATTGCGGCGACGAGGTAGAGGTTACCTGCAAAAGTCGGGCAGAACTTACCCGCAGGCGAACCATCGTGCTCTGCGTTGCGTGCGAAGAGACGCGTAGGGTTCAGCGAGAGCGTGATGCCGCAGCATGGCACCAGCGGTCGACTGCACTGGTCGCACAGCGCTCCGCACGGATAGAAGCATTGCGGTCGATGCCATATGGCGATTATTTGCAGACGCCAGAGTGGAGGGAGCGCCGCCTATATGCCTTGAGACGCGCAAGGTATGCTTGCCAGTTATGTTCATCGAAAACCCAACTCCAGGTCCATCACAGAACTTATGAGAGGCGCGGGAATGAGAAAGAGGAGGACCTCATCGTTCTTTGCGACGACTGCCATTCCAAGTTTCATGACAAGCCGTCCCTGTCAGAAAAGGCGGCTAGTTTATGAGGTTGGGTTTTGACTTCGTCCCATTCCCTCGTGAAATCTGGACGGACGGTATTGAGTTATCGCAGTCCGAGTTCCGGCTATTGGGTTGGTTTTGTGCTCATCTGAAGTTCGGGCAGTCGCAGTTCGACATGACGGACGACAACATCCTTTCCGGCGTCAACAAAGATGGACGCGCGTACCCGCCTGTTGGACTTTCTCGAAATTCCATGCAGGCAGCTAGGTCTGCTCTTGTCGAAAAGAAATTGCTCATGGCGATACAGATGGCAGGCGGTGGCGGACGAGGAAAAGTCGCACAATGGGCTTATCGACTAAACCTCTCAGACGTTGAGGAGAATACGCCAGAAACCTCTCAACCTTTGACAAAAAACCCCGCAGAGCCTGAGATGTTTACCCAGCCAAACCTCTCAAACTTTGATAATGCAATAAAGGAAGTAAAGATAGAACCAGAGAAAGGAAAGAAAACAAGCACGACTTTGATTCTCCCGGACTGGGTTCCTGCTGAATCATGGGATGGATTTATAGAGATGCGCCGCAAGATGCGACATGCCCCCCTCACCGACCGGGCGGTGGGGATGCTCCTAAAAGAGTTGTGCGCTTTGCGTGCAGCAGGCGAAGATCCTGAGCGGGTACTAGATGTGGCTACGACTAAAGGCTGGCGAGGGTTATTTCCGGTCAGCGAAAAGAGGAATGGCAATGGAAACAGCAAGCCCAGACAAAGCAGCGCAGAGCGCGAAGCCCAAGAACTCGCATTCATCCGGGGACATTGAGCGGATCATGAAATCTCTCAATGGGTTCTATGACCTCGTGGGGCACAAGCCGGAAGAGACGGGCACGCTATCGAAGATGGCTGCGTACCTGGCCCAAAACGCCACGCCAGAAATGGTTTCAGCCGCGCTTGACCGCTGCGTGAAGGAGTGCCGCTACCCGGTGCGCTTGCCCGACATCACGCAACGCATCGTCGGCATGGAAGTGCCAGCAGTGGAAGCGGAGATGCGTGCAGCCTGGGATACAGTTGTAAAGTATTGCGCGAGGTACATTGGCGCGGACCCAGAAGGCAATTACGGGCCAGAGTTTGGGATGTACGGAGCATGGGGCGGGGAAGATGCGGATGGGAATCCGCGGCATCCCGCACGCTATCCTGAACTGCCGCAACGCTTGCTCGATTGCGTGCGGCGTACGGGCGGATGGATTCAATACAAGCGCATGACGGAGGAAGACCAACCGTTTCAGCAGAAGCGCTTCTTCGAGGAGTACGTTGCATGGACCGCGGTGGAGCCCGTCGCTCAGCAGTTCGCCAAATTGGTGCAACCGAAGGAACTGAAGCAACTCGCGGCAGGCAAGGGCATGGAGGCCGTAAAGAACCCGGCACCTGTAAAGAAATCTGCGACCGTAAAGAATTCCGCGCCAATGCCGGAACGCGACTTTGGGCGCAAAGATCCCGCAGTCGAGAAAGCGCGGCTGGCGGAATGGCTGAAAGACCATCCGGAAACTGCGGACTGGAGGAGCGTGAAGTGACACCGAACGACTATATCCAAGCTGCGAGAGTTCCAGAACGGCTGAAACCACAGGCGTTTGGGCGATGGGAAATCTTTCGGGCGTGGGCTCATGACTCGCAGACAGTTGTAGGGAGCTTTCTCTTTCAAGAGCAGGTAGGATTCAATAGTCAGACGCAATTGCTCGCGCACACGATGGCGACCTTGCACCGGAAGCGCGGCGAGGTAGTGATGGAGGATGGGATAAGCGAACTACGAAAGCATCTACCAATCTGGCTGTGTGCGAAAGGCCACGTATTGGTCACAGGCCTTGGTCTCGGATGCGTCGTGCGCGGACTGCTAGCCTCGCCAGACGTTGAGCAGATTACAGTGGTCGAGATCGATGCTGACATTTTGCGAGTCGTTGGGCATGAGTTCCGCGCAAACCCGCACGTGCGCTTGGTTCATGGCGATGCGTTCAAAGTGCAACTGCCAGAGAAATTTGATTGCGCGTGGCACGATCTATGGACCGATGGCGACACTCATTTACAGGTGCTTCACGCGAAACTGCTGAAACGGTTCCGGCCTAAAGTTCGAGGGGTACAGGGTGCGTGGGAGTTGCCACGGTATATCAAGCGGCAGATGCCGGAATGGGTGCTGAGATAATGGGGCTCTACAATTTCCAAGCACGATTCGTGGCGAAAATCCTCTCCGGAGAAAAGCAGCACACCATCCGTGCCACCCGAGCGAATCCAGACAAGCCGGGTAATATGTTGCATCTCTACACCGGACTGCGGCAAAAGGGCGCGAAGTTACTGATGCGCGCGCCGTGCGTGAAGGTGGAAGAGATCGAGATCAAAGATGGCGCATTCGGCGACGAACACCACGCATTGATCGCCATCGATGGAGTAAAGTTGGACCGGAGCGAGAAGGAAGCGCTGGCGCGGCGGGATGGATTCACGGACCTGGAGCAGATGATTCAGTTCTGGCGTGGCCGACTGCCGTTCAAGGGGCACATCATCCACTGGAGGAAGTCATGATCTTATTTGGCGAAACACCGGCAGTCGAACTAGAAGGCAGAAACATGAGCGCACACGATTTCGCGGCTGCTCATGCTCCTAAAGGACCCATATCGCTAATGTTCGGGACGAATAAGCACATGACGGCAAAGGCGCTGCGCGAACTAGCCGACAAACTGGAGAGAGACGAAGTGCATGTCCTCGGGGCCAAGGTGCTCACAGTGGCAACCAGTGAAGACTTCACCCGCTCAGTTTTGCGGCTTAGTTTCGTGGAGAGCGTGAAAGTCAAGGCGTGATAGACTTCCATCCGTCCACCGGGTGGAGAGATTCAGAGAGGCTGAAAATGCGAAACGTCGCGCTGTTAGTTTGTATGATCGTCGCACCACACTCACAGGGCGTTACGATATGCCATCTCCAACCCTCTAAACCTTCATGTACATTCAATCTGCCATCTCGCACCGTGAGCGTGGCTGTGGAGGAGATCGCAGAGAACAAAAGTGACTGTTGCGTGGTTATCATGGGATGCATTGGTGCCAGATGCCACGAACTTGATCGAAACGGTCGTTTCCCAGCGATTCAATCCGTGTCAACGCCGATATTCGGCGGATATGATCGCATTGTGCTGCGATTTACTGGCGGCGGTTCCATTGTGGCGGCCATCGTTATCACAAGACTTGGCAAGGAGGACGAGATTGATGGAGAGTGATCTGGGAGTCCGACGCTCTACCGGAGAGCCGCTTATCCGTGTCCGGAAACGGTTCTTTGGTCCAAAGGTCGGGCAGTATACGTTCGACGGCAGCACTTGGACATTCAGCCGTAGAGATCAAGGCCGAGTCATGGTCACGTTTGTAGCGAATGGCATAGTTTTCAACAGCATCGAAGTAGCTCTGCAAAAGACGTGGCTACGAAACCGCAATATTTTCGAGTACAGTAAACTGCTGGAGAAAGAGAGGTACGTCATCAATGTTCCGCACGGAAGCAGAAGAGACGCATGAACTCTGCCGCGAAGTAATCGCGGACCTGATGCAGCGGCCAGCGGAGCGGTTTTACGCGGGCGAACAGATAGCGCTGAATGCGGCATCGCTCGGACTTTATCGACAGGACCAGGACTTGCTCGACTGGCTGTTCGATCTGCGCCGGATGACGGCGCGAGCACTAGAGGGGAATATTGACATATACGCCATCGCAGGCAAGCCAGAGCGAATCGAACACCGATTGACGCGGCGTGAGATCATGGTGCCGTACATGCCGAGGATTCGATGAAGGCGCGGGACATCATAGCGAACTGGCCACGCGGTCGCAGTTCAAGCCGACCGATTCGAATTCCCGCATGGTTCCGCTTCGCATGGTACAAGTCAAGGATGGAGGCCGCAGGGCATCCAATCTTTGGGCCGACCGATGCAGCATTTGAGGAGTTCACGCGGACGAACATGATTCTGTTTTTTGAAGCGGAGGCTGAGGCGAAGTACCGCGCAGAGCAGGACCGCATGACGGATGCCTATAGACTGGAGCAGTTTGGAGAAAGGGAATTCGTTCGCATCTTCGGACGCGCGGACATCACCCGCGAGGAGATCGAGAAACTGTTTCCAGGCAAATGCGAATTTCCATTCGACAAACTCCCGCGCAAGATTGCAACAGCCGAGGCCCAACAATGAGCAAAAAGAAATTCCAGGAAATCATCCCGCCCGACGACTTAATCAACCACGCAGAGAACCTTGACCGCGAAGCTCGCCGACTCTGGACCGAGATGGACATGCACATCACGGCGGCGGAAATCATCAGCATCCCATTCGGGAAAGTCTGCCAAGAAATGAAAGACCAGGCATTGCACAAGATGGTGCGTAAGGCCCACTCGCGGAAGGGCTACCCGTCTTTCCCGGAGTGGGTAGAGTCGGTGACGAACGGAAAACTGTCGAGCAGTTCACTTTACATGGCGATGGGGCTCCATCGGTTGACAGAAGGGCCGAACGCGATTCCTGCCGAAGAAATTGTGCAGATGCCGAAAGAGAATGCCTATCGACTTTCGACGCAACTCACGCCGGAGCAGCGGACGCCGGAGATGATTGAGAAGGCGAAGAAAACCACGAAAGAGGAATTCCCGAAGCGCATCCAGGAGAAATTGAACGAAGGATTGCCGGCGGATAAGCAGGTTGTCATCCGCGTGGAGTTCTTTCGGCAGTGGGCGCCGGACGTGGTCAACAAGCTGGAAGCGACGATTGAGCGGTTCACGCATTTGCCGATCGTGCGTGATCACAACCGGGAACTGACTTTGCAGGAGAAGGCGGTGTTGGCGATTTGCTTTGCCGCGGAGAGTGATTGCGATTTATTGTTGAAGCAAGCGGAGGCGGAACACAGTGCGGAGATCGAACTACCTGAAGCGAAAGAAGCCGTTGCCGAGACAAACGAAGCCGTTGAAGCGGACGGCGATCAAACGGAAAGCGACATGGAAGACCTTGAAGCGGCAAACGGGGATACGTTCGCGGAAGGAGACATCGTCGAGCAAGAGGAGTTCCACGAAACGCGGCGGGTGGTCCCGCTCGAAGAAGTCGAGAGTTAAGCCGGACATCGAGATAATCGACGATCCGTATTCGCCTTCGGCAGACCGCAAGCGGGTGCTCTACCACTCGAAAGAAGCGATAGCATCGTTGCACTTGGAGTTGTGGACCTTGGCAGGCGGGATGTGCGAGGCGCATGTAGACATCGCAAGGCTGGCGGCAATGGGCAAGATGGTAAGCGAACCGCACCCGGCTCATCGGATTCGACTGGAAGATATGCAACCGCATCATCGGCACGGGCGGGGCGCTGGCAAAAGAGAGGACCGACCTTTTATCACGCTGGACGATGGGCGACTGCTACGGATGGCGCTGTGTGTGTGTCAGCGCGGGCACGACCTGATTCACGAGTTCGCATTGCTGAGGGATTTTCTGACAGAGGTGAGATGACCAAGATTCTGTGGGCAATCGAGACGCATCGTGCCGGCGTGTGGACCCTGCTCCCTAACACCATCATGGTTGATCGTCGTAATGCCGAATTCGAGATGGAGTGCCTGCGAAAAGAAGAAACCAAGAAAGCCAATCCAGAAAGATACCGACTAGTTCGTTATCAGCGAATCGAAGGTTAGGAGTCTAAATGAAAACGTACAGCAATGCCGAATTAATGATGGGCCGAACACCGCAGAGCAGGGGGCGCGACATGAGCACCTACCGTCAGTCACGCCGCCGCACTCATCTCGCGGAAGCGAGACAAGAAATCACAAAACGCTTTGCAGGCACCGGGCGGGGCGGGAACTTGCAATGGCCGGAAGAGTTATGTCCGCGACGCCGGCGGCGTTCCATTATCCGCGCAAAGGCGAAACGCCATGTGGACTAAGGAAGCACCGAAGGAGCCGGGGTTCTACTGGTTTAGATATCCGCAGATGACCCCGATTTACAGGGACGACAACCCAACCATCGTGCGCGTGCTGAAACCGCTGTATGATGGCGGTCCAGTGCAGTGCGCGTTTCCGGGGAACGAAGAATGTCCACATTCGATAAACATTCCCGGCGATCCAGAGTGGTGGAGCGAGCGCATTATCTCGCCATCGGAGCACGTGTTATTCGATGGATTCTTCGCACCGAAAGACTTCCCTGATCAAATGGCGCGCATCTTTGAGACGCGATATACGTGTCTGGTAAAGCAAAAGTCGGTGCAGTCTGTTCACGAAGGCGACGTTGTAGTCCTGCCGGAATATGGGCGGCTTTGGGTGCGCAAGATTGGTCCACCGAATACGGACGGATCCGTTCAACTCGAATGTTCAAACCGCCCACCAGAATGGTTAGCATTTGCGCCAGTCGGGAGCGAGCCAATCTCTCCACCGGGTGGACAAATGATCTGCTCGTCGGCAGACATGCCTTCGGAGACTGGCACACTGGTGATGCCTGGGCGCGCCGAATCGCAGCGAGCAGCAGGACTGCGGACCATCGCGAAGCCGGGAGAGCCGGGGTACAAGGAGCCAGCGCAATGAAAGCCTTGACTCTCTGGCAACCTTGGGCGAGTTTGGTAGCGGTAGGCCAGAAAGAAGTGGAGACTCGCTGTTGGCAAACAAAGTATCGCGGCGAACTGGCGATTCACTCAGCCGCAAATCTTCCCGCGAAGTGGCTCGGAGCTTCGCGACATCAGCCAGAGTTCCGCGACAAAATAGCGGATATTTTCAACGCTCGGCGGGACCGTGACGAGCGAACAGGCTTCCACGTAGACGATGCGATTCGCAAACTTCCATTCGGGAAAGTGCTCTGCATCGTTCGGCTCGTGGACATTCAAGAGACGGGCAGCATGGATTGCTGTGAACTGGCGGAGACGGAGCGACTATTCGGCAACTACGAACTCGGCAGATATGCTTGGTTCCTTGAGATGGTGGAGAAATTTGAGGAGCCGATACCGGCGAAAGGAAACAGGATGCTATGGAATTGGAATCAGGACTAACTACAGGAATGACGGCATCGAATTCCGCTCAAGCCCAGAAGCCCATATCGCTCTCTGATCTCCAAGACTCTCTCGCGGCGATTAAAGCAATTGAGCCATCCGATAGCGTACTCTGGGTTAATCAGGCGACAATGGAAATATTAAAAGCACAACTGCCACGGGCGACGGGGCCGCGATCACGCCACTTAATGGACCTCGAAATCTACATTGATGAGAGCGTGCCCTATCGAACAGTGGAAAGCGGTGTATGGGCGAGGATGAGCGATTTCAAAGAAGGGGAAAGCGGTCGCATGAAATCCGTGCGCCATCGATACATGATTTGACTTGACACCCTTTTCCTTTTGCTGATAAAAATTACTAGTGAATCAACCGGAACAAAGAAATCGGAAGGAGCGCACGGCATGGCCACGGCAGAGCAAGTAATCGGTGAATCAGTGTTTGAGATTTCGCTAGACCAGATTGTCCCATCCCCAAACAATCCCCGCAAGAACTTCGACGAGGGCGCGCTGGCTGAACTGGCGACGACCATCGACCGCGATGGTTTGCAATCGCCCATCTTGGTGCGACCGCTGCCGGAAGGCAAAAACGAAATCGTTTGCGGTGAGCGCAGGTTTCGTGCGTTCATGCTTTTGGGGCGCGGATCAATTCCGGCCATTGTTCGCGAGATGACGGACGAGCAGGCAGATGAGGCGCGCATTGTCGAGAACCTGCAACGCGCGGACCTCGAACCACTGGACGAAGCGCAAGCATTCAAGGCGCTCATGGGTGACGGCACGGTCGCGGACGTTGCCGCGAAGGTGGGCAAGGAAGAGTCCTACGTCGCGAAGCGGCTCAAATTGACCGACCTGATTCCGGAAGCTGCGAAAGCTTTGAGCACCGGGAAGATCCAACTCGGGCACGCGCTGGAGATTTCGCGGCTGAACGTTGCCGATCAAAAGCGCACACTAAAATTCTGCCAGAGCGAGAGCCAGGTCAATACCGGCGATTCATGGGAGAACGTCAAGACTACGATCACGGTCGAGTCTCTGCGGAAGTTTATCCAAGGCAGTCTGCTGGTGCAACTGAGCAATGCGAAGTTCGACTTGGCGGACCCAAACCTGAATCCAGAGATGGGCGCCTGTACCGCATGTCCGCATAACACAGCGAACCAAGGCGCGCTGTTTTCCGATGTCAAGAATGCGCGATGCACGCTGCCGGAATGTTTCTTCGGAAAAGAGAAGGCGGCACTGGAAGGGAAAGTCGAAGCTGTTGCGGTCGAGACGGGCAAGAAAGTGTTTCGGCTCGGGATTGGCAGCGAGCACGCGAACCGCGGAATGACGAAAGTTCCGGTCGATGGATACTTCCAGGAGCACAGTTCGGCGATTGCGGTAGTCGATAAGGGCAAGGAGTGCGAGTCGGCAGTACCAGCGGTCGTGACGTTTGTCGATCCAAACTCAGAAACCAAACTCGCGCCGGGCAAGCAGATCACCATCTGTACCGACGAGAAGTGTAAGATTCATCACGGGGCAGCGTCCTCGAGCAGCGGAGCAAAGAAACCGCTCAAGGGTCTGGCGAAAGTCGAGCACAAGGCGGAAGTGCTTGCGGAGAATCTCGGGCAGCGGGTGCGGGACGAAGCGTTCAGTCAGCTCGCCGACAAGTTGCTGGCTCAGGCGAAGTTGGGAGGCAAAGCAGTATCGTTCGACGCGCTCTCGGCCTTTGTGCAAGCGCATCTGCACAGCGACCGCTTCCGTGATATGGGCAATGCGCTGCAACTTCCGAAGCCGGAAAAGAAAGACGAATTCCGGGGAGCGGATTGGGAGGGTGCGGTCGCGAAGTGCTTCGAAAAGAATCCTTCAGCGTTCCTCCTGGCAATGGTTGCAGCGGAAGGCTTGCAGGATGAGGACCGCAAGAACGTACTCTATCGAATGGCCGACGAGTACAAAGTTGATGTGAAGAAGATCGAGACAGTGATCGCCGCCGAAGACAAAGCAGCCATCAAGGAAATGCGGGACCGGGCGAAGGAGCGAGAGAAGCCGAAAGCGGAGAAGAAGGCGAAGGCTCCAAAGAAAGAGAAGAAGGCGAAGAAAACCAAGGTCGTCGACGCATAGGAAATTTGTTTAGAAATTAACTTGAACGCTGGTCTGTTCTGTGCGATAAATACTGAGCATAACAGACCAGTCCGCATCGCCCCACTGTTGTAAGATAGAGAGACTATGAATATCCCTCAGCAACTTTGCCAGATCAAGTTAGGCGTCGACCGCATCGAAGACGCCGTAAAAAGCATTCCCGAACTGGCCGATTTGCTGGCGGAGCAGACTTTGCTGATAGGACGCAACCTCGCCGCCGTCAGTAAAGAAGTGCTGGCGATGACGGATCAGGTAAGTTCGATCAACCGCGAGATCGAAGCGCAAGGGCTGCAAATCACGGCACTCGTGAACCTTTTAACACCCAAGCCAGCTGTAAGCGCAGTCGGCTCGGTAATCGCTCGCAACCCGCAAGCCATTGAGCTTGCAGAAAATGATGGAGAAGACGACATGTTGAAATTCAAAGGACGCAAACTTTCAGGCAAGCCGGCAGTTCGAAAAGCCGGTGCCGACGTTGAGATCCAGGACGACGGAACAGCACTTTATACCGTAACCGCCCTGGACTCAGACGGCAATCCGACCGCATGGCCTGCGGGCGCAACGTTGACCAACCCGGTCGTTACCGACCCGAGCACGGTCGCTGGTGGGCCGTACTGGGCAGTGACGCCGAACGCGGCAGACCCGACAGGCGCAAGCCTAATCGGCACGCCGCAGAACGTGAACCCGGCTCCGGCTGGCGCACTGCCTGACACGGGCGTGGGCGTATCGGTGACGGTGACGTTCCCGAACGTTGCGCCATTCAGCATCCCATTCCCGCTGATCGACGTGATTGCCGATCCTAACGCGGCCAGCGCGAGCGGTGGAGTGGCAGTCGCTACAACCTAAATCGCGGGCGAACTCTGAACCCGAGAGAGAAAGAGCCCGGCCTGAAAATGGCCGGGTTTTGTTTTTTGCGTAAAACAAAATCAGAAAGGAAATTCTATGCCAATTCAACGCAGTTACGGTCGGCGGCGCGTGCCGCCAGCGCTTCCCGCACACATGATGTTGACGCGAGTCAGTCCAGTGCTGCCGATCTCTGTAGACCTCAGAGCATTCGACGGGCCAATCAAGGACCAGCAAAACTTGGGCTGCCACGATGACAAGACCGAAGTGTTGACAGAAACAGGTTGGACCCCTTGGCCGAAATACGACGGTGCTGCTCAACTTGCCACAGTGAATCCCTTGAGCGGAATGTTGGAGTATCAAGAACCCTCGGCAATTACGCAGTACGACTACGATGGCGAAATGGTTTCGCTGGAACACTGTAGTCTAGATTTCAGCCTCACGCCGAATCACAGGATGTTCGTGAGAAAGTGGGTTGAGTCCGCTCGCACCCTTTCGTCTTCGTATGAGTTCGTGCCAATCTCCGGCATTGGATGGTACAGCGGACTGCTGGCTTCTCCCTCTGGCTTTGTCGGAACTCAACTTGACAAAATATCTATCGGTAGGCGTAGTTACTCGGGCGACGACTTCATTGCAATGCTCGCGCTAATTGCGTCGGACGGATGGGTAGGGGGGACGGATAACAACAAGAATACGGTTAGCTTTTGTTGCTTTAAGGAATCTCGCCGACCGGCAGTTGAAGCGCTCGCTCATCGCATGGAGTTGCGCGAGGTTCCTTCACGGCGAGGCGTTTGGAAGTGGGCCGACCCAGACCTCGCACATTGGGTCCGTGTGAATATGTTTACTGGAGATCGATATCGTTCGCCATTCAAGCGCGTACCGGATATCGTCAAATGCGCCGCGCAAAGCCAAATCTCAATGTTCTTCGAGTTTTTTGGCGACAAGCATGTTAACCCAGAGCGAGGCCGACAGTTCTACACATCGAGCCAAAGAATGGCGGACGACATCCAAGAGCTGTGTCTAAAGATCGGCAAACGATGCAGTACGTTCGGGCCGATTCCAGCCAGTGACGTAAAACTGAAAGACGGCAGGGAGATTCTCGCGGAGAACTGTGCAGACGCGTACACCCTCACGGAATGGACAAGCAACAACCTGTCAATCGAACGCAAACGGCAGATTCGCTCTGAGCCCTACAAGGGCACAGTGTTCTGCGCTACCGTTCCCAACTCAACTCTAATCACTCGGCGCAATGGCACGGTCTTAATCTCAGGCAATAGCTGCACCGGGCACGCGTTCGCTTCGTCTCTCGAATGGATCTTCCGAAAGTATCTCAAAAAGCAACCGATCTTGAGCCCACTCTACGTGTATTCCAAAGAACTCATCGCAGACGGAAACTTCCCGAACGATGATGGCTCGGACGGGGTGACCGGGTGCAACGTGGTGATCGTGAATGGGGCGTGCGAAGATTCGCTGTACCCAGACGCATCGCAGAGAATCACGAAGCCGACTCCGGAGATGGATGCGAATGCAGCGCAGTATCGGGTCGGATCATACCACGGACTTACTGGAGCACAGGTCGCAAAGAGTGTATTGGGTGACCCCGTTCCATGGCCAGTCCAGATAGGCTTCAACGTGGCAGCATCGTTCGAGTCGGACGAGGTTGCTAAGACCGGAATCTATAACCCGCAACCCGGCGAGCAGATTGTCGGAGGTCATGAAGTGAAGGCTAGCGGCTATGACCTAGGACCGACGCCGACGCTTCGACCTGCAGGATGCCCGCCTGCATTCCTTATTCAGAATTCGTGGTCGGACGATTGGGGGCTGAAGGGGTATTTCTGGATGCCGACATCGGTACTGGATGATCCCGCGACAGACTGCAAGATCGTGCATTCAGGCGGCCCCTGGCGGCAATAGTCCGAGACTCTGATTTGTAACTGCGAACTCTCCGAACATCTCGATAGCCGCAGCATCATAAGACTGGGCTGCGGCTATCCTGCTTTTGAAACGGCCGAGATTGCGGCGGCTCTTCATGTTGGGAGTATTGCCGCCTATTGATGCTCTCCAGTTCACGATTATTTACCTGACGAGTTCCGCAAATGAAAGTGGATCACAGGTCACCATATGACGCAAGGTTTCGGTAAACAGGTCGCGATTCTTTCTCCGGTTGAAGCGGAACTCCATCTCCGCCAGATACCGGGCAAGATGCTTGGCCGAAACCTTGTGCCACGATCCCACGATGCCGCGCTTGAGCAGCGAGAACGCCGATTCGACGGTGTTGGTATGAACGTCGCCTTCGACATAGACGCCAGCCGAGTGCTTGATGGTCTTGTGCTTCGACCGCATGTTGCCGAACAGGGGAGGCGCGGCATCGTCCAGCGCACGCGGGTAGCTACTGGAATCATCCGTCACGATCACTTCCACGGAGCCGCTAACGTGCTCTTGGACGAACTTCGCCAGAGTGCCACTCTTAACGTCGTCAACGTGGAAGAAGCGCAAATCGCCGCCGCGCTGCCGAATGCCGAGCACGATGTCTTTGTCAGTTCCGCGTCCGCGCTTCCCGCCGCGCTCGACTCCGCCGACATAGGTTTCGTCCAGTTCAACCGTGCCAGTCAGGGGCGGACGTTCCGCTGTCGCCATAGCGAAGCGGATACGATGGCACAAGTACCAGGCCGTCTTGTAGCTCACACCGATGGTTCGCTTGAGTTGATTCGCAGACATGCCTTTCCGCGCTTCACAGAGCAGCAGGACAGCGAGAAACCAAGTTTCCAAGGGAAGCTTCGTGTCTCCGAAGATCGTGCCTGTAGTGACTCGGAACTCGTAATGGCAGGCATAGCAGATCAGGATAGCGCCGCGTCTGGACACGTCGCCCTGACACCTGATACATTTCGGAGCGATGGGCCAGCGCAAACGCTCAAGCAAGTCCCGGCAGCAATCTTCATCGGAGAAACGCGACATGAGATCACGAAGAGTC